TCATCGGGCACCGATCCGGCCGAGGCGCTCCTGTGCGGCGAACAACTCGGCCAACTGTCCGGCGTGCGCCGCGCCGCGCTCGTCCACGAACCGCGCGACCGCAGCCACCGTCGGCCACTGCCGCGTGAGGTCGCGCCGGGCCGCCGCGATCAGCGCGTCGACCCGGAACACGAGCCCGCGCCAGTTGCTCGGCGGCTGCGCGTCCCCGTACAGGAACGCGGCGTTGTCGGCGGACAGCAGCCGCTCGTGGTCGCCCGTCGCGGTCGAATACGTCAGCAGCCGGCTGTGGTCGTTGGCCAGGCCCTCCCGCTCCAGCCACATCGCCGCTGCGGCCTGCCCGGCGAGCAGGGCCGAGAACACCGCGCCGGGCGTTGGGTAGGCGCCGGGGCGCAGGGCGCCGACCGTGGTGTGGCCGTCGCCGGGGCGCTGCCAGGGGTGCGGGGACTGCGGGTCGTCGGGGTAGATCTGGACCTCTTCGATCTGGTAGCCGGCGGCGTGGAGCAGCATTGTGTGGGCGGCTTCGTGGACCGCGGCCATGTGCCTGCCCTGCGCCGGGGTCAGTCCGCAGCTTTCCAGGGTGAGGGTGCCCCATGTCTTGAGCGGTGTGATCGCGGGGAAGTCGGGGGCGTCGTGGACGTGCTGCAGTTCCCAGGGGTGGCCGAGGACGCGGATCGACGTGCGCTGCGGCGCCTCGAGCGCGGTCACCGGGCGAGCCTCGTGCTTCCGGTCAGGTACGCCTTGATCTCCTCGCGGCGCTTGAGTTCCCGCTGCCACGCGTCGTCGGTGGCGCGGCGCGCGGTCTCGCGTTCGATGGCCTGGGAGGTAAGCTGCTCGCCGAGGGCGTGGATCGCGGCGGTGTGCTCGCGCGCCAGTCGGTCGAGGGCGAGCAGGTCGTAGGTGAGTGCAGCGGTGTCGGTGCTGACGAGTTCGTGGTTCAGTGCGCGGCGGATCGTCGCGGCGACCTCGCCCCACTCGTCCGCCCGAGCCTGACGGCCGAGCGTCAGCCGGCGGGAGCGGACGGCGGTGGCGTAGTGGCCGGTGCTCTCGCGCAGCCGATCGGTCAGGGCGGCGCGGGTGCGCTCGGCCAGGTCCTTGCCGAGGTCCTGCGCCGCCTGCGACCAGGCGTGGACGGGGTGGTCGGCGGGGATGCGCTGGTAGGGGTAGCAGGACAGGCGTACGGAGCGGGCGGCGTCGGCCTGCCATTCGTCGCGGGTCGTGTCGAGCGCGTGGGCCATCTCGGTCCCCTCAGCGGGCGTAGCGGGCGGCGTAGGCGGCGTTGGCCTCGTCGCGCAGGCCGCTGAAGAACTGCTCGGCCTGGTAGCTGGTGGTGACGCCCGCGTCGACCATGCGGCCGAGCATCTTCACGAACTGGTAGGCGGAGAGTCCTTCGCGGAAGTACCAGCCGACGATCGCGTCGATCCTGCTGCCGCCGGAGTTGGCGCGGTAGCCGTTGACGACGGCGTAGGCGGGGCTGAAGGCGGCGGCGCGGGTCTCGCTGTAGTAGCCGGGGATGGTGGCGGCGTTGACGACGGCGTCGAGGATGTCCTCGCGCAGCGACTGGCGCAGGCGGGTCCGGGAGCCGATGCCGAGGTTCTTGAGCATGTGGGCGGTGAAGGTCTGTCCGGCGGTCTGCTCGATTGTGGCGGTGGCGGTCATTGCGGTCTCCCTCGGGTCGTTCTCCCTGCCGACACCCCCAACATATACCCCAGAGTTTATCGTGTCAAGGTACGTCGAGGATAAACGGCAGGGTTTCTCGGGTGGCGCGCCATCCCGACCCAGCGGGTTGCCGTCGAATGCGAGGCATTGAACCTGGTGGCCACGGCCATCGTCGGAGCCGCCCCGTCCTCGACGGCTTGGCGGTAGACCTCGGCAACCTCTTCGAGGTGCTTGCGCGTCACGCTGTCGCGCCGTTTCGGTGCCTGCGGGCGCACGGGCGCGATGCCGTGCCATCCGGCCAGGTAGCCGTCCTGGTCGTACTGCGGTTCGGGCCGCTGGTCCTCGCCGCTCATGGACGCGAGGACGGTCACGGCGAGGTCGAGGTGCGCGGTGACGGGCAGCGGCGGAGCCCATCCACGTTCCAGCGCGGCGGTCAGGGTCTCGACTTCGAGCCTCGTCGGGCGATCGGCGCTCACGCGGACTTCTCCTTTCGCGGCGCCTCGGACCCGCATAGGCGCAGTTCCGCGAGGGGCGGTATCAGGCCGACCTTCCGGGCGCGCCGCACATCCCTGGACGCGGTCGCCCTCGAGTAGCCGAGCGTCGCCGCAACCACCTCCGTCGGGGCGATGCTGCCGCCGGCGAGCGCCAGCCGGTAGACCTCCGCGACGCGCTTGACCCGGTCCTCGTCGACCGGCCTGAACCGTGTGTACTTCGGCGCCTCGGCCGGCGTCGGTTCGGGTCGCTGCACGGCGGACCGGTTGAGCGCTTCGCGCATCATCGCGTCGACCGGCAGGCGCCTCATGAGGGTGATCGAGACATTGACGCCGGGTTTGCAGTCGATGGTCAGGCTCCCGACGACGGGCCTGCCGCTGCCGTCCACGAGGATGCGCATGGTGACGTCGACGGCGGGGTCGGCTACGACGAATCGGGCGTTCAGGCGGCTCGGGAGCGCTGTGCCGGGGCCTGTGCGCACCCAGGTCGCGTCGTTTTCCGGCAGGCAGTGGATCTGTCCGACCGTTAGGGCGCCGATCGTGACGGTGGGTGTGCTCTGGGCCGTGAGGCTTCTGTCGGCAATCATGATCGGCTTCCTCGTCGGATGCTCTGGACTATGGACGCGCTATGGACATATGGACATGTGTCCATAGGGGTCGTGTCGTGCGCGCGCACGAAAAGACAAGATGTCCTTTTTGTTGTTGTATCTGGTAGTTCTAGAGGCGCTGAATTCTGCGCGCGAGGGGGGGTATGGACGCGCGTCCATATGTCCATAGCGTCCATACCGCCTCCGATGTCCATAAGATCAACTACGCGTCCGCGTTCTCGAACTCGGTCGCGATACAGAACCGCTCGCCGTCCTCGTAGATCCAGCCCCGCGAGACGGCGACGTCGATCGACTCCTCCAGCGCGTCCCGGTCCCGGCTCGCGATCGCCATCTTCACGCCGTTGAACGACAACCCGCCCGGCCCCGCCTTCGACACCGCGCGCCGCACCGCGATCGCTATGCGCTCAAGCCGCAGATCGGCTCCGCGCTTGGCGCCGTGGGCGCGCACCGCGAGCAGCACCTTCTGATCCTGTTCGCGCTCCCGGGCCGCCTCGGACTCGAGCTTCGCCCGGCGTACGAGGGAATCGCGCACCGCGCACGAGGACTGCCACGCCATCTCGGCAAGATCCCAGTCCGTCTCGTCGACCTCGAAGCGGCCGTCGAGCAATGCGAGCAGCGCGGCCATCTTCGCGGTCATGAACCGGTGGTGGCCGTCCAGTTCGGCGACCTCGATCTTTCCCTGGCCCCGTAGGACGCGTTCCCGGCGGATCAGCTCCTGGACGCTCGCGGGGAACCTGATGTCGAGGTTGCGCTGCGCGTTCTCCACGCACGGGTCCAGGGCCAGCGGTCCGGGGTGCTCCGGCGCGTCGAACGGGATGGATGGGTCCTCGGCCCATGTCCAGAAGAACCGCTGCGGGCTGCCGGTGTGCCCATCGGCGAGCAGCGCGGTGACCGTGGTCGGCTGGTAGGCGATGACGAGGCCGAGACTGTAGCTGCCCGGCGCGATATAGCGGGTGCGGTCCTCGGACGCGTTGGTCTGCCCGAGCGTGTCGCCCATCGCGGCGCTGCGCAGCGTCTCGGCGAGCACGGTACCGAGCCGCGAGTTGAGCTGGGTCAGCCGTTCGCCTTCGTCGACGTAGAAGAACGCGTTGTGTCGTACCTGCTTGCGGACCTTGGCCGTGACCGGCTCGCCCTTGCGCATCTCGCCCGTGTCCTCGTCCACGACGCCCATGAAGACCTCGGCGACTCCCTCGCCGGAACCCAGCGGTAGCCCGTCGCGGAACTCGGGGTTGTTCGAAGGGATCAGTTCGCGCGCCCCGGACGCGCCGGACGACTTGCCCGCGCCGGACGCGCCGACCAGCGCCGTGTAGAAGTTCATCGATCCCCGGCCGAGGATGCCCGTGCGCATCTTGATGCGGTGGTCGAGCATTCCGGCGAGCCGGGTGAGTGTCGTGTAGAACAGCACGTCGCCGGAGCGGGCCTCGGCGTACGCGGCGCGGCGGATGTGGCCGAAGACGTCGCGGGCCGCCCAGAACTCCTCGGGCAGTAGTCCGGGACGCTTGGCGGGCTCCTTGTCCGTCTCGGCCGCGTCTAGGAGCCCGGGGGCGTGCTCGGCGATCAGGTCGTCCGCGGTGACGGTCATGTGCGCCTCGGCTGTGCTTGGCCGGCGCGCAGGCCGGAATCGACGGTACCGGCGACTTCGTGCGCCTCCAGCCCGATCTCGTGCCCGGCATCGATCAGCATCGCACGCACCGCGTCCAGCGGGAGTCCGCGCTGTGCGGCGACCTGGCCGAGGTTGAACGCGGCCCGGTTCAGGGTGTCGTTACGGGTGCCCGGCGCGGCCTTGAGCACGGCGTCGATCTCCCCGCGCAGCGCGGCGACCAGGTAGCGCGAGCCGTTCGCGCCGCTGAAGTCGGGCGGCGTCCCGGTGCGCGGCGGGCGGGGTTTCGGCGCGAGCAGCCTCGCGATCCACGCGGGCAGCGGCGCCGGGTCCGGGTTGCCCGCGAACACGTACTCACGTCCGTCGCGGCGGGACCCGGCGGCGATGATGGAGCCTCCGATGCCGCGCACGTCGATCGCCCAGCCCAGGCGCCCCGCGCTGCTGCCGATCGGCGGGTCCGGCTGCCGGTAGTAGAGGTGTTCGCCGCCGGAGGGGGTGCGTACCGCGTAGGTGTCGAACTCGATCCGGGCGCCGACTCGTTCGGACAGCCACGCGAGCACGTCCGCGCCGGTGTGAACGCCCTGCGGCGTAGGTTCGTCGCCCTGGTCGGGCAGCACTTGGGCGGGCTGGTCCTTGCCTGCGTCGAGGTCGAGGACGGCCAGGCCGGAGGCGCCCGCGTTGATGCCGATGTTGGCGTTCGGGCAGTAGCCCCACCAGTGGCGGATCTGGTCCGGTTTGAGCGTGGCGTCGTACAGGCCGTGGCCGAGCCGCCCGCACTCGCCCTTGCAGGCGCCGCGCTGCGGGTCGCCCGCCGGATGTGCGGCGGGGATGGCGGGGGCTTTGCCGTTGGGGGTGACGGGGAAGACGTGCCAGCCGCGTTCGGCGTAGACCAGGGCGAGCGCGCCGAGGGTGGGTGTGGTCATGGCGCGACCCCGGCGCGCTTGGCTACCCGCCCGGGGCCTGCGCCCTCGTGAATTTCACAACGATCACTTGATGCAACATCCGGTGTAGCGTAGAGCGCTATAGCGCTAATGGCGCTATGCCAGCATGGTGACGAAAGAAGGCGAGCGCCGTCATGTCCGAGCTCGGGGGCGAGACTCCGGCCTACGTCCAGATCGCCAACGACCTGCGTGCACGGATCGAGAACGGCGAGATCCAGCCCGGCGAGGCGCTCCCGTCCGTGAGCGCCCTGATCGAGCAGTACGACACCTCGAACTCCACCGCCCAGGCCGCGGTGCGCGCGCTGAAGGCCGCCGGCCTCGTCGAGTCCAAGCAGGGCAAGGGCGTGTTCGTCCGGTTCGTCGAGCGGACCGTTAGCAGGTCGGCCGACTACACGTCGCCCCCACCGGGGGACGAGCCCGCCCGATTCCGCGCACCCTCCCGCCTGCTCGGCATCTCCGAGGTGGTGCCCCCAAGCGACGTCGCCGAGAAGCTGGGGCTGGACGAGGGCGTGCGCGTGGTACGCCGCAGTCGGCTGATGGTCGAGAAGGGCAAGCCGATCGAGCTGGTCGACTCGTACTTCCCGGTGGAGATCGCACGCGGGACGGAGCTCGACTCCCCCAGCGGGCTGAAGGGCGGCTCGCTCGCCGCGCTGCGCAGGCTCGGCTACATTCCCCGCCATCCTGCGAAGGAGTGGGTGCAGACGCGTATGCCGACCGCGAGCGAGTCCCGCGAGTTGCGGCTGCCGCCCGGCACCCCCGTGCTTCGGCTGCTGCGGGTCACATACACGGACGGACGGCTTCCGATCGAGGCGCTGGTGATGGTGTTCGGCGGAGACCGCTACCTGCTGGAGTACGACCTGCCGGTCCACGAGTAGCCCTCCTCCCGTAGAGGTTGCACAGCCCCAGGCCAGGTGCCTGGGGCTTTTTCTTGCACTCCAAAGATTACCAGCATTGACGACTCTATGATAGAGCGGTAGTGTTGAAGCAATCCGAACAGTCCCAACAGAACCGAAGGAGGGCGACAGTGCCCAACACGGACAGGTGGCTCTCCGTCACCGAAGCAGCGCCCGTGCTCGGCAAGAGTCCAAGCGGTGTGCGCGACCTGATCCGCACCGGCCGGATCAAGGGGATGCAGCACGTCGCGGGCGGCAAGTACCACATCCGCGAGTCGGAGTGCGAGCGCTACCTGGCCGCAGTCGAGGCCGGCACCCTGACCGAGCCCGCCCCCGTCCCCGCCGCCGCTTAGGAGCCCGTGATGCCCGCGACCAACCCCCAGTCGGACCCGATGGCCTACCAGTCCGCGATGGCCCGCCAGAACGACCCGAACCGCCCGAACCGCCCCAAGCGCGCCCAGGTCCGCGGCGCCGCACAGTTCATGGCCCGGCTCCGCGAGATCTGCACCGAGGACGAGCCGGACAACCCGCAGTGCCCGACCGACGTCAACGGTGAGCGGTGCTGCTACGACCTCGGCCACGACGGACCGTGCGAGACCGCGCAGGATGTCGCGCAGAAGACCGTGGACGCGGGCGGTTGCGAGCGATGACCACCGTAGACGCCCCCGTCCTGCCGCCGCCCGCGGACCCCGGCGACATCCCCAGCGACGTCACCCGCCGCTACCAGGCCGAGGGCTCGGACGCACTGCGGGACGCGCTGGCTGGCAACGGCCCGATCGCCCGCCGCACCGTGACCGACGCGGACCTGGACGTGATCCTCGGCGCCGACTACCTGGACTGGGTCCTCGGCAACCGCCCCACCCGCCCCACCACCACGGCCGACCAGGCCGCATAAGTCGTCCCGGCGCCGGATAGGCGGCGCCGCGGCACCCGACCGATGCGCCAACACCAGTCGACAGCACCACCCGCCCGGGGGCTAAATCCAGGGCCCCCGGGCGGGGCGCCACCCCCGAACCAGCCGACGACGAACGAAGGAGCACCCCGTGACCCGCATCACCACCCACTCCCACCCGCAGCGCCGCGGGGAGATCCTCACCGTCACCGAGACCCCCGACGCCACCACGGTCACCCACGTGGACCGCGGCGGGCACCGCACCCCGGTCGACACCACCCCCGGCCAGGCGCTCGAGCAGGGCTGGCGCCCCGAGTTCCGCCGCGACGCCGACTGACCGATCAGGCCGAGCGGCACACTTCCCGGTTCGAGTCCGGGGCGGCCACGCAGCACCACCCCGAATAGCAGGCGGCCCCGCCACTGATGCAAGCAGCGACGGGGCCGGATCCGGACCTTGGAGGGATCAGGATCGTGACCACCACCGTACAACCCCTCAGCGACAGCCCCGCCGACAAGCCCGCCGCGCGCCCCCTGGAGCGCGTCCAGCACGCGATCGCGACTGCAGCGGTCGGCGGCTACGGCGAGGCCGACCTCGCCCGGCTGCGCAACGCCCTGCGCCGCTCCGGCGCCCGCCCGACCCGCCGCCAGGTCCGCAGCCTGCTCGAGTTCGCCGCGGCAGGTGCCCGATGAGCACGGCGACGCTGCCCGCCCCGATCCTCGCGGACCCGCCGACCGCCGCCACCGTGGCCGCGTTCACCGAGCGCGCGACGTCCGTGACCCGCGCCGTGAGGCTCCTGAACGCCCTCACGCCGCTCGAGTTGGCGGACCTGCGCAACCTGGTCGCCGAGTTCCGCGGCCTGCCCGCCGACACGGTCCTGGCGGCGGTGGCCCGGTGAACCCGCAGCAGCCCGTCCCCGCCGGTATCGCCGCGGCTCTGGCCGCCGCCGCGGAAAGCTCCCTCGCGGACCGCCGCGCCCGCCAGCAGGAAACCGCGCGGCGTATCGCCGAGATCCGGGCGATGCCCGGCGGGCCGCTGGCCCAGTCGTACGCGTGGGCGAGGCTCGCGATCGAGCTCACCCCCACCCGGAACGGAGCAGCGCGATGAACACCGACACCCCCGTCGCCGTGGACCCCGCCGGTTTCACGCCGCTCAGTGTCCCGGCCCGCGACGTCAAGCCCGGGGACCTGCTGCCGCTGTTCGGCGCCTGGCACACCGTGACCGAAACCGCCCTGGACGAGACCGCGCTGCCCGCGCTCGCGCACATCACCGCGCACGGCCCGCACGGGGAACGCGCCCGCTGGGTCCTGGCCGACGAGATGCAGGCGCTCCTGCGGCCCGTCCCGGCCGGCCCCGGGCCCACCGCGTCGAGCAACGCCTCGGCCGCCGGATGGGACGGACCGCGATGAGCGAGCACACCCCCCACCCGATCCTCGCCCCCGCCCTGACCAGGCTCCGCGACGCCGCCACCTGGCAGCCCGCCACCCCCGACGACCTCGCCGCGCTGCTGCGCACCCTCAACGGCACCGGCGACGACAACCTGATCACCGCCCTGGGCGACCTGCTCGACCACCTCACCGAGACACTCCACCGGGTGCCCGGCCTGAACGCCGCCGCCCGCGCCCTGATCGCCACGCACCTGATCAGGGCGAGCGAACGGCTCAGCCCCGTCGGCGAATCACTGGACCGCGCACGGCAGGAACTGCCCGGGGCGTGGACGCCGTGAGCCCGCTGCAGCCCGGCCCGCACGCCGCGTGGTGCACCAGCCACCCGCTGGACCCCCACGACCCCGGCTACGACGGCGCCTGCTTCAGCGGCACCCTCGAGCTCGACTTCGGCGAACGCCACGCCAGCCCCGACGCCGTGGACCTGGCCGTGCTGTTCCTGACCCGCGCGAGCGAGGGCACGCGCCTGAACCTGATCGCGGGGCTGACCAGTATCAGCCTGGACCGCGACCAGATCCGGCCGCTCGCGATGGCGCTGCTCGCCTATGACGCGATCGCCGACGGCGACCAGATGGCCGGGTTCTACACGGCCGAGGCCTTGCGCGGAACGGTGGGCGTGTGATGGCCGCCCGGTTGCGTGCGGTGCCCGACACCCGCACCCACCTCCGCCCCGTCGCCACACCCGACGCCCCACAAGCCCGCTGCGGCGCCGTGGACGCCGCCGGGACTCCGGAGGCCGAGCGCGCACGCCGTGGGGCCGTGGCGGGCCTGCTGCGGCGCCTGGGGGCCGCTGCGGGCTCCCCGCTCGGCCAAGCCCTCGACGGGGCGCTCAGCGACGCCTGGCGGGCCGGCGCGGCGTACATCCTCGACAACGGCGACGACCCGAAGGCGGGTGCGTGATGGTGATGGGCCGACCACGCCAGGCGCCCGACATCACCCGGGCGGCGGGCGACCGGGCGTACTACGACGCGTGGCTCGACCGCCTCGAGCGCCGGGACATCACAGACCGGCGAAAGGGGCTCCAGGGCACGTCGCTGGCCGATTTCGTGGCCGCGGTGCTCGCCGTGCGCGGGTCCGGGGTCGTACGCCTGGGCGCGCTGACCCGCATCGAGCGCGCCGTGCTCGCGTTCGCCGGGCGCGCGCCGCGTTTCGACGACGCGGACGCGTGCGAGGCTGCGGTCCGCGACCGGTTCGGGTTCGGTGCCGCGCAGTATTTCCAGATCCTGGGCTCGCTGCTGGACCGGCCCGAGGCGCTGAGTTTCGCGCCCGACACGGTCAACCGGTTGCGCTCCCGCCGCGCGACCCGTTCGGAGCCCGCGCCCACCGTCGGGCGGGCCGCCTGATGCCGTCCTGCGCGATCCGCGTACCGCTGGGCGCCGACCCCGTCATGGTGCAGGTGCCCGCCAAGCCCGCCGCGATCGAGCCCGGGCCGCCGCCGGTCGCGACCATCAGCCACCACACCCCGGGCGAAATACGCCTGACCTGCACCTGCCGCACACTGCGCGCCGACGTGGAGGTCGACGACCCCGAATACCGCGCCTTCCTGCTCGCCGAGCACCTGCGCCGCACCCACCCCGGGCACGACCGCCTGCTGATCGACGACGCGCGCACCGGGGTCTTCTCCAGCCTGACCGCGGCCGCCGAACCCGCCCTGGCGCTGGTCATCAACGCGCCCAACCGGATGAAGGTGACCCGGTGACCGCCGATCCGCAGTCCCTGCTCACGTTCGCCGCGACACTGCCGCTGCTGCTGGTCGCGCACAACCTCGCCGACCACGTCACCGGACAGACCCACGCCCAGGCCCTAACGAAGGCATCCCCGGGCGCTACGGGCTGGCTGGCGAACCTGCGGCACGTCGCCGCCTACCACGTCACCCTGATCGCGCTCACGGCGCTGGTGTGGTGGCTGCTGCCGCTGCACATCACCGCGCTCGGTGCGGTGCTCGCGACCGTGTGGTCCGCGGGGACGCACGCGCTGTTGGACCGGCGCTGGCCGGTGCGCTGGATCCTGGTCCACACCCGCAAGCGGGGCTTCGCGGACCTCAACTCCGGCGGAGTGAGCGGCATGTACCTTGCCGACCAGGCGCTGCACCACGGGGCGCTGCTGGTGTCCGCGCTGATGCTGGCGGCGATCCGATGACGGATCTGCTGACCCAGGCCGAGCAGTTCCTGCGCAAACACGGTGAGCCGCTGCTCGCCGACACCGTGCGCGACCTCGCCGCGCGCGCCGACTCGCTGGCGCTGGAACTGGACGCGGCGGTGCAGATGGCGCGGGAGATCAGCGCGGACGTGCGGGCGCTGCTCGGCGACGGGCCCGGGCGGGACGGCGACCGGCGGTGAGCCGGCGCGCCCGCGCGGCGCAGCGCCTCGCGCTCGCCGAGGCCCCCGGCCGGCTGACCGCTGTAGGCTTGGCACGGCTCACCCAGCGCGACGACTGGGCGGCGGGCTACCGGCCCACCGCGTCGAGCGTGCGCGAGAATCCGGACGGCTCCCGCGGCGCATACATCACCCTGCTCGCGGGCCACGACACGCAGCAGGCCGCGGAGCTGATCGCCGCCGATCTCATGGTGGCGCTGCCCGCCGGCAAAATCATCTACCAGGCGCCCACCGGGCAGCACGGCGCGTACCTGTACGTCTACGACCAGTGGGCCGGCGCCGCATGATGACCGGCGGCCGGGCTCAGACGGCGAGCGCCTCGTCGAGGTACGCCTGCACCGGGGCGAAGAACCCGAGCGGCACGAGCTCGGCCAGCCGCGCGGCGTCCACCCACTCGACCGCGTCCAACTCCTCGGGATCCCCGACCACGGCTTCCCCGTCGAGGACGTCGCACGCGACGTACGTCATGCGGCGCCCGGTCGCGGGATGCAGCCTCTGCCCGAGAAACTCTGCGGCCCACACCTTCAGCCCGGTCTCTTCGGCGGTTTCGCGCACCGCCGCGTCCGCCGCGTTCTCCCCCGCCTCGACCGCCCCGGCCGGGAACTGCCACGACAGCGTCCCTTCGGCGACCCTGCGGCGCACCATGAGCACCCGGCCGTCCTTGACGATGACCGCGGCGGCGATCGGCGGCTTGGCCGCGGACTCAGTCGTCGGCTCGGTCACGGGGCATCTCCAGGGCGTCGAGGATCGGCGGATACACGGTCTCGGGCGGGATGAACCTGCCCAGGCTACCGACGGGCGCCCACGCGACGTCCAGGTTCTCCAGTTCGTCGGCGTTGCGTGCGTCCCCGGTCAGGTAGTCGCACAGCAGGTACTCGCACACGACCCCGGTCAGCGGATGCACACGTCGGCCCAGTGGTCGGGCGACCGCGGCGTGCACGCCGGTCTCGCCCAGGGTCTCCGCGACGGCGACCGCGGCCGGGTCCGCGCCGGGCTTCACGACACCGGCGGGGAACTGCCACCGCAGACCGCCGCCCTCGCCGCCGCGCCTGCACACGAGCAGCACGCTGTCGCCTCGGCGCACGACCGCCACAGCGACCGTCAGGGGCTGGGCGTGGCCGCGCTGAGTGGCCGGGGGCTTGAAGGACGGCAGCGGGGTGAACAGCAGCGCCTCGAACCGCTGGATCGCGGCGTCCGGGGCCTGCTCCAGGGCGGTGTCGAGGATCGCCTGCACCTCGCCGCGCGGTACCAGTGCGGGGTCCGCGTGCCAGGCCGCCACGGTGCGCACCGCGATCCCCAACCTGTGCGCGAACGATTCGTTCGTGGCGCGCAGAGCGGCTTGCAGCAGGCAGGCGCGCTCACCGGTCCACTTCTCCACCACAACCATTCCGGCCGCCCGCCTCAGGCACTGCACTGCCGCTGCACCGCCGCATCATCGAATGCGCCGGACACAACCAATGTACTGAATCGCGTGGAGCGCAAGAACGGGTTCGGGCCGGGTCAGGCCGCGTTGCCGTGCCGGTGGTGCGCGTGCGGGTCGTTGGTGTGCCGCACGAAGTCGGTCTTCAGCGCGTGCACCGCGCGCCGCAGGTCCTCGAGCCGGGAGGTGACCCGCGCCTCGGCCGCGCGGATGTCGCCGCCGATGTCCTCGGGCAGCCCGGCGAGTTGCGCGTGGTGGGTGTGGGCGAGGTCCGCGAGCGCTTCGAGCGCCTGGGTGACCTCGGCGTGGCGGGATTCGTCCAGCTCGGCGCGGGCGGCGAAGTTGAACGCGAGGGTTTTCAGTGCCTGGCTGTGCCCGGTCAGCGTGGCACCCTGCGCGTCGACCTTCGTGTTCAGTGCTTCGAGTGCGAGCCCGTGCCCGGCCAGGGTCTCGCCCTGCGCGTCGAGTTTCGCTGCCAGTGCCTGCACTGCGGCCAGCACGTCGCCGATCGTCGGCTCGCTCATCCCGCTCCCCTCTCAGGCCGCAGTGCCGTGCGCGTTCGGGTTGCCCTGGTGGCGGCGCGCCCAGGTTTGGAAGTCCGCGATGTGCCGGTCGGTGAACCCTTGGTTGACCTTGACCGCGACCACGTCTTCCCCGACCTGGTCGAGCATCGCCTCGACGTGCTCGACGCGTTCGTTCATCTCGCCGACTGCGGTATTCAGCGCGTCGAGCTTGCCGTCGATGCGCCCGGCCTGTGCGGCCAGCGCCTCGACTGCGGCGAGCACCTGCGCGAGCGTCGGCTCGCTGCGCGGTTCGTCCTGCATCCCCGGAACTCCTTCAGTAGCCACCCACCGACACCGTACCTACTTCACTTCGACGGCGGATAGCGGTTCGGCCGGAATCCATTCCGCCGGCCGACAGGGCCGCCACACCCGTAGTGCGTCACTCGCCTCCGGTCTCGCGTTTGAGCGCCAGCCTGACCGCGACAGAGTCGAGGACCTCGACCGCCGCCTCCTCGCTGCCCAGCAGCATCGACAGGTAGCCGGCCGACTGGGCGGCGAGCGCGGCGACCAGTTCGAACCGTTCGTCGCCGTCGAGCGCCAGCCACAGTGCGAGCGCCTGCTCGGGCTGGCTGGCCAGGATCGTGCGGGTGAACGCTGCGGCGTCGCGGTGCCCGGCGAGGTGGTCGGTGATCGAGCGTGGCAGGTCGTCCATGGGTCGTCCTTTCGGTCGTTGAGAGATCTAGACGAGGTCGCCTTCGTCTTCGGGGAGCGCCGACCTCGTCTGCGTACCTCGGCTCCCCTAAAGGGGAGCCGAGGTAGCCGAGGTTGGGTCGGCCTCGTCTGCGCCGAGGTCCAGACGAGGTATAGCCGAGGTAGCCGAGGTGTCCGCGCCGACGCGGTACGGGCGCACCGAATGGCAGATCGTCGGCTTGCCCACGCCACCCGCCTTCGCAGCGATGAAGCCGGCCCGGTCCAGCAGTTCGATCGCCGTGCGCACCTTCTTGACGTAACCGCCGAGCATCGTCTCGACCGCGTTCTTGCTCAGCCCCTCGGGTGCGTCCTCCAAGAGCCTGGAGACCTTCTCCATCACCTCCTGCGGCAGGCGCGGCCCGTCGTCCGCGCTGGCCGCCGCGGCGCGCTCGGGCGGCGGGTACAGGTGGGCGAGCACCCCGCCGGGCCGCGAGTCGATGACCATGTCTCCGAACGGCCAGCCGCCGGGCACCGACTCCGTGCGCACGCAGTGCCGCCGGACCTGGCCGGGACGGTCCTTGGACACCGACACACGCGACCGGCCCTTCAAGCCCACGCCGAAGCGGTCCACGTTCGTGAGGATGTACGCCGCGCCGTTCAGGCCGGAGATCTTGTGCTGCGAGCCGGTGGCCCACCGGCCGCGCGAATCCTGGTTCTTGACCACATGGTCGAGCACCGCGACCGCGGGGCCCGTCTTGGCGATCGGCTTCATCAGGCGCTTGCCGAACGCGGCGACCTCGGTGTCGACCTGCGGGTTCAGTCCGTACAGCGACATGGCCTCGGTGACGCCGTCGATCCACACGATGCTCGTGCGCGACGTGATCGCCTCCATAAGGCTCACCATGCCAGCCAGTCCTGGTGCCGCGTCGGGCTGGATGTAGACGAACCGTTCGCGGATCGACTCCGCGGGCACGCCGAGGTCGAGCAGGCGCGGCACGATGCCCGCCGCCGAGTCTTCGAAGTCGATGAACACGACCTCGTTCCCCTGCGCGATCTCCGAGGCGCTGACCATGCACGCGAACCAGGTCTTGCCTGCTTCGGGTTCGCTGATGAGGGCGTGGATACGGCCCGGGTAGAACAGACCTACGCCGTCGTCGCGTCTGCCGATTGTGGGGACGGGCGGGTTGTAGCTTCCGTCGAGCAGCGGGCCGAGGTCGACGGGGCGCCAACTGTCGGCGCCGGTGGGTTCGTCGTCGGGTTCGGGCGCGTGGCGGCTGATGTCGGCTTCGTCCCAGCCGAGGTCGCGCAACTGCTGGGCGTCGCCGGGTTGTGCGGACAGGATGTCGGTCACGGGGTTCCCGCCCAGCTCGCCCACTCGGCGTTCGTGAACCACATGGCGTCGTCCGGTTGCGGGCGTGCCGCAGGTTCGGGTATCGGCCTGCGGATCCGGTCGGCGTCGGCTCTGATGCGGCGGGCGAGCATGGCCCACCAGGCGTCCATCTCGGCTTCGGCCTGCGCGCGGCCCGCTTCGAGCCCGGCGGCGTATCCGTACGCGTGCGCGTCGGCTTCGCGCTGCGCGATCTCGAGGCTGTGGGCGTGCAGTACCTGCACCATGAACGCGACCGACCAGCCGCACGGGGCGTCAGCCACGGAGACGTACTGCGTGTCCAGGGCGGTCACACGCACCGCCTGGGGAGAATCAGGTCTTGTCGGCGCCTACCGGATCCACGCTGGCGCGAACGGCATCGAGCATCCCGAGAATGTCCGCGTCCAACTGGGCCAAGCGTCGGCGGTACTGGCTGGCAAGCTCCCGCCGCGCCCCCACGGGCAGCCCGGAAGCCTCGATCCGGTCGAGTACGTCGTCCAGCCCATCCCCGCCACGCGAACGGGCCGCGCGCACGATCTGCGCCTGCCGCGTGTAACCCGCACGCTCCATCATCTCCGCGGCGTCCGTGTCCAGTGCGTGCGCAAGACCGATCAGCGTCTCGATCGACGGCTTGCCCCGGCCGCTCAGTGCGCGGCTGATCACCGACTGCGGGACTCCGGCCTTGGCCGCCAGCAGCGACTGTCCGCCGGCACGGCGGGCGCGACCGTCGAGGGCGTAACCGCGTTCCTCGACCCTGTCCCGCAGCCATGCAACGAACGCGGCATCCGTGTCCTGGTCTTGCGCGGCCATGGCTGCACTGTAACGCGCTGGCGGGCAACGATCGATATGCGCCGGGCATACAACTTGCCGCGGTGGGCCGCACAGCCACCTCCGATGGTTCATTGCACTACGGAAAGACTGTCTTGCGTTGAGCATACTATGCGCGTACGCTCGGAAGCGAGCCCCACACCACGAAGGAGAAAGCATGGTCGCCGTCAAGATCCGGCTCAACGCGGCCCAGTTCACAAAGGTCGCCAACACTGCGGGACACCGCACCAACGTTCAGCGCTCGGACGCCACCGGCATCAACCAGCCGACGCTGAGCCGACTGCTCAACGGGCACGAGACGCCAAGCGCCCGCACTATCGCGGCGATCCTCGCGACCTATCCCGAGTGGTCCTTCGACGAGTTGTTCGTCGTGGAGAACGAGTGCGCCGAGGCCGAGCTGGAGTCGGCTCTACCGGCCGCCGCATAGAAGCCAGTCGGCCCCGCCGAGGTGCTGAAGACACCAAGGCAGGGCCTCGCACCAAACCCGCAGTCCGTTGAGTCCGAAGGGTCGGCACTGATGACCAAGGTACAGCCCAGCATCACCGGCGAGAGCGCCGAGCAGTTGGAGCGCGACAACCAGACCTACCTGCGCGGCTACACCGCGGGACTGCGCGACGCGCGCAAGACCGCCGCCCCCGGCCACGCCATGGCCGTGTTCGACCTCGGCGTCGGCATGGCGCGCGCACAGGCCGCCAACCGCGCCCACCACAAGTCGCTCGCCGAGTCCGCCGCCCGGATCACCACGACGCCCGAAGGGCTGCCCCGCAGCCTCGCCGCCGCCCGGGCTGCGATCGACCACGCCCGCACCCTCACCTTGGACTGCGCCCGCGAGCTGCTGCGCCACCCCGCCCGCCCCACCGGCTGGACCCCGAGCGCGGCCGAACTCGCCGGGTTCGTGGTGCTCAAGCACAACATCATGATCACCGTCGCCGAGGCGCTCGACGCACTCGTCACCGCCACCCTCGAGGCCGACAAGCTGACGGTGGCCCGATGACGATCCACGAGCCCCACTCCCCCACCCCCGGCTTCCGCTGCACCACCCCCGGCTGCCACACCGTGCGCGCCGGATACGCCTCCGCGTCCGCCGCGATCCGCGCCGAGACCCACCACACCGAGCAGGCACACCCCGCCCGGACGGCGGTGACCCGATGAGCCCCGCGATCACCGCGACCCCGACCCGCACTCTGAGCGTGTGCGTGCCGTGCCTGACCGGCACCCCGCACGACCGCTGCGACACCGACACCGCGGCCCTCGCGCAGCGCGTCACGATCACCGCCGCGCCCAGCCGGAAGGCGCCCGTCCTATGACCGCCACCGACATCCGCCCGCGCCGTACCGTCGTCTCCCGGGGCCTGAGCGTCGACACCCCCGCCGGCCCCGCCGACGAGGTCGTTGCACAGCGGCTGCTCGACGGCCACCCCACCCCGCACACCCCCGCCGACGTCGCCCTCGCCTACAGCCTCGCCACCGGCGGCCCCACCCGCGCCGCCCGCAACCTCGCCGCCGCACTCGGCGTGGACGAGAAGACAGCCCGCCGCGGCATCGACCGCGCCCGCGCCGCCGCACGGGCCAACAGCCACCGCGACACCGCAGCCGATCTTCCCGGCTACGGACAGTCCCTCGACGGTTTTCCCGCGATCTAGGCAAGGAGCCTGACCATGACCGCCGACCCCCAGAACTGCCCGACCCCCGACCCCCTCACCCCGGCCGCCGAAACCGAACTGCGCGACCGCGACGCCGACTTCCAACGCGCCACCCGCGAAGCCCGCGACCCCACCCTGCACCCCGACGAACGCGCCTGCGCCGCGAAAGCCGCCGCCGAGCACACCGACGCAGTCCTCGCACTGCTCGGACTGCGCCCGTGACCACCCACACCACCACCGGCCGCACCGCCTTCCCCGGCGCCCAGGCCACGACCACTGAGTAGCCACCACACCCGCCCGGCCGCCACCGGCCGGCCCCGACCGTCCCGAAGGAGGCGACCACGATGACCACGACCACCGAGGCGGCCATGACCACCCACGACACACACAACGACCCCGAACCCCTCGGCGCCGGCTGGACCACCGTCACCGTCGTCATCGGGATCCTCGCCGCCCTCATCGCCGTCGCCGGCATGACCCTGTCCTTCCACGCCGTGTCCGAGCGCATGACCCCCAGCTTCGGTCCCCGCTGGGCGTGGCTCGTACCCCTCGTCGTCGACCTGACCGTCCTGGTGTTCTCCGGCGTCGACCTGGTCCTCAACCGCCTCGGCATGAGCCACCCGCTCGCCCGCGCCACCGTGTACGGCGCGACCTTCGGCACCGTCGCCCTCAACTACGCCGCAGGGGGCGACCCGGCCGGGCGCATCGCACACGTGCTGATGCCGTCGGTGTGGGTGATGTTCGTCGAACTGATGCGGCACGTGGTGCGGCGCACCGCGCTCAAGGGCGACGCGAACCTGCGCGAACCGATCCCCGCCGCCCGCTGGCTGCTGTCCCCCTGGCCGACGCTGAAGCTGTGGCGGCGCATGGTGCTGTGGCGCACCAACTCCTACCCGGCCGCGCTCGCCCAGGAGCGGGCGCGCCTGGCCCGGATCGCCGCCCTGCGCGACACCCACGGGCGCGCGTGGCGCTGGAAGGTGTCCGCCGCGGTGCGCCTGAGCATCAGCCTCGGCGAAGCGGACACCCCCACGCCGCCCGCAGCCGACACCCCCGCTGATACCCCGGCCGTCGACACCCCCCGCGCGAGTGACACCCCCCGGGTGATACGCCCCGCGAAACCCCGCGTATCAGCGCCCCGCACCGCACCCCGCAAGCCCCGGGTATCGCGCACCGCCGCAGCGACACCCCCCGCTACGGGTGTCACCGTGCCGCTCAGCCACGCCGACTTCGAAGCCGACCTCAAAGTCCTCGACGCCGCAGGCCCCCCGGCCTGGGCGGAGATGTCCAACGCGGAGGCCGTGCGGCGCCTGGACGACCTGCTGCCCGACCGTGTCGCCTCCCACGTCGTGGCGCTGCTCGCCGCACGGGGTGTCACCGTCGACAAGGTCTACGTGCGCGTGACACGCAGCCGCCGCCGCAGCGACACCCCCGCCGGTGACACCCCCCGGGACGCGGACGACACCCCCGAACGGCGCGCCTCATGACACCCCCACCGGTGACACCCCCGAGCGCTCCCGGGCGGCACGTGACACCCCTCCACCCGTGCCGCCCGGGGGTTCCAGCCGCCAAGCACGCCCAGTCGCCGCGCCACGAATTCACAGTGAAATTGACAGCCGCTCCACGCAGGCAAGATCGGCCCCACCAGCAAGATCCCCCGAATCGCCGCCCAAACCGCCCGTGAAGTTCACGGGTGTGAAATCGAGGAGACCCCGATGCGCGCCCTAGCGCCGCCGGCCATGACCACCGGCCTGACCCCCGCCCAAACCAGCGTCTCGCTGCTCGGCCTCACCGCCGTCAGCCTCATCCTCGCCCTGATCCTGCGCCGCCGCGTACCCACCGTCGCCGCGTCCCTGAACTCCCGCGCCACCGCGATCCGCGGCGGGCTGCGCGGCCGCCGCACCACCGCCTCGTCCCGGGGCCGGGGCCGCGCGACACCCGACACCGGCATGGGGAACAGCGGCGCGAAACCCCTGGACCTGCTGCGCCACCTCGCCGGATGGACCGCGCTCGCCCTGTTCGCCGTCGCCGGCGTCGCCGCGTCCGGCACCTTCATCGGCACCATCGTGCTGTGGTGCGCCCGCCGCGCCGACAGCGCCTTCCACTGGCTGGTGAACCTGTTCCCCGGCGCCGGGCACCAGGCCGCGACCCTCGGATTCAGCCTCGTCGCGATCCTCGCACTGTGGCGCGGCCTGCACCTGCTCGCCGACCTGATCGAGGGCAAGGCCCACCACGGCGACGCCGACCTGCTCGTGTTCCTCGGCCCGATGCTGTTCACCCTCGTGCCCGGCTACTTCGGACAGGGCGCGACCTGGGTGTACGCCGCCGTCGCCGCGCACGTCGGCCCTCTCGTCGCGCACCTGGTGTAGGGGGCGGCGATGACGTTCAAGGACCTGCTCGACGCGATCGTCGGCTACTACCTGATCGTGCTGGCGGTGTCCGCCGCCGCCGGGGTGCGCGAGTCGCTGCGCACCCCCGGTGGCGCGAGCCCCGATTCCGGCGCCCCCGCCACCGCGGCGGGCGCCGCGGCCACCGCCCCGACCACCCGGTCCGGGCGGTTCGGCGCGCTGGTGCACGGCCGCACCCTGCACGCCGCGCACCGCTTCGGCTGGGCCACCGGCGTCGGGTTCGCCCTGGGCTGGGCCACCGGGATCGAGCTGTACCGGGCCGGACGCCGCCACACCGCAGCCGGCGCGCGCCGCGCCCGCGACTGGAACGAACGACGACGCCCCGCACGCGACGCCGCCCCGGACGCGGCCGACACCCCCCGCGGCCCGCGGGCCGCGGCAGCACCCGGGCCGACCCCCGGGCCGGACTCCCCGCCGCCCGGCTCCGGAGACACGCCCCCGCGCCCGGGGACCGCACCCGCCCCGGCCCCCGAGGACGCCGCCACCGAACCCGGCGACGCACCCGCCGCACCCACCCCGATCCTGGTCGCCCTGCGCCGACTCGGCCGCGTCCCCCTTCACCTCGTCCCCAAGCCCCAGGAGTACCCCGACACCATGGCCGCCGACATCACCGACCTCGAGTCCCTCGTCCACTTCACCGGCCAGACCGCGCAAGTCGCCGGCATGGAATCCGAAGACGCCGCCGCCGCCTCCGCCTCCATGATCGCCGGAGCGGAGTTCGCCGGGGAGACCGCGGCCCGCGTCACCGACGAAACCACCTCCCTCGAACACGCCGTCGCCGCGATGGCGATGCTGCGCGTCGACCCCGAGTCCACCGCCGCCTACCACGCCCTGCTCGAAGCCGGCCAGGTCTACCGCGACCAGACCGCGACGTTCTCCGCGCAGTGCCACGACGCCGCCGCGACCGCGTCCGTGATGGCGTCCGCCGCGGCGAACTACCACGAGACCGCGCGCACCGCGCTCGACGTGCTCGCCAGCCACCAGATGCCGCACGCCGAGGCCGCGATGGCGACCGGGCATTCCGGGGCGCACGGCGCGTTCTACGGCGTCGCCGACACCGGCGGCCAGGACGCGCTGCCCGCCGCCGGCGCCCCGCAACTGCCCGCCAGCTAACGCGCCGCATCCCGGAGGAACCGCCATGACCCGCCCCATCCACCCCGGCGCCGTGGGCGCAGCCGATCCCGTGCAGTCCATCGCGATCGTCGACTTCCTGCGCCACCGCGACACGCGCCCGTTCGCGGCCGACCCGAACCAGCCGCTGCCCGACGCCGTCGCCACGCTTTGGACCCGCGTTCTCGGGCGCGCCACCGAATCGCCTGCGTGGGAACCGCATCCGCTCGGCGAGCCCATCGACCGGCCGGTGACCGTCCTTTCCGCCCAGGTTCCGCAGTGCCCGGACTTGACCCTGCTCGCTCTCGCCATGCCGGTCGCCGCGTCACGCCACCTGCTCGCGGTCGTCTTCGCCGCGCTGCGCCCGTGTACGGCGGGCGCCGAGCGCCACAACGTGGTCGCGCTCCAGGGCGAGCGCGACCTGGCCCAGGCGCTGCTCTCATCCGCTGTCGACGGGCGCGTCGACCACGCCAACTGTCGGCCGTCCCACGGTGACGCCGTCGCCTGCTGGCGGCTCAACCAGGCCGACGAGGCGCGCGCAGCCGAAGCGGACGGCGCGCCCCCGACGCTCCGGCAGCACTGACCAATTCCGCCAACCCGAAGGAGGTCACGGCATGCGCGACACCGACTACCGGCCCCCGCCGCGCCGCACCGCCCCCGCGGCCCCGGCGCGCGGCGGCGTCGGCGAGCGCATCGCCGACGAACTCGGCGCGCTCGCCCGCGCCGGGGCCAGCCGGGCCGGGCACGCCGCCCTCGACCTGACCGTCGCCGCAGTCAAGGGCGCGGCCACACACCCGAAGGAGTTCGCGCCCGCCGCTGCGGGCGGGGTCGTGCTCGCCGCTGCCGAGGGCGCCGCACACGGGCCCGCCCTCGGCTGGCCACTGCTGTACGCCGCACTCCTGCTCGCCGGATACCTGCTCTACCGCCGCGACCGACACCGCGCGCCCTCGCTGATGCGCCGCGCCTACTACGCCCTGGCCTACACCGCCGCGCTGCTCTACCTGGGCGCCGCCACAGCGCTGTCCCCCACCGCGCCGCTCGCCCTGGACGTCCTCGGCGCCGGGGCGCTCGCCGCCTCCGGCACCTGGTGGGCGCGACACCTTCGCCGCCGGGAGCGCACCAGCGCGCCCCGGGCCGAGCGCGACCAGTACTCCGCGCTACGCGAAGAGATCACCGCCTGGTGGGCCGCGAAGGCCGCCCCGGAACGCAGCGGCTTCGCCCCCGGGTCCAAGCTCCTGGCCGTGGGCGCCGACAAGCTGGGCGCATACCTGGACGTGCAACTCGACGCCGACCGCCAGTCCTACGACGACCTGATATCCCTCGCAGTGCACAAGCGCATGGCCGCGCAGCGCGGCACCGCCCGCCAGATGATCTCATTCGAGCGGTGGGACGACCAGCGCGAAGACCGCGCCCGCGTCGCCATCTTCACCACGAACCTCCTACAGGAGAACGTCGCGTTCCCCGGGCCCGCCATCGACCTGGACACCGGATGCGCCACCGTCGGGCGGCGCATCAACGGCCAGCCCGCGCGCATCCGCTTCTGGGAGCCCAAGTCCGGCACCAACATGGAAGTGGTCGTCGGCTGCTCGGGCTCCGGCAAGTCCCGGTACCTGGACCAGGCGCTGCTGTGCGAACGCCACGCCACCGACCCGCACGGACGCCACCTGATCGTGTCCTGGATCTGCGATCCGCAGGAGGGCCAGTCGCTGCCCGACTGGCAGGACCGCGTCGACCGGTTCGCGCGCGGACCGGTCGAGGGCCTGGCGATGCTCGAGGACGCGTTCGCGGAGATGATCGCGCGCAACAAGCTGCTCGCGCAGGTCAAATGGTTCGACGACAAGGGCCGCGAACACAAGGGACTGAGCTACTACGACCCGGCCGCCTACGCGCGGCTCGGCCTGGACCTCGACCTGCCGATCCTGTCGGTCACCATCGACGAGGCGCCGATGGTGCTCGCGCACCCGCGCGCCAAGTGGCTGATCGAGCGGCTGGTGTCGATGGGCCGCAAGTGCGGCGTGCGGCTGCGCCTGGTCACCCAGATCCCGTCGATCGCGGAGCTCGGCAACTCGTTCACGATCCGGCCGCTGCTCGCGTCCATGTCGGTGGTGTGCCTGCGCACGGAGGACGCGATCACGGGCGGGGCGTTCCCGAAGCTGCCGGGCGACCCGCGACTGCTGGAGGAGCAGTTCCCCGACGGATCCAAGACCTTCGGCCTGGGTTACATCCTGGGCGCGGACCGGCCGGCGAAGTTCCGCACGTTCTTCCTCGACGACAACGCCGTGTTCGACTGGGCGGACGCCGGCAGCACAGCGCATTTGACGCCGCTGGCGACCGCAGCGGACACGGCCGAGGCGAAAGCGGCGCAGACGCAGGACGCCGCCCCCGCCGTCGGTGCGGCATCCGGTACCGCCGCCGCCCGCGACGCTGCGGAGCAGGGCGAAACGCCCGCCGTGGGCAGCGCGCGCGAGCTGATCCGCGCCTACCTCGCGCAGCACCCGGGGCATGTCACCTCCGGGGCGCTGGTGACCGAACTCGGACTGAACCCGTCCGCCGTCTCCCAGGCGCTCAGGCGCGACGTGGACGCAGGGAGGATCCTGCGCGTCACCCACGGGGTGTACGCGGCGCTGGGCACCGACCCCGGCATGTGGGCCGACACCGACTACCAGGCTGCGGCCTGACCACCCCGAAGGAGACGACACGACCATGGCCGAGATCACCGCTATCACGCTCGGGCGCGAACGGCAGGTGCACGAATACGCCGGCCCGGCCGACGGCGCCGTCAGCGCGCTGATTGAGACCGGGCTGCGCGCCGCCGCCAACGGCGACCACGCGCACGCACGCGCCCAGGTGTTCGCGCTGCCGCCCGAGGCGCGCGCCGAGTACCGGCAACTGCTCGACCAGATCCTCGCCGTCGGACGCAAACCGGGTGTGCGCCTGGACCCGTTCGGGGCCGAGACCCTGCGACGTATCGACGAGGCCGCCTGATGCTCGGCCACTCGCACGCGCTGTCCGGGTGCACCGCGTTCGCAGGGCTGTGCAGCCTCGCGCCCACGGTGGGTGTTCACCCGCACTGGGGCGCGGTCGCTGCGGGTCTGCTGGCCACTGCGGGTGCCGCGTTGCTGGCAGATGCTGACCACGACTCGGCCACTATCGCCTTTACGTTCGGCCCGGTCAGCAAGGCGGTGACCCGGATCGTGCACCGGCTTTCGGGCGGGCACCGCCACGCCACGCATTCGCTATTGTTCGCCGCCCTGGTCCCGCTGCTGACGTGGCTCGGCGACGCGGTGTTCGGCCGCTGGTTCGAGATCGGTGCGCTGTTCCTGCTCTACACGTTCGCGGCTCGCGCGCTTCGGCTGGCTCCGGGCGCGTCCTCGGGGTTCGGGTTCCTCGCCGCGGTCGCGACGTGGGTATTGTTGCCGGATCTGTCGTGGCTGCCGTGGTCGGTCGCGGCCGGGATCCTCGCGCACCTGGCCGGTGACTGTCTGACCAAAGAGGGCTGTCCGCTGCTCTGGCCGCACCGGCGGCACTACATGCTCCCCGTGATCCAGCGCACCGGGAACAAGCTGGAGACGCTGTTTTTCGCGCCAGCGTTCGGCCTGGGCGCGGTCGCGCTGCTGGTGTTCGCGCGCTGAGTCCGCCCCCGACCCGCCATACAGCTTGGCACTGTACAGCCTCACGCTGTACCTTGGGGTTATGGAAAACGCCGACATCCCCGTCAAAATCGCCGACGGCCGCCGCTACGGACACCCCGGCCACTACGCCGCCGTCGGACCCCAGGAACTCCTCGAAACCGCCTACCGCACCGACACCCCCGTCACCCTCGCCGAACCCTTCGACGCCGAAGCCGCGCGCCTCGAGCAGGAGGACTGATGGGCAACACCGTCCGCGTCAAACTGCGCCGCGACACCACCGACGACGACGGCAACCCCGTGGCCGCCCTCTACGAAGACGTCGACCTCGACACCCTCACCCCCCGCGCCCGCGCCCTGGTCGAAGCCGTCGCCGCCACCCCGCTGCGCACCGCCGTGGATATCTGGGTGCAGCGCGACCGCCCCATCCGCGACACCGCCCCCGACTGGGCCCTGTGGTACACCGACGCGCAGGCCGCGCAACCCGAGCGGCGCGCCTGGCGCGGCTGGTCCGACTACCCCGCCACCTCGACGATGAGCCCCGCCGAATATCTCGAGCAGCAGGCCCGCCGCATCCCCCCCGACTGGCATCCGCTCGGCGCGCACCCCGCCGCACCCGTGCCCTCACTGGAGGCGGGCGCGGCCGACACGGGCATGACCCGCGACACGGTCCTGACCTGGCTGCGCGAGCACGATCGCCCGATCGCCCCGGGCACCTGGACCGGGTACGTCGCCCGCGGCCAGGCGCCGAAACCGCGCCGCCACATCGGGCGCACCCCGCTGTGGGACCTGGCCGACATCGAGCAGTGGGCGGCCGGGACGTGGAGGTCCGGCAAGCAGGTCCACCACCGCGACGGCGACCCGCGCAACAACGAGACCAGCAACCTCGAACTCCGCGACACCCCGACCACGGAAGGCGACTGACATGGCCACCGACCGGAACATCACCGTTTACATGCACGCCGACACCAGCGCCTACGCCGACGGCATGGCCGACGCGCTCGCCGAAACCCTCGAAGCCGAGACCGGGATCCCCGCAGCCACCTGGCGTGAAGCGATCGACCTGGACGGGGACCGCGTCCTGTTCGGCCAGGCACTGGACATCTGGCGCTACAACTTCGCCACCACCACGGTCGACCCGCGCACCGTCGTCGCCGACCTCAAGAGCGCCAAAGACGCCTGACCGTACCCCGCACGCAAGCCGAACCCCGCCATCCGAAGTGGCGGGGTTCGTCGTTCCAGGATAGGCCGCGTCCGAGCGTGTCCGATCGAAGTTGCACGGCCGATCAACACCCAGCACACTCGCACCAACAGCACGAGGGCGCCCCGTGACCAGCGGGGCGCCCGACACGATCGCTGGCGACTCCCCAACGGTACAGCCGCACGCCCGGGAGCCGCGCCATGCCACGATACCAACGCCCGTACTGGATCCACTCCCAGCCCGAACCGGCCCCCGAACCCGAACCGCGCATCACCTCCGAAGGTCCCTGCGTCTTCCGCTGCAACAACCGCTGGCGCGAAGCCACCGACGCCCACACCAAAGCCGCCGCCCGCTGGACCGAAACCGGGTACACCGGCGCCGAACCGCAGGCGCCCGACATCGAACCGTGGCCCGGCGAACCCGTCCTGTGCCGCAAATGCGCCGCCGTCGTCCGCGGAGCCCTGCGCGAACTCCCCCTCGCCCACACAGCACTCGGGTCGGTCAAGTTCCTCACAAGAACCGCCAGCGCCGACGAGGAACGCCGCGGACGCAGCGACGTGCCCCCCAGCCCGAGCCCCGGCGCCGACCACCAGGACGAGATCCGCCGCACCATCACCACCTGGGAAGACGACCTGCGGCATCACCTCGGACACCAGGCCGCCGCCGACACCGGGGGCCCCGCAGCCGACCTCGCCGCGTCGGTCGAGTACCTCAACACCAACTACGCGGCGATGATCCAGCGCCCCGAGTGCGCCGGCGACTTCGCGTCCGAGATCTGGCGGCTGCACCGGGTGGCCGTCGCCATGGTCAAGAACAAGCCCGTGCGGCGCCACCTGCCCGCACCCTGCCCGAGCTGCGACATGCTCACCCTCATCCAAGAAGAGGGCATCGCGGGCAAAGCCTGGTACGTCGAATGCAGCGAACGGCTCGGCGGCTGCGCCAGGTTGTACCAGGAAACCGAGTACCTGTGGCTGATCCAGTTGCTGACCGGCGGACACGTCGCACCGGCCGTGGCCGCGTGAAGCCGACCGGCATCCCCGTCACCCTCGCTCAGGCCGCCGAGCAGACCGGCCGCAGCGAGCGCACCGTCCAGCGCTGGATCCACCTCAAACTGCTCAGTGCCTACCGGACCGCGGACGGCCGCAGGGTCGTGATGATCGCCGACGTGATGCGCGTCGAGCGCGACCAGCGCCGCAGGACCGCGACACGCAAGCGCAGGCGCGATGAGATGTTGTCGAAGTTGCGCCCCGTGGCGTAACCTCGCGGACAGTGGGTGCACAGCGCCCCTTTCAGGTTCCGGCACTCGACGGGCGCCTAGCGCGCCGACTCCGGAGACCGAGTGCCGCATCGAGCGCCCCGCCCCTAAAGCGGGGCGCTCTGCCGTCTCCGACCTGCGATAATGGGACTGAGCCAATTCATATCGCGGGAGTACAGATCAGCGAGATCACAGTGCGCTGCGGCTGCGGCCGGGCGATGACGCTTGACGCGCTACGGGGTCGCGGGGCGTTCCGCTGCGGCTGCGGCGCGCGGATCGCGATCACCGTCCCCGATGTGGCGCCGTCCGAGCAGTGCGCATGGAAGGGCTGCCGCTTCGCTGGCCTGCGGGACTACGACGTACCCCTTTGCGAAGACCACGCGCGGCGCCTCAAGACCCAGTTCTCTCTCGGCCGGGACGTCGAGTACAAGGCTGGCCTGATGCGCAGGAAGGCGCTCGGCGAAACCCTCAGCGAGGAAGAGCAGGCGATCCTTGACGCGGCGGAGGCTGCGCGGCTGGCGGCCTCGGCCCGACTCGCGACGGGACATTCCCGCGCTGAGCACGAGGCTCTCAGCAAGGTGTACTTCATGCGGCACGACCGGATCATCAAGATCGGTTACAGCATCGATCCGCAGAAGCGCGCCCAGAGCCTCGCCGACGCGGCCATCCTTGCGACCGAGCCGGGTCACCGGCAACTCGAGGAAGCGCTCCATGCGAAGTTCGGTCACCTGCGGCTGCACGGCGAGTGGTTCTCGCCCGGCCCGGACCTGATCAAGTACATCAACAAGCTGCGCGCGAAGGCTGGCGCAAAACCGATCACCGCGGACGGGCAGAATCCGTCCATCGCCGCTTGAGATTCCGGCCGGATCTCGCGACGCGCCCACCGAAGCCCCGCCACCGTGCGGGGCTTTCGGCTTTTCCGTAACGGCGCCGACTGTCAACAAGTCCGCACCGGACAGTCCCGCGCGGTGCGACGTCCATAGAGGGTATGGACGAGATCCGCGACCGGTTCAACAACGGCCGCCGCAGCATGATCGACGCGTTCGCCGACCTGTCCACCCTCGCACGCCGCGCAGGCGCCGACCCCGACGCGATCACGTTGGCCCACGGCCGGTTCTTCGACGGCAACGTGGAGACCAAGCGCGCGTTCAGCATCCTGGTCCTGCTGGCTGAAGTGTGGCGGCCACAGCGCTGACCGGCGACGAGTAACCGAAGTTCTCCGGCCGCCGGTCCGTGCTTCTCCGGGTCGAGGCGGGGACCCCGCGGACCGGCGGCCGGACCCCAACTTCCCGCGCGCCTCCAAAAGCTCGCGCGGGAAACCCTCGTACCTGGCTGCCGTGAGGGAGTGACCGTGGCCGACCTGGTGACCGACCCCGACGACCCGCGCCTCACTCACGGCGCCGACGACGAACCCACCCCGCAGGCCGAGGCGTACCTGGTGCTGTCCGAAGCCGAACGCGCCAAGGGGTTCGTGCGCCCCGTGCGCCGCTCCTACCTGCACACCGGCGCGACCCCGCCGTGCGGCGCGCTCACCACCATGTCGCAGGCGCTAGCCGAGACGTACGCCCGGCAGCCCGGCTTCTATGGGGCAACGTACTGCGTCGCCTGTCGCATGCACCGCCCTGTGTCCGAGTTCGTGTGGGACGGCGACGGCACCCGGCTTGGGTCATGAGCGTGCGCTCCTACCGGGTGCACGTCACCACCGAGGACGTCGACCGCATCGCCTGGCTCCAACAGATCGAGCACACCGAGGGCGAAAACCCCCACGACGCCCGCGTTCGGCACATCGCAGCCACCGGCGAAACACTGCTTCACATCCAGGGCGGCCAGTTCGACTGGATCTGCCCCGGCTGCGGTGGCTGCGCGGGCGGCACCCTCGGAACCGAACCGGTCTCCGGGTGGGATGCGCCGCGCTGGGTCATGACCGGCCCGCGTGAACGCCCGACGCTCACCCCGTCACTGGGCTGCCCGACGTGGCGCCGCGGCAAATGCGACGGGCACTGGTGGCTGCGCGACGGAATCCTCAGCCCGGCCTGACCCGATCCGCCCGCGCACGATCGGCCGCCACCGTGCAACGCCTCCTGCTGGCCGCCCTGGTGGTCCTCGCCATCCTGAACCTGATCCTGCTGGGAGCGCTCGAATACGCACTCTCGATCTTCTCGACGCTCCTGCTGCACATCCTGCACACGCTCGCCCGGTAACCCGCCCGGCCGGAGACCCCATGGCCTACCGACCGCCACGAGCGGGCGACCTGCTCGCCGTTAGATCCAACGACCCGCACCTCGACGAGATCCAGGTACGCATCCACCGGGTCGTCGACAACGGCGCCACCCTCCTGCTCGCCGGCGACTGGGACGGACGCGACCTCGAAGTCCTCGTCCGCCGGGTCGGCGACACGAAACCAAGACCCCTGGAGACCTGATGGCCGCGATGAAGGCCGCATACGAGGCAGCCCTCGACAAGGCCCGCGCCCTGTGGGCGGCACTCGACGCCGAAGGCCACCACCTCGCCGGACAAGCGAAGAACGTGTACGAGGAGCTGCGCGGCGACGCGCCCGTGCTTGAGCACGAAGCCGAGGCCGATGCGGCCCAGCTCGTAGCGACTGCTGAGACGCAGGGTGTCGTCCCGGCCGAGCACGAAGCCGGCGCGGACGCCGCGAAGCTCGGCGCAGAAGCCGTGAGCGACGTCGAGACCGCCGTCGCCGAGACCGGCAAGGGCGCCTGAGTTGAGCGGGACCAGCCCATCCGGCGCCGTGTCACCCAACGAACTCAAGGACTCCGGATCTGCAGATCCGGTCGCGGCAGTGCCGTTGCCGACCGGCGACGACCTGGCGAACCGGTTCACCTATCATCCGCCGACCGGCGACCAGCCCCAGCGCTACGAGCAGATCCGCGCCGCCGGGCTCGACCTCGCCTGCCTGCTCGATCGACTGTGCCCGCCGTCACGGGAACGCTCGCTCGCCCTGACGAACCTCGAACAGGTCGTCATGTGGGCCAACGCCGCGATCGCCCGCAACGAGAAGCCGGAGGCGAACGCCTGATGGCGAGCCCGAACACGCTCCTGCTGCGCGCGAAGATGGCGATGATCCAGCCGCACGCCGTCGTCGAGCAGCCCGAACCGGCCCGCAGCGCCATGCCCGGGATGTTCGCCCGCACCCTGCGCGAAGAGTCCCGCCGCACCCGCCGACGCCGCGCCGACACCAAGGCCGCGCGACCCCGCAAGCCCGGCACGATCCCCACCTCCGGGCAGGGGTGCGTCAACGCCAAGAAGTCGCTGCGACTGCTTGACGCCGCACCGCACCGGCCCTGCGACGAACCGGCCAACGACGGACCCGGCTGCACCGGCCACGCGATCCCCGGGTCCGACCGTTGCCGCTGGCATGCCGCACCCGAGGCGTGGGCTGCGTTCCTCGCCGCGACACCCGCCACCGCCTGATGGCGCGCGAAGTCCAAGCCGTCGTCGGCACCCAGCACGGCCCGGACTGCGTCTGCCGCCCGCTCGACCCGATCAGCGTGAGCGTCACCCCCGTCATCGTCGACCGGGACTGCCCCGGCCAACGCGAGGTCCCGCGCGCCGACGAACTCGCCGGACGCGTCGTCATCACCTGGCCCCGCCCGGCGGGACTGGCCGTTCCCGGCTTCGGTGTCGTGGTCGCGGACGCCGACACCGGCGAGCAGTGGACCGCCGACGTGCTCAACCTGCGCGTCAACGTCGACCCGCGCGGAGTCACGACCGCAACCCTGGAGCGACTGGTCGACGCCGACGGCAAGCCGATCGGACGCGGCAAAGCCGTCCCCACGCAAGACGGCCAGAGCTTCCGCACCGCGCTGTTCCGGTACGCGGTCGCCGAGATGCGGATCGCGGAGACGTGACGCGCGCCGCGATCCAGGACCCCGACGACGAGCCGTGGACCGTGCACACCGCCGCCCCACCCGTCGGACCCGTCCAAACCTGCGCCGCCTGCGGCCACACCCTGCAAGACAACACGCCCTGGTACGAGGGCCGCGTCGCCGTACCCGAAGGCCAAGAGAACGACGGCCCGCCCTGGTGGCCCGCCGGTGAACGCATCGCGCAACTCGGCGCCTGCACGTTCGTGCTGCCGGCCCGGCCGCTCGAACCCGACGAACGCCTCTGCGCCGGAGCGAACTGACCACGCTCGGCACTGGACCACAACGAACCGGAGGCGACATGAGCGACCGGATGCGCCTGCGTGAAGCCGCCGCAGACCTCGCCGCCCGCATCGACGCAAACGAAATGGGCCCCCGCCGCGCAGGCCTCGACCAGCGCACCGAGGAGATCCTCGACGCCGCCGAAGAGATCTACGCCTGGCTCATCGCGCCGCTCTCACTCGACCTGACCGCAGGACCCATCACCGACCAGCGCACCGGCGCGGTCGCCCCCACCACCACAGGAGAAGACATGGCGCTCGAACTCGGCGACAGCCAGCAGGTCGTCATCACCGCCACCCCCAAGGACGCCGCCGGTCAGCCCACCAGCGACACCGTCGAGTGGACCGTCGACAACACCACCGCCGTCAAGCCGCTCGAGGTGTCCGCCGACACCCTCTCGGTCACCCTGCTCGGCGCTATCCCCGCGACCGGCGTCACCCTCACCGCGACCGACGCGTCCGGCAACTCGGCGCCGTTCGTGTTCGACGTCGTCAGCGGCCCGGCCACCTCGCTGGGCCTGACCGCCGGACCGGTCACCGACCAGCCCGCCCCCGCGCCCGCCGGCTGAGCATGCTCGCCATCATCGCCGCGATCCTCTTCGGGATCGGTTTCGTCCTCTCAGGATCCGGCGACCACACCAACGCCTGGTTCTCCCCGACCAGCCTCATCCTCGCAGGCCTCGTCTGCGTCGCGCTGCACCTGTGCGGCATCGGAACGACCACGTGGACCCGCCGACCCCCGCAGTGACCGCGACCGGCGCCGCCGCCCCCGAACCGGGCGACATCGGCATCACTACCATCCACGGCGACGCCGGCCGCCTCATCTCCCTGGGCCAGTACCTGCTCGGCGACGGATTCCAGCCCTGGGAACACTGCTTCGTCTACCTCGGCGACGGCGAACTCCTCGAAGCCGAACCCGGCGGAGCCCGCATCGCCAGCCTCACCGAATACGACGACCGCCCCGTCCTGTGGCTGCGCTGCCCCGCGCAACACCGCGACAGCGTCACCGCCGCAGCCCGGCACCTCAAAGACACCCCCTACTCGGCGCTCGAATATTTCGCCCTCGCCGCGCACCGCTTCCACCTGCCGATCCCCGGGCTGCGCGACTACATCGACGCCACCGGCCACGCGATCTGCAGCCGCCTCGCCGACAAGGCCGCGCAGCTCGGCGGCTGGCAGATCTTCGACGACCACCGCTGGTCCGGCTACGTCGTCCCCGCGGACCTCGCGCGGCTCGCCCTGGCGCAAGACCGGTAGGCGAACCCGCGCGCCGCCCGCGCTGGCCCCTGCACGCGACAGACAGGAGGTCCGCGCGATGACCGTCATCCAGGGCACAGCCACCGACTCGGGCGGCGCGCCCCTCAAATACACCAGCGTCGGCATCACGCCGATGAGCGGCAGCCCGCTCAACCCCGGCGCCGCGACCGGCACGCCGACGACGATCCGCAGCGACAACGGCGGCAACTGGTCCCTGGATCTGACCCCGAACACGGCGGGCACGTTCTACCAGGTCACCGCAGGCCAGACGATCGCGAGCATCATCGTCCCGGCCAGCGGCGGCCCGTACAACCTCAGCCAGGTTCTCGCGGGTGTCCCGCCGACCCCGTCCGCCCCAGTGCAGGTCGCGGTCGGCGGCACCGTCAAGGGCGTCCGGTCCGAGGTAAACCTGATCGCGGGCGCCAACGCGACCGTCACCGCCGCCGACAATCCCGCGAGCAACCGAGTCGACGTCACCTTCGCCGCAGCCGGCGCCAGCACGTTCTCCCGGCAGGTCGCCATCCAGGCCAACGGCCAGCCGTCGACCGTGGTCGCGCCCGTCGGGGCGTGGACGCCCACGTACATCGCGGATCCCGCGTTCTACGGGTGGGTCAACCAAAGTGATGGCACCCAGGGCGACACGATCAGTCTCGATTTCGCCTGTGACGTGGGCACCTACACGTTCGAGCTTTTCCACCCGCGGTTCCAGTCGCGCGGCATCTACACCGTGAAGATCGACGGCGTCACGGCCGGCACGATCGACGGATACGCGGCAAGCCTCACCCCCACCCGCAGCGCCCTGACCGGGCTCACGATAGGCGCCGGTCAGCACACCGTCACCCTCGCGATGCTCACGCAGAACGCGTCCGCGACCGGTTTCATCGGACAGGTCGAGCGCATCGTGCTCACCCGCACCGCGTAAGGGGGCGTGCCGTGCCCGACTGCCACATTTGCGGCGCCCCGGCGGAAATGCACTGGGAGCGCTACGCGACCGACGTCGAGGCCGCGGCGCACTGGTCCGCGCTCGAAGCGTCGATCATCGCGTCCGGGAACCCCAGCTACGTACAGGACCGAAGCGGCGTGGTGCGCGTCACCGTCCACGGGTGCGGCGACCACGCCTTGGTGTCGACATGCACCCACACCGAACCGCAGCCGGTGCCGTGCCCCGACTGCGCCGCCGCCGTGGGCGATCCGTGCGTGAAACCCGACGGGACGCAGCGCCCGGTCGAGCATCCGGCGCGCATCGCCGCGCAGCCGAAGCCCGACACCTGCGATCACCTCCACCAAGCGGACTGCGGCGGCTACAGCGCCTGCGTCTGCACGAGCGACAACCGCGCGCCGGCGAGTCCCTGATGTCCCCACCGCCCGATGACGGCCACGACCACAAGGCCGTCGAACTTCGGTGCCATCCATGACAGGCGGCAACCGCCCCCCCATCCATGACAGTCGGCACTGCGGCGGCAAGAAGAAGCAGGGCGAAGGACTGTGCACGCGACCCGCCGGCTGGGGCACCGACCACGCGGGCGCCGGCCGATGCAAGCTTCACGGCGGCTGCGCGCCGGCCGGGGCGAAAGCCGGGCACGCCGAGTTGGTCGAATTGGTTGATCGTGAAGCGCGCGAACTCTTCGGCAAGGTCGCTCCCGAGTCCGCCCCGGTAGAGAATCCGCTGGCCGCCTACGCCGCGTTCGCCGGGCGCGTCATGGCGTGGCTGGACCTGATGGACAAGTTGCTCGACGACCTGCAGGTCGTCGGCTACGAATCCGAGTACGCAGGCGTCCAGATCCAGGCCGTCGTGCAACTCTACGAGCGGGCGATGGACCGGGCGAACACCGTCCTGTCGTCGTACGCGCGGCTGCGGATCGACGAACGGCTGACACGCATCGAGCAGGACAAGGTCGAGCTGATCTCCAAGGCTGTCGCTGAAGCGATCCGGGATGTCGGGCTGGACGGTGAGGACGCCGTCGCCGCGAAGCGCGCGGTCGCGCGACGACTTCGCTCGGTCGCCTAGCCCCTAAGCAGGTGGCCGGGATGGACCTGCTTGAGCGCACAGCGGAGCACATCGACGAAGAGTGCGACCGCAGCGAGGTTCAGCCGTGGGTCACCCCGGGGATCCTCGCCCGTGCGATCGACCCGAGCACGGTCCAGACCCGGGCACTCGACCTGATCGACGCCGCACTGGTGGACGTGGCGGAAGGTCGCTGCGACCGACTGATCATCAGCATGCCGCCGCAGGAAGGCAAATCGACCCGCGTCACCACGGTGGGCCCGCTGTGGATGCTCACCCGCAACCCGGACCTGCGCATCGCGATCGTCTCCTATGGACAGGACCTCGCGGACGAGTTCGGCCGCAACATCCGCAACCACATCACCTCCAATAGCGGCGAAGACGACGAACTCGACCTCGGTCTGCGTATCGCCCCGGACAACGGCGCGGCCCGCAGGTGGCGTATCGCCGGGCGCCGCGGCGGTGTGCGCAGCGTCGGCATCACCGCGGGGTTGACCGGGCGCCCCGCCGACATCCTCTATATCGACGACCCGATCAAGGACGAGGCGCAGGCCCAGTCGGCGACCTGGCGCGAGCGGGTCTGGAAGTTCTGGCTCGCGGTCGGGAACACGCGCCTCGCGCCCGGGGCGCCGGTCATCCTGATCCTTACCCGCTGGCACGAGGACGACCTGGCCGGGCGCATGCTCGCCGCCGCGGACGGCCACCGCTGGCGAGTCATCAACATCCCGGCTCAAGCGGACCACGACCCGAACAAGGGGCAGCACGATCCGCTCGGACGACCGGTCGGCGAGTTCCTTCCTTCGGCACGCAAGCGAACCCGCGAGCAGTGGGAGCAGATCAAGACGGCGGTCGGCGCGCGCGTCTGGAACGCCCTCTACCAGGGACGGCCCGCGCCGGCCGAGGGCACGCTGTTCAAACGGGGCGACTGGCAGTACTACAGTCCTGCGCTGGCCCGCTGCGGCAGCGACGGCGCATGGCGCGCGGACAGCATGGACGAACTCGTCCAGTCCTGGGATATGGCGTTCAAGGACACAAAGGTTTCGGATTATGTCGTCGGGCAGGTGTGGGGGCGGCGCGGCGCAGACGTGTACCTGCTGGACCAGGTGCGCGACCGCCTCGACTTCCCCGCTACGTGCAAGGCGTTCGAGGCGCTGACGGCGAAGTGGCCACAGGCCAACGGGAAACTCGTCGAGGACAAAGCGAACGGACCGGCCGTGATCGCACAACTGCGTTCGCGGGTTCCCGGCCTGATCGCGGTGACGCCGAAGGACTCCAAGTACGCGCGCGCCTCGGCCGTCGCGCCGTTCGTCGAGGCGCACAACGTGCATCTGCCGGACCCGTCGTCGGCGCCGTGGGTGGCGGCGTTCATCGAGGAGCACGCGGGTTTCCCGAATGCGGTACACGACGATCAGGTCGATACGATGTCGCAGGCGGTGTCCCGGCTCCTCGGGGGTCACGGGTCAGCGGACCAGGCGATGGAGTGGCTGCGCGGGCTCACCGCAGCGGCGTGAGGTGGTGGTCCGGGGTGTTGTGGCCGCGACGGCTCGGCGGCAGTTTCGGTGCGACGAACGGACTGTTCCGGGTGCTGCTGTGCCGCGCTGGCGGTCACCAGTTCTGTGGCGCGCACTGGACCTCGAACGACTCCCACGCCCTGGCCCGGGACCTGCGCACCCGCGACGCCCACGAGGCCGTGTGCGCCAGCGGGCTGCTCAACGGAGTCCCGATCGCCTGATGGGCGACCCCGAGTTCGACACGCCACAGGCCGGTTGCGCGGTTGATCCGGAGCGGCTCGCGTGGCCCGAGACGCAGTCCCTCGCGGCGGCGCTCGCAGGTTACACGTTCGAGTTCGACGTCCCCGAGTACTTCTGTCCCGGCTGTGTGCGCAAGCAGCCCGTACCCGGGTACTGCGGAATGTGTTCGATGATCTACGCGGCGTTCCCGCCGAGGATCCAGCTCGGCATTATCACTACATGACCGACTTCGCTTCGACGCTCGGCTGCGCCAGGTGCGGCTGCTGCTGCGATCCGGTGACGCTCTCGCAGTGGGCGGCCGACACCCTCGCAATGTGGACCACGCAGCGCCTTGCGGGTGTCCCGGACCCCTCTACCGACGAGGGCTGGGCGTACTGGCGCGCCAACGGCTGGAACGACGACAGCGCCGAGTCACGTGCCCGCGCCGTGGGCATGTTCGCCCCGGACGGTTCCACCCGCCGCAACGCCGACTTCGCCGCGAAGCACTGGCGCCGCCGCGGCGGGGACGCGAACGACTACGACTGCGACCTGTTCGACCGCCATACCCGGCTGTGCGCCGCCCAAGACTCCAAGCCCCCGATCTGCGCGAACTTCCCCTGGTACGGACAGGCGCCCAGCGCCGAGCGGGCCGCGAACCTCGACCCGCAGTGCTCGTACCTCGGGGACCTGCCACCCGCAGACCGTCCCGAGGGTTCGCGCCCGCTGATCCCGATCGAGGTCGTGACACGATGACCGAACCTACTCGGCGACAGAGGGTTACCGTGTACGGCCCCGGACCGGGCGACATCACGCTCATCCCGGTCGATTCGCTGCCCGACGCACACCCGGACGTCACCGTGACCCCGTGGAGTCCTCCCGGGGTGGACGACTGGGCTGCTCGGCACATCAGGTTCAGCCTGCGCTGGGACGAGCACACCGCAGGCATGAGCACAGGCGAGGTCACCGCCGCCGCCTGCGCCATCGCGGCCCGGCTGCTCACCGAAGCCGGGCTCATCGGCGCGGCCACCCTGCACCCGCTGCCGATCGTCGAGTTCCGGTACGAATACCTCGTGCGCCCGCTGAAAGCCGCCGCCCGGCCCGGGCCGCGCTCGGCGCAATACCCGGTTGGCGGCCTGCCGCACAGTCCGACGCCGGAGCAACTTGAGCGGCTCGCGCAAAGGCCGACGAGTCTGCGTGGCGATCAGACTGGTGGCGTCGCGCCGATCGAGTAGCGGCCCAGCGGCGGTTTGAGCGCGGACTCCAGGTGCCGCACCTGTTCATCCTCGGCCACCTCGACCGTCACCTCCATCGCTTCGCCGTTGTCGACTACGCGCGCCGCGACGATGACGCCCTCGGCCCGGTGGGCGCCCAGATTGACCGGGGCCGTCCGGCCGATGTTCGCGTCCAGGGCATCCCCGGCGAAGACGCAGCCCGGCTCCGCCTGCTGTTGCAGTGTGATCCGCATGCACTGAGGATGCCACCCCGACCGCGCCGAGGGGGTCGGATCCCCGGTGAGTCGCCGCAACCGCAACCGCAAGGGCGGCAACCAGCACTACCAGGTGCGCCGCAGCACCGAAGCCGAAATGACCAAGGCTATGGTGCCTGGTGTCGGACCCGGAGCGACCACCTACACCGGAACGCAGGTCGCCGCGCTGCTCGCCGCCGTGAACACCGCCCCGGCCACCAGCGGCGGCTTCAACCCGCTGCCACGCCTGGACCCGCAGGTCGCGTTCGGACCCGGCCTCGCCCTGATCCCCGCCGCGATCGACCCCGTACGGCGCGACTCCGGCCGGCCCGAACCCCGCTTCGGCGAATACCCCGTCTCCACGAACCTGCCCGGCGTCACCGACCGGCTCGTGCCGTGGAAGGTGCTGCGCGACGCCGCCGCGGCCGGCGGGATCCCGCGGCGCTGTATCCAGATCCGCAAGGACGAGATCTCCACCCTCGAATGGGCGATCACCATCACCAAGTCGGCCGTTGCGAAAGCGCAGGCCGACAGTCCCTCCTCGGCGCGTGCCGACGTCGAGGCGGACCTGCGCAGGCGCCTCGGACCCGAGATCGCCCGCTGCTCCGCGTTCTGGGAGAAGCCCGACCCCGGCCAGGACGAGGACTGGACCGACTGGATCGGAAAACTCCTCGAAGAGCACCTCGTGTTGGACGCCCTAGCGATCTATCCCAGGCGCACGTACGGCGGCGACCTGTACGCTTTAGAGATATTGGACGGGTCCTGCTACTCCGACGACACTGAAGTCTTGACGCGACGCGGCTGGCTCCGCTTCGCGGACACCCGCGTCGACGATGACTTCGCGACGCGCAACCCCAAGACGCACGACTTCGAGTGGCAGCAGGCCACGTACTTCCACCGCGCCCCGCACAAGGGCGACCTCTACCACTTCACGTCGAAGTCCCTGGATGTCCTCGTCACGGGCAATCATCGGATGCTCGTGACCGCCAAGCCCCGCGCGCTGGGCGGCTCCCGCTGGCAGGATCGCGGCGAGGCAATTGTCACGGCAGCCGAGTTGGCTGAATTCGGCAATGGCCAAGCGTCGAAGATCCCGATGACATCGCACTGGATCGGCGCCGACCTGGCCGAGTTCAAACTGGCCGCCTCTGGACGTACCACGTCGCTGCCGTTCGAGTGCAGCGGCGACGACTTCGCGGCCTTCATGGGGGCGTACCTCTCCGAGGGCTGCGTTACCGGCGCGAAGAAGGACGCCGTCTGCATCACGCAAGACCCCGCGTCGAAGGGATACGGCCCGTTCCGCGACCTGCTCATGCGGATCTTCGGCCGCGAGGTATGCCATACCGGCAAGTCGTTCGTCATCAGCCGGAAGTGCCTCCACTCCTACCTTGCGCAGTTCGGGAAAGCGCACGAGAAGCATGTCCCGGACATCGTCAAGAACATGTCTGCGCGCCAGCTTGAGATCTTCTGGCGTTTCTACATGCTGGGGGATGGCTGCTACGACGGGAATCGTCAGACCATCACGACGTGCAGCCCCCGCATGGCTGACGATCTACAGGAGATCGCGCAGAAGATCGGCAAGTGCGCCAACGTGAGTCGTAGCGTGGCCACCGCGGACTCGGTGATGCGTGATGGACGTGTTATCCACTCGGGGAACATGCGGCCAAAGTATTCGGTCCGACTGTCGAACACGCAAGCTCGCACGTGGCGTGTCGAGGGGGTGCCGTATGACGGCGACGTGTTCTGCGTGTCGGTGCCGAACGAGGTGTTGTACGTGCGGCGCAACGGCAAGCCGGCCTGGTGCGGCAACACCATTAAGGTGCTGCGGGACTACCGCGGCGGCAAGCCCCTGCCGCCCAACCCGGCGTACCAGCAGATCCTGTGGGGCTTTCCGCGCGGCGAGTACGTCGCAGACGTGGACGACCAGGGCAAGGTCATCAACGGCTACGCGCCCGACACCCTGATCTACAAGCGGCGCAACGTGCGCACCGAGACCCTCTACGGCTTCAGCGCGGTCGAGCAGTGCCTCGAGGACCTCGACGTGTGGCTGCGCCGGCGCGCCTGGATCCGCGCCGAGTTCACCGACGGCACCGTGCCCGCCGGGCTGCTGCGCAACAACGCCACCAGTTCATGGACGCCGCAGCAGGTCCTGGAGTACGAGACCGCCCTGAACGACGCCTGGTCCGGGCAGACGCTCGAGCGGCACCGGATGCGGATCCTGCCGCCCGGGTTCGAGCTCGAATCCCACGCGGACGTCGCCGAGCGCTACAAGCCCGAGTACGACCTGTTCCTGCTCAAGCAGCTCGCCGCGCACTTCGCCACGACCATCGCGGAGCTCAACTTCACCGAGACCGGCGGTCTAGGCTCCAGCGGGTACCACGAGGGTCAGGCGGACATCAAGGACCGCAACGCCACCATGCCGACGTACCGGTGGATCCAGGGACTGGTCACCGGGATCTCCCGGCGGCACCTGGGGATGCCCGGCGAACTCGAATTCAAGATCCTCGGACTCGAGGACGAGGACGAAGCGGCGGCCGACGCGGTTGCCGACACCCGCGTGAAGAGCGCGCGGATGACGTACAACGAGGACCGCGACCGGCTCGGGTTGCCGAGGTATGCGTTCCCCGAGGCGGACATGCCGATCGTGGTGACCAGCCGCGGCGTGATCTTCCTGGAGGGCGCGTCGAAGCTGGCGCCCGCAGGGGAGACGGTTACGCCCCTGGAGTCGCCCCCGAACAAGGACGACAACGCGGACGGCGTGCCCGACCAGTTCGAGGACGACCAGGGCGACGACGGTGACGGCGAAGAGTCGGACGCGTCCGAGGGCGCGCCGACGCCAGCCACCACGCAGTCCGTCAAGGCGGAGATCGCCGCCTATCGCAACTGGGCGCGCCGCAACCCCAAGCCCGGCCGCGCCTTCCACGCCCGGATCCTGACCAAAGCCGACGCGCCCGACGACATGTTCGCCGACCCGCGCATCGTGTTCGCGCCCGCGGGCGGTGTCGGCAAAGTCCCAAAAGCCGGTGACCCGGACCGGCCGCACTGGCCGGGCTGGGACCGAGACAAGCAGACCGCCGCCGCCTGGAAGCCGCGCATCCGCACAGCCATGCGCGGCGCCCTGAATGCCCGAGCACTTGCCGAGGCGTGGATCGCGCACCGCATCGCCATGCTCGGAAAGGCCGACGAACCCGACCTGCCCAACGACTTCACCGACGACCCGCCCGGCCCCGACACTTACACCCAGGACCCCGCTTCCTGGCTCGCCGAACGTGGTGTGGACCTGACCGTGGTACTCGCTGGCCTGATCGTGGGGCTGTGGACCGAGGGCTACGTCATCGGGGACCTGTCCGCGACCGCCGTCCTGACCGGCAGCGCGCGCGTGGACTGGTCGCGGTGGGTCCCGGGAGACGTGGACGCCGCCCGGCTGGTCCTGGACGAGAACGGCCGCAACGGACTAGCGCTGTTGCTCGACCGGGCCGGGATCACGATCAAGTCGATCGCCAGCAACCGCCTGGACAAGCTGGCCAAGGCGCTGTCCGACGCCCTGGCGCGCGGAGACTCGGCCGCCACCCTGGCCGGGGTACTGCGCGGCATCCTCGATGACCCCGCGTGGGCCGAAGCGGTCGCGATCACGGAACTGGCGCGAGCAACGAGCGCCGCGTCGATGGACACGTACCGGGCCAACGGCATTGAGGCCACCTACTGGGCCTCGGCTGATGATGATCGCGTGTGTTCGAGCGTCTGCGAACCGAACGAGGCCGAGGGCGCCGTGCCGCTCGGAGCGGCTTTCCAGAGCGGCGATTTATCACCACCTGGACATACTCGGTGCCGGTGCGCGCCCATGCCGGTGACCGTTTCGCTCGCGGAGATCGCCCCGGCGGACCGCGCCGGCGTCGGCGCGACGGACGGCTGATCCGCCACACCAACTCACGAAGGGCCGCACCGGTCGGTGCGGCCCTTTCGCATGCCCGGAGGAGGCGACATGGCGCTGCCTGCGGTGCTGGAGCTCTACGCGCCGATCACGAAGCGCGAGAAGGACCCGACGACGGGCCACCTGTACGTGTACGGGAAGCTGACCGGCACGGATCTCGACCATGACCAGCAGCGCATGTCAGCGGATTGGCTCAGGACTGCCGTCCCCGAGTGGTTCACCCGCGCCGGTAACATCCGCGAGGGCCATGATCATCGACGCGCCGTCGGCAAGGCCATCGAACTCGAGGAGAAGGACGACGGCTGGTACATCGGCGCGAAGGTCGTCGACCGCGAGGCTGTCGAGAAGGTCGAAGAGGGTGTCCTCAACGGCTTCTCCATCGGCGTGCGCGGCCACCGCCTCGACTACACCAAGGCCGACGCGCCAGGCGGGACCGTCGTCGCTGGCAGGATATGTGAATCAAGCCTCGTAGATAGCCCGTGCTTGCCCACGGCGACGATTTCAGATCACTGGCGCTTGCCGCTCGCGAAGTCCGATGGCGCCGGGGAACTCCAGATCGTCGAGGAGCCCACGCTCGAGCGCGTCGCGTCCCCGACCTACGGACTGCCGCCCGAACTCTTCGACCGCCTCGCCTCCCCCGTAAAGCAGGCGCTTGCCGACCTCGCCGGGGCCGGGGCCTCGGTTCAGGCCGTAGCCGAGCAGGACGCTGAGACCGCCAAGACGGACTCCCCCGCGGCGCCCGTGGTGGTCAACGTGACTGTGTCCGGGCGTCTCGTGAGCGACGAGGCACTGGTAGGCGCGGTACGTGAGGCGGCGGACGCCTACAAGGCGCAGACCTACGAGTCGCTCGACAAGGCGTACACGGCCGAGGAGAAGCGGCAGGCGCTGGCGGCGGGTCAGGCGATGCCGAACGCGAAGGGCGACCCCTCCTATGTGATCAAGACGAAGGCCGATCTGCGCCGCGCAATCAAGGCCGTGGGTCGCGGCAACGCCGACCACGACGACGTGAGAAAGCACATCCGCAAGCGGGCCCAGGCCCTCGGATTGGAGGGCATGGTGCCCGAGAACTGGAATGCCGACGGCTCGCTCAAGGACGACGCGGCGAAGGCTGACGCCGACCCGGAGGCGATCGAGAAGGCCGAGGCGGTGCTGCGTGACGTGCGTGCGCTCGTCCCGGACCTCGCCAAGGCCGACGACGGCGGCGGAGCGGCCGGCGGCGTGGACGAGACTGACGACATCCAGGGCGCGCAGGACGCCATCGCCGCGATCGCGAAGCTGATCGTGTCCGAGGCCGAGTCGCTCGCGATGGGCAACCTGAACGAGGCCTGCGATATCGCGCTGCTGCTCGATGCCGTAAGGGCACTGAAGTGGTTCCAGGCTAACGAGCGCAGCGAGCAGTCCGGCGTGGACGACGCGGTGATGATGCTCTCCGACGCCCCGGCGGACGGCGAGGACCTGCTCAAGGCGGACGGGAAGAAGAACCCGAACCTCGCGCCGCCGTTCAAGAAGAAGGGCGCTGCCGACGCGGCCGACGGGGAAGGCGCCGACGGCGCCGACGGCGCCGACGCAGAGGATGACACCGAGGGCGACGACGAGAAGTCTGCGGCAAAGAAGAAGGCAGCGGCCAAGACCGCCGCGAAGGCAGACGCGCCCGACGCTGCCCACGCGCCCGAGGTCGAGCAGCTGCTCACCAAGGCCGAGGCTGCCGACCTCGTCAAGGCCGCCGTCGCCGCAGCCCTTACGAAGAACGACACACCCGAGACTCCTGCGGCCACCGAGCCGCAGGGCATGACCAAGGCAGAACTCGAAGACCTCGTGAAGAGCGCCGTGGCAGAGGCAAGGGCCGCCGACGAGGAGCGCCTCACGGCGCTCACGGTGGACCTCGCGAAGGCCAGCGCATTCGAGGCCGTCAAGGACCTGCCGCAGCCCGGCGGGCCCGCCCTGACTCGCACCGCCGCCCAGCAGGGCGCAGCGACCAAGAGCGACGCCGACACGCTGCACGCCCAGGCGAACGAACTCCTGGCTAAGGCCGAGATGTTCTCGGCGAACCGGGACCTCGCCCAGGGCTACCGCGACCGTGCCCGCGCCTTGCTCGCGAAGGCCGCCGCATAGCCCCCCCCGACCACCCGGCCCCGCCAGTGCGGGGCCTTTCGCATGGAAGGAGCAGGGCCCATGGCTCTGCCCACGAACGTCGAGCTCATGTTCGGTGAGTCCCCGGAGTCCGCGAAGCTGTCCAAGGCCGAGGTCTCCATCCGCTTCGACGAACTGGTCAAGTCGATCCAGTGCGTTCCCGAGCGGGAACTGACCCGCGAGGAGATCGTCACCAGCTTCAAGGCCGGCCACCCGATCGACTTCAGCCCGCGCCCGACCAACGCGATCGAGTACCTGCAGAAGGCGCTCGGCTCGCCGGACCTGGTCAAGTCGATGTCCCCGGACGCCGTCGCGTCGGTGGCCGCGGCGCTGGACGCCCTCAAGGGGCAGCAGCCGGACCTGGTCAAGGACATCAACCTCACGTCCCCCGTTGGAACTGGCCTCGTCGCGTTCGACCTCGAGGCGCCTTCGTTTTCGTAGGGCCGCTGCGCAGTGATGCGCAGTTGAGAACCCCGCTGTATCGGTGAAAGTCCTTCGCTGGGCGCAATATACTTAGAGCGTCCAGGTCATGTGGAAAACGCCGAGGCAATCCCCGTTCGTAGGGGCGAGTCCGTAGAGACTAGATGCGGGGCACCTGTTGGACTGGAGCAACCTCCAGGCGGATTACGACCGACTCGGGCCGCAACGCGCTGTCGCGGAACTGTACGGCTGCTCACGCAAGCCGGTAGAGAACGCGATGAAGCGCCTTGGTATCGCCCGCAAGCCCATGACTGGGCGAACGTGGGTGTGGAGTGACGAGCGCAAGGCTGCACACAGGGCCGCATGCAACACTCCGGAGTTCAAGGAAGCGCACCGAGTGAGTCCGCTTAAGCGATTCGATGAGCTGCGAGGCTCGTCGGCGGACTCTCCGCTGGAAAAGCTGCTCCATGGAGCACTCAAACGTGCAGGACTCTCGTTCACGACACAGCGATGCCACCTCGGCCGCTATGTCGTCGATATCGAGCTTCTTCAGGCTCCCGTGATCATCGAGGCCGACGGACTGTCGCACCGACTCGAGCGTCGCAAGGCGCTCGACGCAGTGCGCGACGCCGAACTCGCCGATGTGGGCTACAAGGTCTTCCGGTTCAACGGAACCCAGATCAACGCTGACCCGGACGCCTGCGTCCGGTCGGTCGCGGACGCCGTTGGACTGACACCCGACACGGATCCGATCGCTGACATCCGTCGGAGTGGGCGCGGCAAGGACAACGCAAGCTGGAAGGGTGCTCAGATCGAGCACACCTGCACCGGCTGCGGAAATGTCTTCGTCGAGCACCGGACGAACCGGACCTACGAGAAGAAGTTCTGCACCCAGAAGTGCTACGGGGTTTGGATGAGGAAGAACCCTCAGTCCAATCCGGTCCACATCCGGTGGAAGGATCACCGGAAGCAGCAGGTGGTGGCATAGTCCGAGCTGCATGGAGACATGCAGAGCCGCGCAGAAATGAAGCGGCCCGAGCCGACGGGGCTCGGTAACAAATCTGGCAAAGTTCCTCGCTCCCCGTCCGACGCCGGTCAGCAACCGCACGCCGCGGATCAAGGGCTTCGGCACCTCGCACCGGTTCAAGGTGATCTCCGGGATCACCGGCTCCGGCACCGGCGGCGTCGGCAACATCCACCCCGGTATCGCCGACAGCAGCCAGACGAACTTCGCCCCGTCGGGCGCGAGCAACTCGCTGTACTACGCGCGCGGCCCGAAGATCGCGTACGCCGGTTACGACGTCGTGCTGCCGCACTCGCAGTTCTCGATGTCCGACGAGGTCACCTGGTCCGCCCAATATGCTGGCCAGGGGTATCAGGACATCCGCCAGCTCTCGCGCACCAGCCTGCTGTACGCCAGCAAGCTGATGGAGGAGCGGATGCTGATCATGGGCCGCGGCACCGCGTCCGGGTACGCCGGCGCTCTCGCCGCGCCCACCGGCACGTCGCTGGTGGACAACACCCTCGGCACCGGGCAGGCCGCCCTGACCGGGTACACCACGAACATCTACGTGTACGTCACCTCCGACGCGGGCGCGTTCGGCGAGTCCGTCGTCTCCACCGTCGCCACGATCGCGCCGACCGCGGGCCACAACGTGGTGCTGCGCCTGACCGACGTCCCGGCGGCGCTGGGATACAAGGTGTACATCGGGACGGGAGCCTCCCAGCCGGCGAACTCCGCGTTCTTCCTGTACGGCCGGTTCCCGAACCAGTCCGTCAACGGCGGCGGCGCTGGCGGTACCGGCATCGTGCTGCAGGGCGCGATCCCGGTGGCGGGAGCGAACCCGCCCACCGCCGACACCTCCGCGTACTCCGCCGGGTACGACGGGATCCTCGCCTGGACGATGGGCACCTCGTCCGGCTACAACGTCAAGTTGAACTCGGCGTTCGGCACCGCGACCCCCGGCGGCGAGTTCCAGACCGCGTTCGCCAGCCTCTACAACTCGGTCAAGGCCGACCCCGACCGGGTCATGTTCAACGGCGCCGACCGCAAGCAGCTGTCCGCGACGCTCAAGACCGGCGAGTCCAACAACTACATCCTGCAGGTCACCCAGGACCAGGTCGCCGGGGTCACGCTCGGCTCGGTCGCCGTCGCGATCGTGAACGAGACCACGGGCAAGCACGTCGAGATGGAAGTCTCGCCGTGGCTGCCGCAGGGCGTGTGTCCGATCATCTCGGACACCCTGCCGATCCCCGACTCGCAGGTCAGCAACGTGTGGGCGATCTGCAACGTGCAGGACTTCATGGGGATCGACTGGCCCGTGACGCAGTTCGCGTACGAGTCGTCGAGCTACTGGTTCGGTACTCACCTATGCTACGCACCCGGCTGGAACGGCTGCATCTCGGGCGTTTCCGCCGGATAGTCGCCCCCTGATACCGAGCGGCGCCCGGCTCAACCGGGCCGGGCGCCGTGTCGTGAAAGGAGTCCCGCATGCGCCTGGCAGCACCCAGCAGCACGGTCGCAGGCATGGAGGTCAAGGGCGCCCAGAGCGGCCAGGTCACCAGATACCCGGGCCGGATCATGGACGTGCAGGACCCGATGCACGTCAAGGCGCTGCGGTCCGAGGGCGCGTTCCCGGCGTCCCTGTCGGGCGGCACCCGCCGCTCGATCGGCTACCGGTGCGGGTCGTGCGGATTCGGATCGTTCGTGAAGAAGTGCTCGCGCTGCGGCGGCGAGTGCGAGAGGGAGAGCTGATGCCCACCACCCCGCGCAAGAGCGCCGCGGCGAAGCCCGCAGCGGACGCGAGCGAGCCGGACAGCGCGGTGGCGCCCAAGGATGCGAAGAACCCTGCGGCCGCTACCCCGCACACCGAGCCGGACCCGGCCGCCACGCCAGACAGTGCCCCGGAGCCGAAGCTGGCGTCGGCGGGTGAGGGCGGGGCCAAGCCCGCGGACGACAAGCCCGCCGGGGACGCGCCCGCCGAACCTGCGGCGGGGCCGTCCTTCCACTGGGAGACGGCCGCCGGTGAGCCCGGAGCCCCGTGCCGCGAGTGCAACCCCGCCGGACCGCCCCCCGGTGCAGGAAGCATCGGCTGCGCGCACGGCCAGTGGGTGCGCGTCGCGGACACCACACCCTGATGGCGTCCATCGTGCAGGGCACCGGCGGCGCATGCGTCACCCAGCCCGCAACCAACCTGACCACCCCGGCCGCGCGCGCCGTCGCGATCACCGACGGCGAGGGCAACGTGCTCGCCGTCGGCGCAGGCGGCACCCTGCCCACGTCCAGCGGCGCCGGTCCCGTCGCGTCACTGTCGGCCGCGACATCGACCGGGCCGGGCACCGTAACCGACCTCGGCGTCGTACGCTCCGCACACACCTTGCAGACCTCTACGACCGGGTCACCGACCGGGGTGACGGTCCTGCTCGAGGGATCGCTCGCCGCCGCGGGGCCGTGGGCGACGCTCGCGACGTCCACCTCCACCACCGGCGACGTGCAGACCGCCACCGGCAAGGCCGTACGGTATGTGCGCGCGAACCTCACCGTGCTGACCGGCGGAACAGCCCCGACCGTCACCGCCCTGATCGCGTCGGCCCAGTAGTGCCCGTCACCGTTCGGCTCGCCGGCCCGCGCCCCGAGAAAGTCGTGCACGACGCGGGCCAGGACGTGTCGGTCGACGACGCCGGGAACCTGGTCGTCACCGCCCGCGAGGGCCGCGGCGAGTGGGTCGTGGCCGTGTATCCGGCCGGGGCGTGGATCGGCGCCGAAAACACCGACCCACCGAACACCCGCTGACCCGGCGCGCACCGCCACCCGCTCCCCGTTCGGCGTGACGCGCCGCCCGTGAACACCGGGAGGCGGACCCGTTGATCGTCACCCCGTTCGTGTCCGTCGCCGCGTTCACCGCCCACCCCACCTACCTGGACCTGGACGACCTGCGCTACGGCGACGCCCTGACCGCCGACCAGGCAGCCGAGTTGAACAACCTGCTGCTGATGTCCTCGGCGTGGGCGGACGGCTATCTCGAGCAGCCGCTGCTCGCGCACCAGAACGTCCAGAACCTGCGCACCCGCTTCAGCCGGACCGGCACCCTGAAGATCCACCCCGATCACGGGCCTGTGATCGCGGTCTCCTCGGTCGGCTACGGCTACACGCCCACGGCGATGACCACGATCGCGAACCCGAGCGTGTGGAGCGAGGACGGGCGCAACCTCGAGATCACGATCGGCGCGGGCGGCCCCTGGTCGGGGTCGCTCCAGTTCGGTACGCCTGGCGCGGGCTGCCAGGTGTACGCGCAGCTGACGTACACGGCCGGGTATGTCGCCACGACCCTGGCGGCGTCCGCATCCCTGGGCGCCACGTCTTTGAGCGTGACGGACCCGACCGGGATCCAGCCGGGCGCCTCCTACCGGATCTGGGAGCCGGGCGCCGAGGAGACGGTGACCGTCTCCTCGGCGTTCGCGCCACCCGCGGTCGCCGTGCCCCCGGTGGTGACGGCGGTCCCGTTGGCGGCGCCCGCCGTGTTCGCGCACGCGGTCGGGCACGACTTCACGAACATGGAGCACGACGCGCGGCTCGCGGTGACCAACTACACGATCGCGCAACTGCTGCGCCCGGACACCGCCGCGGAGGACGCGTACCCGGACTCGCGCCAGGCGAGCGGCACACGGCAGAACGACTCGCGCAAGGACGGCTCCGGCCTGATCGACGAGGCCGAGCGGCTGCTCGAGCGGCTACGCCGGATCCGATGACCATCCAGAGTGCGCTCGACGGTATCTGCCAGTACTTCGGCGGGCCCTACGACCCGGTCACCCGCACCTACCGCTCCTCGCCGGTGCCTGGAGTGGGGATCGTACGGCGCGCCTGGGCGAAGCGCGACAACCACCAGGACTATTTCCAGGGGCTGCCCGCCGCGTCGCGCACCGGCTGCCAGATCGTGGTGTTCATCCCCCACGAGCACGAGACCCGCAAGGCGGTCGGTGGCGCGGTTTCGGGGCTCAAACGCGCCGCGTACACGGTCGAGCTGCACTGCTACATCCGCTCGCGCACCCCGCACGCAGAAGACGCGCAGGACGACGTGTACGCGCTGCGCGACGCGCTCAAGGTGCGGCTGCGCGAGGACCGCACCCTGGGTCTCGCCGTGTTCCAGGCGGGCGAGGCGATCGAGGGCGAGCACGATTGGCTCGAGATCGAGTACGGGCAGCCGGAGACGAAGGACGAGCTGACCAAGTCGTATCTGCTGATGCGGTTCGGCGCGACCGAGTACCTCCAGGCCTGACATGGCAGGGCGCGCGAGACGCCACAGCGCCCGACGCCATCCGGGCAAGCGCCGCCCCGAGTCCGCGGCGACCCGCAAGAAGCTCAGCGCCCGCGAGAAGGGCCGCAAGCACCCGCACAAGGGCAGCCACGCCAAGCATCACGGGCATAAAGGGGCGCCGCGCCGACACCCGAAGCGCCGCAAGGGGCTGAAGCACCCGCACAAGGGTTCGCACGTCAAGCACCGGCCTGCGCGGCGTGCCGGTCACCGGCACTCCGCCCGGCGTGCGGCGTCCACGCACCGCGGCCGGGCCGCGCGCCCGAGGCGTGAACGCATCCGCCCGTCCCATTTCAAGCGCGGCCACACCCGGCTGGCCTCGCGCTTCAAGAAGGGCAAACGGATCCGCGGCATGCGCTCCCCCTACGCGGCCGGGCGCCGGCACACCCACGCCTGGAAGTAACCGCCCGGCCACGCCCCGACCCGCCCGCACCCCTTTCCGACCCGCACCCGAAAGGGGAGCCGAGCCATGCCTCCACGCGCCCGCCCGCCCGCCCCGGCGCTAACCGAGGAGACCGCGCCGCCGCCCGCACCGGTCGAGCAGACAGCCACCGCCGAGCCGGACCGGGGCGGCTGGTTCCGCAACAGCGGACTGGTCGACCTGGTGGTCCTGGGCGACGGCGCCACGGCCGTGCTCGCGCCCGGCCGGATCGCGCACCTGCAGCGCACCCCGACCCACCGCGACCTGTCCCCGGCAACCGAGTCCGACTTCGACGCCCAGCAGGGCGCCGACGCCGCGCGGGCCGAAGCCGAGGCCACCCCCGAGCCGGCGCCCACGGGTGCGGCCGACGAAACCGCGACGGAGGCGTAACCGGCCATGCCCGCACCCAGCACGTTCCCGAGCATCAAGCGGTTCATCGGCTTCGCCCGGGACGTGACGCCCGGCATCCCGGTCGCGCCGGCGGCGTTCATGCCGGTCACGAAATTCGACTGGAACGACAAGCCCACCTGGTTGAAAGACAAGGGCCTGCGCGGGGTGATGGCCGACGACGCGTTCGGCATCATCCAGGGCGTCCAGCTCGGCGAGTTGGACTTCGAGGGGCCGGTATTCGCCGACGAACTCGGATACCTGATCGGCAACCTGTTCGGCGCCGACGACACCACCGGTGCCAGCGCCCCGTTCACGCACAAATTCTCGCTGCTCAACACCGGCGGCGGCCAGCCGACGACGCACACGGTGACGCAGTACTACATGGCGGAGCCCACCCATCAGGCCCGGCAGTTCTCCGGCACGTGCGTGTCCGAGGTGGGGCTCAAGTTCAACGCCGAGAGCGAGTTGCTCACGTACACGGCGAAGGCCGCGTCCTGGATCAGCAATGTCGCCGCGGCGACCCCTACGGCGACGTTCACCACGGCCAAGCCGCTGCCGTCGTGGCAGTCGCAGCTCGGCGTGGGCGGCACGGTCGTGGGCGCACCGGTGCTCTCGTGCGCGAGCGGCGAGTTCAACTTCAAGCGGGCACTCAAGCCGTACTTCACCGCGCAGAACTCGCAGAACCCGTACATCATCCAGCGCGGCGGCCTGACCGTGGACTGGAAGCTGAGTTTCGTCGCCGCTGACGAGTCGCCGCTGACGTACATGCGCAACAACACCCAGCCGCAGATCCAGTTCATCCTCAACAACGGCCTGACCCTGTCGAACGCCCTGGTGGTGCAGGTCGACATGCAGCAGGCCGCGTTCACCGAGGCCAAGCCGAACTTCGGCTCCGAGGCGATCATGTTCGACGCCACTGGGGAGTGCGTGCTGAACACCACGAACATCGGCACGAGCGGCGGCTACGGGCCGGCGACGCTCAGCCTCCAGAACGCCATTGCCGCTTCGACGTATGTGTGACGGTTAAGGATCCGGATGAAGATAGACCTCCCGTCGGGCGCGTGGGCGGACCTGCTGCCCCCCGACAAGCTCAAGGCCAAGCACCAACGCGCCGTCATGCGCGCCGTCACCAGCCGCGACCAGCGCCAGGGCGGCATGGCCGTCGACATCACCGACGGTGTCATCGCGATCCTCGTGCAGGACTGGAACGTGACCGGCGACGACGGGGAGTTGCTGCCGCTGCCCTCCGAGCTGTTCGACTCGATCGACGAGCTCACCATCGACGACTACGAGACGCTGCTCGGCCACGAATACGTCACCCAGGTCGCCACGCGGCTGATGGAACTACGCGGCGAGAAGGTCACCCCCGACGACTACGACAATCCCGAGTCCCCTTCCGTGCCCTCCGCCGGATCCGGGCCCGGCTCGAGGGCGGCACTGTCCCCGAGCACAGGGACATCTGGACCGGGTGGGACGACGCGCAAATCTACGTCGCGTTCGCGGAGCGCTGGGGCTGGACCCCGCAAGAAGTAGACGACCTGCCGGTGGAGCTCTACCACCGGATGCTCCCGGTCGCCGCCGTGTTCGACGAGGTGCGCAACGAGCGCGAGGATCGGCGGTGGCGCTGATGGACGTCAAACTCCTGGGCGTGGCCGAGTTCACGGCCGCGATCGAGGCGATGGTGGTCGCGGCGGACGTGGCGTCCCGCGAGGCCGTGGCCGCGGGCGCGCACCTGATCGAGGCGGAAACGAAGGAGGACCTCTCGATCGGGTCGCACGCCAAGGGTGAGCCGACGAGCTCCGCGCCGGGCGCGCCCCCGGATCTGGTGACGGGCGCGCTACGCCGCTCGGTGAAAGTAGAGGGGCCCGCGCGCGTCGGGCCGGCCACGTGGCGCGCGGGGGTCGGTCCGACGGCAGTGTATGGGCGTATCCAGGAACTCGGCGGGGTGACCGGCCGGGGCGGCGCGACGGCACTGCCCGCCCGCCCGTACCTGGGGCCGGCGCTGCAACACCTGATCGACTCGGGGCGCCTGTCGGCCGTGTTCTCCAAGGCGTGGCGCGCTGCCGTCCACGCGTAGCACGCCACCCCCTGCGCCGTAGTCCGCCGCCGCACGCCTAGTCCACGCGGGGTGGGGGTGCCTCGCAATGGCGGGATTCTTGCCTCCGACTGTGGCGTATCTGCTCGGCAACATCACCGGCTTCAAGGCGGCGATGGGCGAGGCGCGCGGCGAGATGGACGCCACCAAGACGTCTATGGAGCAGGCGGGCGCGTTCGGGAAGGTCGCGCTGCTCGGTATCGGCGTCGCCGCCGTCGGGGTGGGCTACGAGTCGGTAAAGATGGCCACCGGTTTCGACCAGGCCATGGAGATGGTCCATACCCAGGCCGGCGCCTCCCAGCAGGAGGTCGACAAGCTCAAGGGCTCCGTGCTCGCCCTGGCGCCCGCTGTCGGCATCGGACCCGAGACCCTCGCCGAAGGCCTGTACCACATCGAGTCCGCCGGGTTCCGCGGCGCTCAGGCCATGGACATCCTCACCGCCTCCTCGAAGCTCTCACAGATCGGCCAGTCCGACTTCGAAACGACCGCGCAGGCCGTGGTCGGCGTGATGGCGAGCCAGATCAAGGGCGTCAAGGACGCCGCCGACGCCGGGAACCTGCTCAACACCACGGTCGGCATGGGCGACATGAAGATGCAGCAGCTCGCCGAAGCGATCGGCACCGGGATCCTGCCCAAGGCCGCCGCCGCCGGACTGTCGTTCGAGGACGTGGGCGCGGCGCTGGCGACCCTGACCGACAACGTCACTCCCGCGAACGAGGCCGCGACGCGCCTGGGCATGACGTTCTCGATGATGTCCGCGCCCACGCAGAAGGCGCAGGACGCGTACAACTCCATCGGCATGAGCAGCCGGCAGATGGCGCAGGACATGCGCGGCCCCGGCGGGCTGTCCGCGGCGCTCGAGGACCTCAAGGCGCATCTCGAGAAGACGTATCCGGCCGGTAAGGCCATGAAGCTCTCGCTCGTCGAGCAGCAGGCCGAGCTCAAGAATTACTCGGCGTCGCTCACCGACATGGGTGTCCCGCTCGACCAGCAGACCACACTGCTCGCGCAGTTCAAGACGAACCTGGAGACGTCCGGCTCTGCCGCGGTCAAGCAGTCCGCGGCGCTGTCGGCGATGTTCGGGGGCGGCAAGTCGAGCGGCACGATGATGACGCTGCTCGGCGAGATGGACCGGTTCAAGACCAAGACGGACGCGTACGGGACGGCCGCGTCGAGGGCGGCGCAGGCGCAGGAGGCGTGGAAGGCGCAGCAGGCGCAGTTCGGGCAGCAGATCAAGCAGATCGGCGCGGCCCTGGACGTGTGGGGCGTGAAGATCGGCAATGTCCTGATCCCGGTTCTGCAGAAGTTCATCGGCTGGATCACCACCGCGGGGGCGTGGCTCGGCCGACACAAGGTCGTGCTGCTCGGGCTCGGTGTCGCGCTCGGCGCCCTGGTTGTCGGGCTGACCGCCGCCACGATCGCGACGATCGAGTGGAACGCGGTGCTGCTCGCGAACCCGATCGTGTGGATCGCGGCGGCCATCGTCGCCGCGATAGCACTGATCACGATCGGGATCGTCGAGCTTGTCAAGCACTGGAGCACGGTCTGGGGCGAGATCAAGAGGATCAGCGCCGACGTCGCGCACTTCCTTGAGCACGTGTGGGACGACGTGTCGGGCGCGTTCAAGCGTGTGTGGGGCGACATCTCCGGGTTCTTCAAGACTCAGTGGGCGGGCCTGAAGGCGATCTGGGACGGCACCGGCGGCAAGGCCATCACCTGGATCAAGGACACCTGGGACAGGCTGACCCGGCCGATCACCGCCGAGTGGGACAAGATCTCCGGCGACCTGTCGTCGATCTGGGGCAGCCTGGCCACGATCTGGAACGCGACCGGCGGCAAGCTCGTGTCGCTGATCTCGGACCACCTCTCGCAGATCGAGGACTTCTTCGCTCAGTCCTGGGACCACATCGTGGGCCTGGTAAAGACCGCCTGGGACTTCATCTCTGGTCTCGTGCGCGGCTACCTCGACATCGTCAAGGGCGTCGTGCGTGCCGGATGGGACGTCGTGCAAGGCGTTTTCCACATGGCATGGGACTTGATCAAGGGCATCGTCAAGGCCGCATGGGACTTCATCTCCGGGATCGTGAAGGGCGCGCTCTCGATCATCACCGGCGTGATCAAGGCGGCGTGGGACGTCGTCGCAGGGATCTTCAAGGCCGCGTGGGATGTGATCACCGGGGTCGTCAACACCGCCCTCGACCTGATCAAGGGCGTGCTGAAGATCTTCGCGGATCTGGTCACCGGCCAATGGGGCAAGCTCTGGGGCGACGTGAAGAACCTTGTCGTGACCGTGTGGAACGACATCAAGGGGATCTTCACCTCCGTACTCGGCGACATCAAGAGCACCGTGCTCGGCGCGGTCAAAGCCATCTGGGACGGCTTCATCGGCGCGATCAAGGACGCGGTGAGCGGCATCGTCGGCGCGATCAAGGCCGTGTGGAGTGCGATCGTCAGCTTCTTCAAGGATGCGGGCAGCTGGCTGTTTCAAGCGGGCAAGGACCTCATCATGGGCCTGGTCCACGGCGTGGAGAGCATGGCGTCCGCCGCCTGGGACGCGGTCAAGTCCGTGGGCTCCAAGATTGTCGGTGGATTCAAGTCCCTGATCGGCGCGCACTCTCCCTCGACTGTTTTCCACGAACTCGGCATGAACATCGGCCAGGGCCTCGTCAACGGCATCGCGTCCATGCACGGTGCCGCGCAGGCCGCGACTGCGGGCCTCGGCAACGCGGCACTGCGCGGGTTCGGGTCGCCCACGGCCGGGCTGAACCTGGCCGGGTCCGGTGTCGGCGGCGGCACGTCCGCGGGCAACGGCGTGATCGTCGTGGTCAACGTGCAGGGCGCCGTGCACTCCGACGCCGGGATCGCGAAGGTCGTACGCACGGAGGTGCTGCGCTACCAGCAGCGCAACTCCCGCAACAACCTCGCACTCGCCGGCATCGGCAACTGACGCCCCGCAACGTCCGGCCCGCACGCGGCGCACACGGGGGGCGGTGCGGCGTTGGCGGTCCCCACCATCCCACCCATCTTCTACCAGGTCGCGTTCAACGCTGACCCCAACCAGACCACCATCCCCCCCTACTGGACCGACCAGTCCTGGCGCACCCAATACCCCTGGTCCAGCGAACGCGGACGCCAATACGAACAGGACGCCAACGAAACCGGGCAATGGCGCCCCACCCTCGCCAACCCCGACGGCGCCCTAGACCCCAGCAACACCGCGTCGCCCTACGCCCCCAACGTCGTGCCCTACCGCCAGGCGCGCATCCGCTGCACGCCCGGCCCCAACTGGCTCACCCCCGACCAGTCCACCGCAGGCGAAGGTACCGGCTACCCCGCCGGGATCGCACCGCCCGCGTCGATGAACGTGAGCTGTGGCGCCGGATACCCGCTCACCCTCGCCGCCTCCGGATCCGCATACCAGGGCGCGCAGGTCTACCAGGTGTCCGTACCCAACGGCGCAGCAGCGCCGCAAAACCTGCTCGCCGTCGCCGTCGTGGACGCGCAGCCCGGCGCCGCCTACGCCGCACAAACCCAGGCGCGGGTGCTCGCGACCGTACAGAACCTCACCCTGAGCGTCGCGATCGACTGGTACAGCGCCACCGGGACGCTCATCTCCACCACCAGCGGCGCCGGCGTCGCCATCACCGGCGGATCGACAAGCTGGGTGACGCTGTCCGCGTCCGGGACGGCGCCGCCCGGCACCCAGTACTGCGCGATCCGCGCCGTGCTCGGCACCACGACTACCGCGACCGCGTCCGCGCAGTTCGACGGACTGCAGTTCGAGAACAGCTACTTCCCCACCCCGTTCCAGGTCCCGTTCGCCGTCCCGCCGAACCTGTTCCCCGGCAACATCGCCTCCGGCGGTTACGACGCACAGAGCGCCACCGGGTGGCTGTACCCCACCGCCGGGTCCGTCGCCTACGCCACGGCGCTACTGGCGGCGCCGACCGGGCACACCAACGCCCTGGCGTGGACCACCCCGGCCGCGACGACCAGCGCATCGCCACTCCTGTTCGGCGCCGCATCCTCCGGGCCCGTCGGCGACAACGTTCAGGTGGTCGCCGCGACGCAGTACACGGCGTCGGTCTACTCGCTGCGCGCCGCCTCCGCGGACGCGACCCTCGCGATCACCCCCACGATCACCTGGTACGGCGCGACCGCAGTGTCGCTCGGCACCAGCGCAGGATCCCCCCTCACCCTCGCCACCGGGGCGTGGGGTCGCGCGAGCGTGACCGGGACCGCGCCGGCCGGGGCGCTGTGGGGACGCCTGTCCCTGGCGATCACCACCCCCGCCAGCACCACCGCGACCAATGTGGCGTACCTGACCGGATGCCAGTTCGAAGCCGCGGCGACGGCGTCGGCGTGGCGGGACACCGGCGCCGTGTTCTCGGTGATCACCCCGTTTGTGGAGCGGTGGCCGCAGTCCTGGTCGGAGCAGGACGCCACCTACGGCCAGTGCGACGTCGTCGGCGTGGACGCGTTCGCGGCCCTATCCCAGGTCACCCTGCGCGACCCGTACGTCAACGAGGTGCTCGCGCTCGGCCCGAACTTCTACTACCCCCTCAGCGACCCCGCCGGGGTTTCCTCGGTCGCGGACCTGGCGGGCAAACGGGGCGCGGCGCCGATCGAGAACAGCCCCTACGGTGTCGGCTCGCTCACCCTCGGCACCTCGATCACCGCCGCGTTGTCGCCGTCGGGCCTGTTCACCGGGGCCGCCGGACCGGTCGCGACGGTCAACAACGTCCTGTCGGGCTCGAACGTCCAGCTCGCCGAGACGTACGTCGCACTGCACAAGACCACCGCGACCCCGGGGCCGCCCGTGTCCGGCGGCTGGAGCAGGATCCTGGCGTTCCGCACCTCCACGGTGCCCGGCGGCAGCAACGTCATGAGCCTGTGGACCGCCTACCCGACCACCTGGAGCACCGGGAACCTCTCCTCGTTCTGGATGCAGATCTCACCCGCCGGGGTGATCTCCCTCAACTGCGTCAACTCCTCGAACTTCGGGCTGTTCTACAACGGCGCCTCATCCATCTGCGACGGCAACTGGCACCAGGTCATCATGACCGTGGACCCGGCGGGCACCGGCGGCACGTTCATGCGCTACTACGTCGACGGCGTGCAGGTCGCGACGAACTCCGTGGCCCGCTACCCCACCGGGATCACCGCCGACACCCTCGGCGCGGCGATCCTGTACGGCGGCGAGTGGTTCCAGCAGGGCTACGAGGGCGACATCGCGCACGCGATCGAACTGCCGACGGCACTGACCACCGCGCAGGCCGCGAACCTCTACGCGTCCTGGCGCTCCGCGTCCTCCGGCGAGTCCACCGGGGCGCGCGTACAGCGGGTCCTGAACTGGATCCCGTGGACCGGGCCCACCGCCATCGACGCCGGCGTGACCGCGTCGATGGGCCCCGCGAGCGACTTGACCGGGGCCACCGCCCTCGACGCCATCAACAACATCACCCTGACGGAAAACGGCGACTTCTTCGTCTCCAGCGGCGGCGCCCTGACGTTCCAGGCGCGCAACGCCCGCTACAACAAAACCGTCCCCGTGTTCACGTTCGGCGAGCACACCGCCACCGGTGAGTGGCCGTTCGAGGTCGTCGAGTTCGACGACGACCCGTCGCACATCGCGAACAACGTCCAGGTCACCCAATACCAGGGTTCGACGTTCACGGCGATCGACACGGCGTCGGCGCTGCGCAACTGGCCCCGCGTCTACCAGCGCACCGTCAATACCACGTCCCCGGCCGAGGCTGCCGACGCCGCCGCGTATCTGCTGTCGCAGTACAGGACCGCGCAGATGCGGGTGTCCACGCTGCGCCTGCACCCCAGCGCTGTGCCGGGTCTTTTCCTGGTGTGCCTGCAACTCGAGCTCGGGATGCGGATCCAGGTCAACCGGCGGCCGAACGGCGCCCCACAGATCAGTTTCAACGGCTTCGTCGAGAAGATCGAATGGGAGTGGGATCCCGAGGGCCCCGAGGTGTTCGTCACCCTGCAGTGCTCGCCCGCGAACCTGGCGTCGTACTGGGTGCTCGGGGCGATGCACACCAGTTTGCACGCGCAGGCCACTGCGGGCGCGTCCTCGATCTCGATCAACGCGCTGCTCGACTCCGCGGTCAACCCGCTCGCCGCGTCGATGCCGCAGAACCAGCAGCTGACGCTCGAGCCGGGCACGGTGCGCGCGGAGACTGTGACAGTCGTGCCGCCACTGCCCGCGACGAACCCGGGCTACAACAGCGCCACCCTGAACGTCACCCCGAACCTGGCGTTCACCCACGCCATAGGCACGGTCGCATGCGAACCGCTGCCGCCCGGGATCACCGACCCCACCACGTACGACTCGCAGTCGGTGCTCGGCGCGCTGTCCACGAGCTTCGCCGCCGCGGCGTCCTCGGGTACGAACGCGATCACGGTGAACGCGCCGGCGGACGGGAAGACCAACGCGCTCGGGTCCGACCTCTCGACCGGCGACCTGCTGTGGCTCTCCCCGGGAACACCCCAGTTCGAGGGCTACAACCTGCTGCACCCGAACATCGCGACCGCGGGCGAGGGCGCACTCCCGCTCGCGGCGGGCACGTCAGGGGCGGCGTGGGGTCTGTCGTCGGACGTGGGCACCCCCACCGTAACCGCGTCCGGGTCGGCGCAGCAGGGCGCCAACGTATGGGCGGTCAGCGTCGCGGGCGGCGTCGTACCCACCAAGGGCCTGATGTACGTCCTCAAGGTCCCGGTGACCGCGGGACTGGTGTACACCGCCAGCGAGTACGTGCGGTCCGCGACCACCGGCGCGAACCCCACCGTGCAGATCTACCTCAAATTCTCGGACGCGACCGGGACGAGCCTCGCGCAGGCCAACTCGGGCACCACGGTCCTGACCGGGGCGCCGTCCGCGGCGTGGACGCGGATGACGGTGACTGCGACGGCTCCCGCAAACACGGTGTGGGCGCAGATCGGGTTGCTGCTCACCGCGACTGCGCCGGCTGGGGCGTGGACGTGGCAGGCGGACGCGTTGCAGCTCGAGCAGGCCGCGTCGGCGTCGGCGTTCCAGGTGTGCCCGCAGGTGTTGTCGGTGGCGACGTCGTACCCGGGCTACACCACCTGCGTGATCACGCTGTACCAGAACCTGACGCAGAACCATGCGGCGGGCGACGGGGTGTGCGATCCGCTGCCGCCGGGCGACACCGCGCCCAGCCAGATAGCGGCGACCAGCCGCGTTGCGTACTGACAGCCACCCGACACGTAATCCGCCCTCCCGGGCCGACCCGAGCCCGGAGGTGCCCTGGTGGCGAACCTCGCCGTCCCGATCCCGCGCACGTTCACGCCCGGCGAGACCGAGGTCGGCTCGTATTTCAACGCGGGCGTGCGCGACCTCGGGACGTTCCTGCTCAATCCGCCGATCGCGCAGATCACCCAGGGCAGCGTCCAGAGCATCCCGAACAGCGCCGTCACCCCGGTGACGTTCGACTCCACCGTCAACGACTCATATGGCGGACATTCCAACATCACCAATAACTCCAGGTACACGGCGCAGGTCACAGGCTGGTACCTGGTGATCGGTGTCGCCGCGTTCGCGACCAACGGCACGGGAGTCAGGGTCGCGCGACTGCTGAAGAACGGCAGCAGCGTCGTCTATTTCGACGTGTGGGCGCAGGCCGTGACCGCCGCATCCACGCCGACCGCGACCGCGACCGCGGGGATCCTGCAGCTCAACGCAGGCGACTATGTGGAGCTCGGCGCGTATCAGACCAGCGGTGGCGCTCTCACCACCTTCACGACCGGGCCGCAGCCCGGCATGGCCGTCTACTGGGGGCACGCCTGATGAGTCGCCGTATCGCCGTCTGCGCCGCCGCACTGCTCGCCGCCGCGGCCGCACTGTTCGCGGGTCCGCGCGCCGCGGGGCTGCCGGTCGCCTGGTCGGCGTCGTGGGGCACCGCGCAGGCGCAGGCGATCCCCGTCGGGCCGTGGCAGTCGCAGACGCTGCGGATGGCGGCACGGGTCTCGCTCGGCGGCACGCAGGTCCGCGTCCACCTCGCGAATACCTTCGCGACCAGCACGGCGACGTTCGGGCGCGTCTCGGTGGGTGTGCAGCTCGACGGCGCGTGGACCCAGGCGGCACCGGTGCAGGCCACATTCGGCGGCGCGTCCTCCGTGACCCTGCCACCCGGGGCGTCCGCGGTGTCCGACCCCGTGCCGCTGCCCGTGACCGCGGACACCCGGCTGCTGGTCAGCCTCTACATCCCACCCGGCGCCGGGATCACCTCCGCGCCCGTGCACCAACTGCCGGACGAGCAGGAATACAACATCATCGGCAGCGACGTCACCGGCATCGCCCATCCCGCGGTGACGAACATGTTCAACTTCACCACGTACTTGACCGGGCTCGACGTCGACACCGCCGGCCCGCAGACGGTCGTCGCGGTCGGCGACTCGATCACCGACGGCACCGGCGCCGTCGTGGACGCCGACACGCGCTGGCCCGACTACCTCGCCGCCCGCGCCGCGCCCGGCGGGTACGGCGTCGTCGACATGGGCATCGTCGGGGACTGGGTGACGCAGGATCAGCCCGGCAACCAGGACCTCGCCAACCGGTGGGGCCGCGACGTGCTCGCGGTGTCCGGGGTGCGCACGGTGATCGACGCGGCGGGGATCAACGACCTGCGCGGCGGAGTCAGCGCGGCGACGTTGGAGGCGGCGCAGAACACGCTGATCGCGCAGGCGCACGCCGCCGGGGTGCGGGTACTGCTCGCCACCCTCACACCCTGCGCGGGCGCGCCCCAGTGCGCATCGGGTTTCGAGACGCAGCGGGAGATCTACAACTCCTGGGTCTTCAGCGGCGGCTCCACGGCGGACGGCTGCGTCGACTTCAACGGCGCCGCCATGAGCACCAGCAACCCGCTCGCGCTGAACAGCCTCTATGACTCCGGCGACCACCTGCACCCGGGCTCCGCCGGCTACGACGTCATGGCCGGCGTCGTTCCTCTCGGCGCACTGTAGGAGGTTGCCATGGCGCTGCCCGACCTCGCCGCGCTCGACCAGTACAAAGTCGGCGGCTACCCGCCCGGCTATCCCGCGAACCTCAGGACCCTGTATTCGCCGGTCGACGACATTCATGCGGCGCTGCTCGATCTGATCCGCGCCTCGACGTCCTCCCTGATAGTCGCGGTCTACGGGTTCGATGACGAAGAGGTCGCGGACGCACTGCACGAGAAGCTCGCCGACAAGAGCGTGTTTGTGCAACTGACCCTCGACTCGAGCCAAGCCGGCGGGGTGCACGAGCGCAAACTGCTGGAGCACGAGGCGTACCCGGCGTCGTCGATCGCGGTGGGCCGCTCGGAGAAGGGCGCCATCCAACACATGAAGCTGTTGATCTGCGACAGCCTCGATGTGGTCACGGGCTCGACGAACTGGTCCGCGTCGGGCGAGAGCGCCCAGGACAATGCGTTCGTCGTCATCCGCGACCCCCTGGTGGCCGGGGAGGCGCGGGCCCGCGTGGACGCCATTCACCACCGCATGCTTCAGGCTGCGGCCAAGCCGTGAGCCTCTACGCGGTCAGCCGGGACTGTCGCATCCGTTCCCGATAGCGCGCCTGCGCTTCCTTCGCGCAGATCGTGCACACGCGGGAACCCTGAGAGTTGACCGTATCGTAGGGGTGGCCTTGCGGGCACTCGGCCCTGTCCCTGTAGGGCCGGGTGGCGATCCCCAGCTTTCTCTTGTACCTCTCGCCGGACTCCCGAGTGCACGCCCGGCAGATGTGGGCGCCGTCACTGGGCCGGATGTACAGGTCCTCCTCAGTCCACTCGTGGCCGTTACGGCAGTGCGTGCGCGTCGCCCTACGGATCTGCCCGCGCTCCCGCGTGAGCATTGCCATGCGCCCCGCGCGGAGGTTGTCGCCCTTACTCATCGGAGACAAGTGATCCGGACGGCCGCAACGACGGTGGACGCACTCACCTCCCCGGCATGTCAGGTCGAGGTCGTGACAGACATGCCCGACTATCAGGCCATCAGGTATCGGGCCAACGAACGTCTCGTAGGCCCACCTGTGGACGTAGTCGTTGCCGCCGTTGACCGCGATGACGCCGTATCCGCTACTGAGCGCACCGCCCCATAGCCAGCAGCCGGACGGATCACTCCGGTCGATCCAGTGTTCATACCGGGATGCGGGGTCGGTAAAGCTTTTAAGCGGCGGAAGCGTTCCCCGCCAAGTGTGATAGTTGTAATGCTTCATGCACAGCCCACGAGCCTTCGACGGGTTCTTGCAGTCGGTTTCTTCGCAGGGCTTCAGCGTCAAACTCGTCATGTAATAATTATACCGGGCGGGGAGATTCAGTTGAGCCTCTACGAGCACGTCCCGCACCCGTATCGCGAAGAGCGGAAGGCTCGGGGGCCGGTGCGTGTGGAGGACCATCGCGCCAGGTCGAGCGGCGTGCTTGGAAGACTCAACGCCCGACTCGGGTTGTTGATAACCATCTCGGTTGGAACGATGTGGGCGGCATATGTTTTCACCGCCGTCGCCCTGCTGAGCCTCCCATCTGCGATCTCCTCCCATAATATGACGATCATAGTTGCCTGGATTAGCAGCAATTTTTTACAGCTGATTCTCCTGCCAATTGTGATCGTAGGCCAGAATATCCAGGCGAAGGCCGCTGACGCCCGCTCGGAAGCCACATATAAAGACGCGGAAGCCGTCCTGCACGAGGCGGCCGAGATCCAACGCCACCTCCAGGCGCAAGACAACCACCTCCACGTCCAGGACCAGGCCGCCCTGCGGATCCTCGCGCAGATCCAGCAGATCCTCGACCGCTTCACACCCCCGACGGGAGCCGCCCGATGAGCCGACCCGACACCGCCCGCGTCCGCACGGCCCTGACCGCGCTCACCGCCGCAGCGATCCCCACCGCGGCGTGGCGCGCCGTGTCCAGGCGCGTCGACACCGCCGCGGCGAAACGCCACGCGCAACTGCTGTCCGAACTCGCCGCGCAGCGCGACCTCGCCGAACAGACCCGGGCGCAACTCGCCGACCTGCGCGAACACCTCGACGCACATCCGCAGCGCACGGGCGACGGAGACACGCCGTGAACCCGATCATGGGTGACTCGGCAAACCCGCCCGCCGCCTACCCGAAGGTCGACGCCTGGGCGTTCTACGTCCACGGCGACACCCCCCACGTGTGGACCGACGAGGAAGTCGCGGCGATCCCCTGCCGCTACCGGCTGCCGATCCTGACCCGCAACATCGGCGGCGACCCCGCGAAAGACGCCGCCGCGCTGATCGCCTGGTGCCGCGCCCACGGCCAGCCGGCGGGCACATTGACCGCGCTCGACTTCGAAGACCGCGTCGACCCGATATACCTGCGCGCCTACGACACCGCGGTACACGCCGCCGGGTGGCTCGTGGCCGTGTACGGGCAGCAGTCCACGGTCCTGGGCAACCCGCGCCCCTCCGGCGGCTACTGGGTCGCGAACTGGGACCGCGACGCCGCCGCGACCCGGCTCGCGTCCGGGTGGGCGGCGCGCCAATACGCCGGCGACACGCAACTCGGGCACCCCTGGGACCTGTCCGTCGTGGCCGCCGACACACCCCTGTGGGACACCCGAGGAGCAGACATGCCGCTCACACAACAGGACATCGCCGCCGTCGCCGCGGCGGTCTACAACTACGGCCGCGAGGACGTCACCTTCCCCGACGGCAGCACCGGCCACAACGTGCCGCTCGGGCAGCTCGCCCACGGCGCGTGGGTCGCGACGAACGACGGCAAGACGGGCACCGCGGCGCTCGCCTCGGCGCTCGCGAACCTCAACAAGACGGTCGCCGCCCTGTCCTCGCCGCCCGCCGTGGACGTCGCCGCGCTCGCCGCGGCGCTCGCATCCACCCTCGGCCCCGCACTTGAGACCGCCGCGGCGCAGGGTGTGCAACTGACCGCCGACCAGTTCGCCGTGACCCTCGAGCAGCACCTCGGCGCCGCCCTGAGCGCCGCCGCGAAGAACTGAGCACGCGCCACCCGTCGGCCCCGGACCCCGGCCGAACGAGAGAGGCCGCCCGTGGCCGACGACCTGACTCTGGGCGAACTCGCCCGCAACCTCGACCGCCTCGACAAGGCCCAGCGGCAACTCGCCACGGACTCCGTACCCGCGCGGCTCTACGAGACCGCGCACCAGGCGCTACAGAAAGCACTCGCCGACCACATCGCGCAGTCCGTGGTGGACCGCGAACGCATCGAACGCGCCGTCGGCGACCTGCGCACCGCCCACGAACGCGACGTCAAGGAACTGCGCGAGGACCTCGACAAGGAGATCGAGCAGGCGCGCGCCGAGAACCGCGCGCAGATCGCGGCGCTCAAGGCGGAGCGGGAGAAACGCAGCGAATTCACGTGGCAGCGCGCGGTCGGATTGCTGGCGGTGGCGGTCGCGCTCGCGGGGGTGATCGTGGCCGCGCTCGCCGCATCGAAGGGGATCCATTAGCGATGAGGCCGGTCAGCGATGTCGTGCGGCGCCGCGGACTGTGGACGTCGGTGTGGCTGCTCGCGCTGCTCGCGGTGCTGGTGCTGGTGTGGATGGTGACCCGGCTCGGCGCCGCGAGCGACCAGTTGGACGCGCAAGGCCAGCAGATCAGCGTCCAGAGCACCGCGATCGCCCAGTTGGCGGCGGCCCTGGGCACGACCGAGCAGCAACTCAAAGCGCACGGCATCTCCCCGTCGGCGCCACCCCCGGCGTCGATCATCGCGCAGGCCGGACCGCCCGGCCCCCAGGGCGAGCAGGGCCCGGGCCCGTCCGACGCACAGGTGCAGGCCGCCGTCGACGTGTACCTCGGCCAGCACCCCCCGGCGGGCACCGTACCCACCCCGGTCATCGACGCGGCCGTGACCGAGTACCTGGCCGCGCACCCCCCCGCACCCGGGCCGCCGCCGAGCGACGCGCAGGTCGCCGCGGCCGTCGCGGCGTACATGGCCGCGAACCCCGCACCGTCCGGCGCCCCCGGCAGCCCGGGCGGCAACGGGCAGGACGGAGCCCCGGGGCCCGCCGGCCCACAAGGGCCCGCCGGCCCACAAGGGCCCGCCGGCCCACAAGGGCCCGCCGGACCCGCGGGCGCCCCCGGCAGCGCGCCCGCCGGATGGTCGTGGACCGACCCCAGCGGCAACCAGTACTCGTGCGCCCCCGACGGCCAGACACCCGCACCGCACTACACCTGCACGCCCGCGTCCCCGACGCCCACCCCGTCCGCGAGCACGCCCACCGCCGCACCCGGCACGACCCCGGCCCCGCCGCCGCAGTCCCTGCACCGAAACCCCGGCCGCCCGGCCCGGCCCCCGGCCGACGCGGCGACACCCGCCACACCGGGAACCCCGGTGCCCGCACCCTCAGGCGGCGCTTCCCTGCTCGGCCTCAACCTGCCCGCGCTCATCCGGCGCCTGGACTGACCACCACCCGGACGGGGGTGCCGTGCCGGACGACGGCTGGACCCTGGACACCCTGCGCGTCTACGCCGACGCCGCGATCCAACACGCCGCCGAAGTCAGCAGGCTCGCGATCGAAGCCGCCGAGAAACTCAACGAGCGGCGCTTCGCAGACCAGCAGATCGCGGTCACCGCGGCGCTCGCCGCACAGAAAGAGGCCGTCGCCGCGGCGCTCACGGCCGCCGACCGGGCCGTGAGCAAAGCCGAACTCGCGGCAGAACGTAGATTCGAGGGGGTCAACGAGTTCCGCGGGCAACTGTCCGACCAGGCCGCGACGTTCATCTCCCGCGCCGAAGCGCTGCTGCAGATCCAGACCAACGCCGACAAGATCGACGCTTTGGCCACGCGGATCGACCGCACCGAGGGCCGCAGCACCGGGCTCAACGCCGGCTGGACGGTCGCGGTGTCCGTGGTGCTGATGCTCGGCGCGATCGTCGCCATGATCGTCGCGTTGACGCACCACTGAGCACGACCCGACCACTCCGTTAGCTCGACGAGCCACGCGCCCGTCCCCCTTGCGCCACGTGCGCGAGCGGGGACGGGCGCGCTTTTTCGTGTTCCCAGGCCACTGACCAGCGGAAACAGCGGCCGTTCGGATATCGGTGCACGCACCCCACGACCAGAACCGCGCAATACATCGGCTCTCGACCGAGAAGCCAATGATCCCGCATAGGTGCGCGCTACCCTCTGAGACATGGCGAAACCGCGAACCCGGCGCCCCGGCGCCGCCGCCCGCCCGGCACCGGGCACCCCGCTGCGGGCGTTCATCTACGACCGCAACTCGCGCCTGAACCCGCGCGGCGGAACCTCGATCCGCGACCAGGACCTGGAGAACCGGCGCCTGTGCGAGGCGCACGGATGGGTCGTCGCCGACACCTTCGAAGACCCGGGACGCTCCGCGTCCCGCTACGCGAAACGGGGCCGCCCGGACTACGAGGAGATGGTCCGGCGCCTGGACGTCGACGACGAGGTCCGCGAATGCGACGTGGTGGTGGTGTGGGAGTCCTCCCGCGCCAACCGCAACACCCGCTCCTACCTGGTGCTGCAAGACCTGTGCGAGCGGCGCGGGATCCTGCTGTGCATCAACGGGCGCCTGCTCGACATGGAGTGCTCCGACGACCGGTTCACCGCACACCTCGACGCGCTGCTCGCGGAACGCGACGTGGACCGCATCCGCGACAACAACCTGCGCACCGTGCGCCTGAACGCGGAACGCGGCCGCCCGCACGGCCGGATCGCGTACGGGTGGCGGCGCGAGTACGACCCGGACACGGGCGCGCTGCTGCGCCAGGTCCTGCACGAGGAGCAGGCCGCGGTGGTGCGCGACTGCGCGGCGCGGGTCCTCGCGGGCGAGTCGATGTACTCGATCGCGAAGGATCTCAACGCGCGCGCCGTGCCGGCGCCGCACGCGAAAGAGTGGTCGCAGCTCGCGGTGCGCGGACTGCTGCTGCGGCTGTCGAACGTCGGCAAACGCCAGCACCACCAGACCATGGTCGACGCGACGTGGGAGCCGATCCTCGACGAGGTCACCTACTACGGTCTGCGCAGGGTCCTGACGGCGGACGGACGGCGGGTGAACCGTGACTCGGACGTCACGCACCTGCTGTCCGCGCTGGTGCTGTGCGGGGTGTGCGCCGCGACGCGGGCCCCGGGTTCGGAGGAGCCGGTGCGGGTGTTGCGCCCCACCCGGTCGGCGGCCGGGTGGTCGTACACGTGCCGGAAGTGCTACCGGGTGTCGATGCGGGAGCCGGCCCTGGACGCGCTGGTGACGATGGCGGTGTTCAAGCGGGTGGAGCAGCCGGGGTTCGCGGCGTCGCTGGCGCCCGCGGACGGCGGCGACGCGGTGCGGGCGGCGCTCGCGGACGCGGCGGCGATGGAGGATCAGCTTGCGCAGGCGCGGGTGCTCGCGGCGACGGTGAGGGACGGGCGGATGGCGTTGCCGGTCGGCGAGTTCATGGCGTTGCAGGCGCATCTGACGCCGCTGATCGAGGCGGCGCGGGAGCGGGCGCGGGACGCGACGGTGCCGGTGGTGCTGCGCCGGCTGGCGGGACCGGGGGCGCGCACGGTGTGGCGTGACGAGTTCGACATGCGTCAGCGGCGTGCGGCGATCCGGGGGCTGGTGCGGGTGACCCTGTTCCCGGGGGGCAAGGGGATGCGCGCGGTCACCCCGCAGCGGTACGAGTTCGACTGGCTGCGCTGAGCTCAGCCCGCCGCGCCCTGGTGTTCGTCGCGCACCTGCCGGGCGTCGACCAGGCGGGGCCCGGTGTAGGGCTGCTGGCTGCCGGGTTCGGCGTGCAGGCGCGCTGCGCGCTCGGCGAGATCCCGGCACTCGTCCCGGTAGGCGGCCAGGGACTGCTCCCTGGGCGGGGGTACCAGGCGGGGCCGGCGCCGGGGGCGCTTGGCCGCGCGGATCGCGCTCAGGGCGAGCGATGCCATGCAGGCGCCTGCGCAGAGCAGCCCGACCAGGAGGCAGGCGCACACGCTGACCCAGACCGCGACGCGTACGCCACCCGGCGCGGCGGCGGTCACGGTGCCCTGCGCGGCGAGCAGGATTCCCGCGGCCAGCCATGCCTCGCCGGCGAGGAACGCGAGCACGCCGCTGCCCGGCCAGCACTCGGTGTGGGGCCTGATCACGGGTAGTGGTTGTGTCGGCATGTCGGCCGCTCGGTCGCGCATCAGTGCTCTCCCCTTCGCTCCCGCGGTGATGGGCCGGCCCGCCGGGCGGCCCAGTATGACACGGCGCTGGCACCGGGGACTGGGGTGTCGGACGCGGTCGGACGGTTAGTCACCAACTGGTCACAGTAGGCTCCGGGTGGCGCAAACGGGAGTGGCGTCACCCGATTGTGTGACCACGCGTCAGAGCCTTGGTGTCAGCGTGCCGCCCGGTCGTCGTCGCCGTTCACCTCGGGTTGTATGCGGACCAGCGCTGCCGCGTAGTCGGCTCGCATGAGCCTGATGCTCTCGCGTTTGCGCGCCAGGAAATCTTCGCGCAGCCGGTCGTATTCGGGCTTGGGGATGGCGCCCTGTTCGAGCTCCTGGTCGAGCCAGCGCAGCCAGGGGTCGTCCTCGATGTCGGCTTCCTGGCGGTTCATGTAGGCGGTCAGGGCGTCGCGGCGCAGGTCTTCGGCGAGTGACGCGATCTCCTGGTGTCCGGCGGCGCGCAGCGCGTCGACGGGGTCCCGGCAGAGCAGCCGGGCGACGAGGATGGCGCTGTCGGGGGCGGCGGTGTTGTCGCCGTTGGTCCAGTGGGTGATCTTGCCGGTGTCGAGGGCTCCGCCGGATTTGCGGGCGAGGTCGGCGGCGGCCATGGGCGGCTGGTGTGCGGCGAGTGCGTCTTTGAGCCAGCGGGCCCATTGCTGTGCGATCTCGCCGCGTTTCGCCCTGCGTCGGTCTCGTGCCTCTGGGGGCATCGTTCGTCCCATTCTGAGCGCTGGCCATCGGGTGCGCGGCGGCCACCGACTGAAACTGTTCAGTCAGTCTAGCGGGCGCCGCGCGCGGTCGGAGCACTCCCCCTTGCGCGGGCAGTGTCACAGACGGCTGACGTGCGCGCCAGAGAGTGCGGCCGAAGTGGCGCGAAAACGTCCCGGCCGCCCTGGCGCGCCGCTTGCGTCCCGTTACCGATTCGCAACACACAGCCTCGGCCTAGTTGCTGAACTGATTCAGTTCAGGTGCTAGAGTCGGAACTGAACTGAATCAGTTCAGCGATGAAGGGGCAGGTCATGGCAGCCATCAGACGCAAGATGTACGTCTTGCAGTCCGACGCGCTCGAGATCCTCGCGGGCGACGAGCCCGCGCTGCGCACCCGCAGCACCGGCAAGCCCAACGCATCCGCGATCAGCCTGGCCGCCGGACTCGACTCCACCACCCTGCTGCAGATCGTCAACGGGCAGATCGGCCTGTCCATCTGGGTCAAGGCCGCGCTGACCGACCTGCTGATGCAGCGGGGCCACAGCCGCGCCGACGCGGAAAACGCCCTGTTCGACCTAGTCGACGTCCGCGAACCTGCGGCCACGCCGCGCAAGGCCGTGGTCGCGTGAGCACCCCGGACTGCGACTTCTCCGACGAGTACTTCCTGGCCCTGCTGGGCCCCGAGGTGGTCGCGGACGTCACGCGCAGCGTGGACGAGGCGCCGGAGCCGTCAACCGATCTGGTCGAGCGGATGCGCCAACTGTGGGCTCCGGCCGCGGCGCGCCTGATGCGGCGCGAGGCCGAGGAGGCGGCGGCAAGCGGAGTCCCGCGCGCCGCGTAGCGCACGAAAAAACCGCCAGGCCCGGAGGCAGCCCGGGCGAGGCGGCGATCCAACCACCAGCACATCAGGATCAAAAGGGGGTTTAACCGGTGGTTTCACAACCAACCGTATCCGATCGTCAGGGCTCGCACAAACACGCGTTCGCTGAAGAGCCCAAACCGCAGGCCAGGCGGGGACTGTTCCGCCGCCGCCGCGACGAGTTCATCCCGGACCAGCAGGCCCGCTGGCTGCTCTCGGCGCTGCGTGCCGAGGTCCGCCACCTGACCCGCCCCGACAAGGCGCAGGCGGCTTCGGCGCCGCGCACCCCGGCCGGTTCGCACCCCGCCTACGAACTGCGGCGCCTGGCCCGCACGGTGCTCGACCTGCAGGACGACCACACGCTCGACTACCGCAAGTGCCTTGACCGGTTGCGCGCCGAACTGGACGGGTTCAGTAAGGGCGCCAACGCCGAGGCCGCGCAGGAGGCGGCGATCGAGCGGCGCAGGCGGGAGGCGCAGCGCACGGCCGGGCAGGCGGCGGCGGCGATCGAGGCGGCCGTGAAGGTCGAGGACATCACCGGCGTGAAGGTGGGCCTGGATCCCGAGCAGTTGGGGCAGAGCGTCGGCGCGGTGTGGGTGAACGCGCACGACCTGAGCGAGAAGACCCTGGTCGGCCTGCCGAGGATCACCGATGACATGCCGGACCCGCGTGCGCGGTCCCGTTCGCGGGCGCAGGGTGCGGTCGGACCGGGCGGCGGTTCCGTGATCGCCGACGGTGTTGCAGCCCCTGCGTCCCCGGTGCACCCGGATGGCGGCGGTTCCGCTCCCCCGATGCCCGACGAGGCGCCTGCCGCGGCCGAGCCGTTGCCGCGTCGTGTCCCCGCCGACCCGGAGGGCGCTCAGAACGGGCCCGACGGGGACGACACGGCGCCCGGGTGTATCGGCGGGCGCCGCGTCTCGGACGAGCCGGCCGAGGGCGGTGAGCCCCGGTGACCGCCCTCGACGAGACCCCTGCGGCGCTGCACCTGCCGGACTCGATGCCTGCGGCGGTGGACACGGCCCTGGACGAGCCGTTGCACGGCGACCTGGTGCCGCTCAACCCGACGCAGGTACTGCCCGGCGATTACGTGCTGTGCGGCGGCGAGTCGGCCGGGGACGTGTGGCTGCGGGTCGCGCAGGCGCACGCCGGCCGGGTGGAGACGGTCGGCGGGGCGGTGCTGTTCGGCGACCGGGTGTGGTGTTGGCAGCTCGCGGACGCCCTGATCGTCGTCGCGCTCGGCGGGTCCGCCGGGGGTGCGCTGTGACGCTGGCCCCGGAGACGGAGATCGCTGCGCAGGGTCCGCGGGTGCGTGACGTCCTGGACCTGCTCGCGGCCGTGGCGCAGTCGCAGGTTCCGTTGCCGCACCGGGTCGTCGTGGAGTACCGGGTCACGGCGCAGACCGACCTGGACGGGTTCCAGATGGTTGCGCAGATCGCGCACCGCCTAGGGGTGACTCCGGTTGCCGGGATCGGCGGCCGGTTCACCGCGACCCGTAGTTTCGGCCAGTTCGCCGGTTACCGCGCGGTGTACGACCCGCAGGCGGTGGCCCCGTGAGCGAGATCACCGCGAAGGTCGCGTTGCAGGTGCTGGAACTGGCGCTCGCGCACTGCCCGGAGGGGCTCGCGGAACTGCTGGATCTGGCGCGGGTCGCACGTGACGCACAGGACGACATGTCGCGGGCCCAGTCCTGCGGCCCGGACGCGCGGCCCGCCGTCGCGGAGTCCGCGTTGGCGACCCTGGACGAGGCGCTCGCCGGCCTGTCGCTCGACGTTGAGATGTACGCCCTCGAAGTCGACGCGAAGAACGCCGAACCGCTCGGCGTGTTCACCATCCCCGGCTCCGCCCAGCGGGCCGCCTCCCAACGAAGGAAGGAGGCGTCGCTGTGAGCACGCCTACCAGCACCGAAGTCGCCACCCGTCAACCGAAGAAGATCGCCGTCAATGTCGGAGTTCCCCTCAGGGGCCTCGACGAGGCCTACCGGCTCTCCCAGGCGCTCGCCATGGCCGGGCTCATGCCTAAGGACTTGCGCGGCAAGCCCTCCGACGTGCTCGCGATCCTGCTCTACGGGCAGGAAGTCGGTCTGGCCCCGATGCAGTCGATCCAGGGCATCTACGTCGTCAACAGCCGCCCCACGCTCGCCGCACAGACATGGCTGGCGTTGCTGCGCCGCGCCGGCCACCGCGCGTTCGTTCCGTGCAAGACGTGCGACGGCGCCGGCGAGGAGCACCAGCCGGGCGGCTCGCGCGCCGACCACCGGTATGAGCCGGACCACGACGAGCGGCACTGCCGTATGACGATCGTGCGCGGCGACACCGGCGCGATGCACACGGAGAAGTTCGACCTCGACGACGCGAAGACCGCCGGGCTGGCGAACAAGGACATCTGGAAGGCGCACCCGCGCCGTATGACCCTCGCCCGTGCGGTTTCGAACTGCGCGAGGTTCATTTGCCCCGAGGTCGCGATGGGTTTCTACGCCGAAGGCGAGGAACTCGACGACGAGCAGGGGGAGGACGCCCCCGGCGTGTTCCACACCGCCGACCCGACGCCAGCCGCGCCTGCGGCGACAGTGATCGAAGAGGCCGAACTCGTCGAGCCGGCGGCCGCGCGCGCGGAAGTCGGGCGCATCGCCGAGGAGTTCGACTTCACGCAGCAGACCCAGACCGCCGACCCGGCGCGCGAGATGAACGTGTGCACCGAATGCGGCCAGACCGGCCACTACGACGACGAGCACGACCCGGCCATGGGCGGCGTCCAGGGCACGATCGGCGACGCGCCGTGACGACCACCGCAGAGCTCCTGCTGATCGCCGACCAGCGGCGGCCGCGCAGCCGTCAGCGCGAGATCGGGATGTCCGATCTCGGTTCGTGCCGTCGCCGCGTGGGCTACAAGCTCGCCGGCACCGAGCCGGTCAACCCGTCCGGCAGCGTGCAGGCCGTCATGGGGTCGGCGATCCACGACATGGTCGCCGACGTACTCAAGGACACCAAGGGGCCGCACGACCTCGTCGAGCACGAGGTGCGCTTCGCGGGAGTCCTCGGCCACCTCGACCGGTACGAGGCCGCGGAGCGCAAGGTCGCAGACACGAAGACCACCTCGTCGCGCTGGCTTGAGCACATCATGCTCAACGGCCCGGAGATCAGTCACATGTGGCAGGTCAACTGCTACGGCGCCGCGCTGATCGCCGAGGGACACCCGGTTGAGCGCGTCCAGCTGGACTACCTCGCCCGCGACACGGGCGAGGAGTGGGTGTGGTCCGGGCCGTTCGACGTTCGGCACGTGCGGGACGCGTTCACGTGGCTCGCGCAGATCCGCGACACCGAGCTGGGGATGCTGCCGCGCGACCACGACCCGGATTCGGTGTTCTGCCGCGGCTGCCCGTTCGGGGGTGAGGACGGCGGGATCTGCTGGCAGGGGCACGTTCCCGAGCGGGATCGGCTGTCCGTGCTGCTCGTGGAGGACCCGGACGCGGCGAAGTTCGCCGAGGAGTTGTGGCAGGTCCGCAAGCAGATCAAGGAGCTGACCGACAGGTCCAGCCGCCTGAAGGGCGCGCTCGACGGTCTGCGCCCGGATGAGGGCGGTCGGGTGCAGTGCGGGGATCGGGTGCTGGATTTCCGGCCGAGCCCGGACTTCCCGGACCGGTACTCACTGTACTTCGTCTCCGGTCCGCGCAAGACAGCGAAGGCGGGTGCGTGATGGCGGACGCGACCTGGTACGGCCAGCAGGCCGAGAAGTTCGCGGACACCGCTGCCCGCCACCTGACCGAGGACCCGCGCGACATGCGGATCTCGGAGGTGGCGGCCGGGATCGCGCAGGCGTACGCGACGCTGGCGCTGACCGCATCCCAGCGCCCCGACACGGCAACGACGGACGAGGCCGAGCGGGCGGCGACCGACGACGACTTGTGGTCGCAGATCGAGAAGGCGAGTTGGCGCTGGACCGCGCAGGAGCGGCGGGCTGAGTTCGCCGCCTACTTCGGTTTCGAGCCGAGCGAGGCGGACACGCGGCACCTGGCCGAGTTCCTGCGTGTCGTGCGTTTCCTGTTCCCGCGGCACATCCCGACGCGTGTGCAGCGCACCGTGCCACGGGAGGGCGAGAGCTTCATCGGCTACTCGGATCTCGCGGCCGACGGCCCGTCCACGACGGTCGATGAGGCGTGGGCGAACGTCGAGGCGTATCTCCGCCAGCGCACACGGGCGCTGTCGGCGTACGTGGTCAGCCCGACGGTGCAGGTCGAGATCGCGGACGAGGTGACGCCGGGCCACGTGCTGCGCTGGTCGTCGCTGGACATGCTGCTCGCCGAGCGCGCGCGGGTGCTCAAGAGCGGCGCCAACGAGGCGGTGGCGTCGTGAGCGCCGCGTGGATCGCCGTCATCGTCGTCGCCGTCCTGGCCTGCGCCGGTTTGGTGCTCGCGCTCGGTATGGGCCGCGCCTCGAAGCACGCCGACGAGGTCACCAGGCAGCACTTCACGGAGTCCTCCGGCCCGGGCGACGGTGCGCCGTGACGTTCTCGCATGCTCTCCACGAGGCCGGGACGCTGCCGGCCGCCGCAAAGGCAGGTGTCGGGCTCGCCGTGGTCGTGTTCGGCGCGGGCCTGTGGACGCTGTCGAACCTGGGTGTGTCCGTGGCTGCGGGTGTGCGCCGCCGGGTGGGTCCGTGGCTGCGGTTCGCGGCCTGGTGCTACCTGACTCGGGACCGCGACGTGCAGCCGGTGGCCGCCACGCTCCCCGATCCGGTGCTGTGCGTCGAGCCTGCGGATCTGCTCGCTGCCGAGCCTTTCGACGGCGACGCGCCCTGGTTCGACCCGGACCTTGGCCCGGTGACCGTGTCGGAGGTGTTCGGGCCGACGCATCCCGGCTGGTTGATGCCGCACCGTGGCCGGGACAGTCATGTGCCCGCGGAGGTGCTGCCCGAGCCGATCGATCCGCCCGGGGTGGACTTGTTCGGTGGCCCGCCGAGCGACGCGCAAATCTCCGAGGCGGTCGTGCAGGTCCTCACACTGGCGACCCGGTTCACCCGTGAGGCCGCGCAGGGCGGTGCCACGTGACGCATCTGCTGCACGGCATGGTCCTGCTGCTGATCCTCGCGGCGCTCGCCGCGGTCGGGGTGGCCGCGTTGCGCCACTGCGAGCGCGTCGACCCGACGCCGGCTGGGGCTGCCGATCCGGATCTGCTCGGTCACCTCGCCGAGAAGCACCCGATGAAGCGCCGGCCCCGGGTGACCGACGCAGTTGGGCCGTGGACTGCGGCGGACATCGACGGCCCGGAGTTCCAGGCGCTGCTCACCGAAGTCCTGGCGGTCACTCATGGCTGAGGACGACCCCGCCGTGCCCGGCTGCCGTAACGGCTCGTGCCGCCTTTCCCCGACCGAGCTGGACGACCTGCTCGGCCACGACGGTGTCGGGCATCAGGCCCGCAACGCGCTCTGTCGCGCGGGTTACCGGACACGGGATCAGGTCGCGGCGCTGTCCGACCGGCAACTGCTCAAGATCCGCAAGTTCGGCGTGATGTGTCTCGCGCGGGTGCGTGAGGCGTTCCCCGCGTCGCAGCGGGTTCCGTAGCTCAGGTTCCGCGGCGGGCTCCCCCAACCGTCGCGGTAGCCGCCCTAGGCCAGGGCGGCACGGCCGGGGCCGTGCACCAGGCGGCCCCGGCCCGGGGGACAACACCGCACCACCTCTCATCCCGACCGCCGATTCCTTTGGGGGAACCGATGCCCGAGTACCAGACCGACCACAAGCCCGACCCGAGCGCCGTCAGTAATGGCCCCAGGCCCGACCCGTTCGGCTTCGACCCGACTCACCTCGTCGAGTTGCGCGCCGAGTACGCGAGCGACAACCCGATCCTGCCGGACAGCCCGGCCGGGATCGTGACCCGCGCCGCCAAGCTGATGCACGAGCGCGCCGACGACGCGCCCCGCGGTTCCTGGTTCGTCCTGGAGGTCCGCGACCCGCAGCCGCACGGCTACACGCACCGCGTGATCGGCGAGTTCACCACCGACACCGGCGGCACCGCCTGGGAAGCGGTCGGGGACATGCTCGAACTCGCGGCCGCATACGTCGCGAGCCTCGCCCCGAAGGCCGCCCACGCGATCGCGAACGCCTGGGAGCACCAGGCCGACGACATGACCGGGGCGCTCGCCCACTTCCACCCGGTCGACCGGGTGGACGGTACGCAGACTTGGGCCGTCGCGGATGAGCGCGAGTCCACGCACTACGACTGGACGGCCACGGTCGAGGCGGCGCTCGAGTACCTGCGCGAGGACGCCCCGGCGGTGACCCCGTGACGCCGCCGACCGCTGCGAGCGTCCACGTGGACGCCGGCCCCGCCGGGATCCGCACCTGGGCCGACCTGATGGGCCGCGCCTCCTTCCGGCTGCGCATGACTGACACCTCCCCGCTCGCCTCCGCCGTCGCCGACCTGCTTGACGAGGAGACCCAGGGCGAGCACGGCGCCGACCACTGTCCCGGCCGCAAGTGCCCCTCGCGTAGCGCGCCGAAGTACAAGTGTCCGACCGAGCTCGACGAGGGGTTCGTCGACGAGGACGGGCACCACCACTGCCGCTGGTGTCTCGCGTTGGCGCTGTCGTGGGAGCACCCGGAGCCCGCCGCGGTGAGGCTGGCGCGGGCCGTGCTCGAAGGTGGGGCGTCCTGATGGCCGGCGACACCGAGACCTTCGAGGCCGTGGCCGACGCGCTGGTGCGTGTGGGCGCCTCGGACCGGATCAAGACGCACATCCTGGCCGCGACGATGGACGTGGTCGGCGTGCCGATGCTGTCGGTCAAGCGGTACCGGGATGACGCGTCGATCGTGGCGCTGTTCGCGTCGCGCGGCGTCACGATCGTCCCGCCGGGCGGTGAGACCCGGTGACCGGCCAGCAGTCCCTCGACGTGGGCGTGACCCGGTCCGCGGTCATCTCACCCGACGGCGTGTACCGGTACCTGTTGGAGCGGCGTTGGGGCGGCGGCCCCGCCGTCGCCTGGATCATGCTGAACCCGTCTACGGCTGACGCGGACACCGACGACCAGACCCTCCGCCGGATCAGCGTCTTCTCGCGGGGCTGGGGGTTCGGGCGGCTGATCGTCGCGAACCTGTACGCGCTACGCGCCACGGACCCGGCCCAGTTGTGGACCGCCGCGGACCCGGTGGGCCCGGACAACGACCGGCACATCGCCGACGCCGTCTCATGCCACGAGGTGATCGCGGCGTGGGGCGCGAACGCGAAGCCGGACCGGGTCGCGCAGGTGCTGGCCCTGATCGGGCGTCAGCCGGGCGTGGGGCACCTGCACTGCCTCGGCGTGACCAAGTCCGGGGCGCCCAAGCACCCGCTGTACGTCGCGGGGAACACGCCGATGACGCTGTGGCGGGGTGCCCGATGACCGAGACGCAGACCCAACTCGACCTTCCCGCCCCGGTCGGCGTGTCGGCCGTCACCGAGGCTGAGTCCACACCGACACCGGCGAACACGGCGCAGTTGCTCGAGGCGCTGCGCGACCACTACCTGATGCCCGGCCAGTCCCGGCCTGGCGCCGTGTTCCTCACCGAGGTCACCGCGCCCGACCGCATCCACCGTGCGGACGCTGTCCACGTCGGACTGTGGGCGAGCCGGGGCTACACGGTGGACGTGTGCGAGCTTAAGACCGGCCGCGCCGACTTCCAACGGGAACTCGACCAGCCCGACAAGGCCGAGGCGTGGTGGGCGCACAGCAACACGTTCTGGATCGTCGCCCCGAACACCATGGTCGCGCCGCCGCAGTTGCTGCCGCCCGGCTGGGGCCTGATGGTGCCCGGCAAGGCGCGCCGCTTCAAGGTGGTCACCCCGGCCGAGCGCCGCGAACTGCGCCCCACCACGGCTCTACTCGCGGCGCTGCTGGTGTCGATGGAAACCGACCGCAACAAAGAAGTCGAGCGGCAGCGCAACCGCCTCGTCAACGAGCACCACAAGCAGATGCAGGCGCTTCGGCGGCAGGCCACCGCCCCCGGCTCGGCCGAGACGCACCGCCGCCTCAAGCGGTTGGAGGAGTTGGAGAAGTCCTGCGGGTTCCAGTTGGACAGCTACGACTTCGGCGAGTACGTCTCGCCTGAAGTTCTGGGCTCTGCGCTGCGGGAGTTGATCGCCAAGGGGCGGGCGGTGAAGGCCGCGGCCGAGGCGTTGGAGCGCATGGAGGACACCGAGCGGTTGCTGCGCTCCGCTATCGCTGACGCGCGCAAGGCTATCGACGCCGAACAGTCGGGCGGTGCGTCGTGACGACCGACACCGAACTGCTCGCCGGTATCGCCGCGGCGGACGCCGACGCGCACCCCGCGCCCCCGATCGACACCCGGGCGCTCGCCGACGCCGCCCGCGTGGACCTGCGCGCATGGACCGTGCGGCAGCCGTGGGCGTCCGCGATTGTCGGCCAGCCCGGCGGCAACGGCGGCCCCAAGTCCGTCGAGAACAGGACAACCAGGGTCAACCGTCGCGGACTGGTCCTCATCCACGCCGGCTTGCGCTACGACCTCGACGCCGCGTCGCGCTCCTGGGTGATGTGCCAGTGGCTCACCTCCGGATCCGCCACTCCGTCCACGATGCCCACCGGGGCGGTCGTCGGGGCGGCGGTGATCGAGGACTGCCACCGGTGCGACGGCGACTGCTCCGAGTGGGCCGAGCAGGGCGCCTGGCATGTGCGGCTCGGCCGGCGGTTCGCGTTGGCCCAGCCCGTGGCATGCCGTGGCGCGCTCGGGTTCTGGCGCCCGCAGCCGGCCGCGCTCGCTGCGGTGCTCGAGCAGCACGGGACGGCGTCGTGAGCGCCCCGGAGCAGACCGTGATCCCGGTCGACGCCTGTCCGCGCGCGGCGCTCGACGAACTCCTCGCCGCCACGATCCCCGGGCCGGTCCCCACGGCCGGCCCGGACCCAGGCTCTCCCCGTCCGCACCGGTGTGCGGCACGTGCGGACGGGGAGAGCACCACCTACACCGTCGCACTGCCCGCCGGCTACGACCTCCTGTCCGCCAACGACCGGCACGACTTCCGCGCCAAGGCGCGCATCGTCAAGCAGATCCGCGCCGACGCCGCCCTGATGGCGCGCGCCCACCGGCTGCCGAAGCTGGAGCGCGTCCGCGTCACCGCAGTCCTGCACCCCCGCGACCGCAGGCATCAGGACTCGGACAATGTCCAGCCCACGGTCAAGGCATGTATCGACGGCATCGTCGTCGCCGGCTACCTACCCGGGGACGACGAGCGGTACGTCCTGAGCACCACGTACACACTGGGCGAGCCGGTCAAGGGCTCGCAGCTGGTCCTGCACTTTACGGCCGTGGGCGGTGCGGCGTGACCGACCGCCCGGGCGAGACGACCCGGCGCACGATCCGGGACCTCGCCGCGCAGCGCCACGAGCGCGCGGTGCACCTCGTCGACGGGGGGGGCGATCCGCCGGGCGCTGCTCGGCGACCCGGTCACGCTGACCGAGCTGGAACGCGGCGCCTTGATCGTGATCGCCGACCTCGACGGCCTGGACCGCGAGATAACCGCGGCGGGGCTCGGGATCTCGAGGTCGAGCCTGGACGACCGGATCGCGAAGCGCCGCCGCAACCTACCCGGTCTCGCCGCGGACCTGCTGGCCCTGACGATGACCGGGCCCGCCGAGGACCTCGTCTCGGCGGTCGCCGGCCGGGATGCGGACGCGGCGCGGGGCGCGCTGGCCGGGTGGGACCGCCAGCATCTCGTCGCGCTCGCCGTGGTCCTCGCGGACATAGCCGCGCAACCCCTCCCGCCTGTGGATCCGCTCACCACACCCGGTGATCAGCCACCGAACATCTAGATCCACTACAGTCCGTCAACCGGTATCGAACAGCAAGGCACACCGTTGAGCACCACCACCGAAGAAACCGTTACCGCGCCGCCCGTAACCGTGCGCGAGCCGAGCATCCTCGATCAGATCCAGGGGCTTGAGAAGACCGTGCGCCGCGTCGTCGCCGAACGCGACGACGCCCGCATCCGGCTCGCGCAGGCCACTGAGGATCTCGCCGACGCCCGACATCGGGCCGACCTCGGCGAGTCGTACGGCGTGGCCATGGACAACGTGATCCGGGCGCGCGACGCGGAGATCCGGGGACTGCGCGGCCGGCTCGCCGACGCGCAGAAGGCTCTCCAGGCACCCCAGTCCGGCACCGCGGAGCCCGTGCCGCCGAGCATCCCTGACGCCCCGCAGCGGCCCGTACGGCGCCCCTCCTGGCGCCGTCCGCCGCGCCGCCACTGACTGCCCGCACCCAAAGGAGAACCCGTTGAACCCTGTCACCGCCGACCCCGCGCACACCGCAGCGGCCGTCGACCCGTTCGACCTCGACGAGGAGGGGCGGCACCTGTTCGGTGTGGGCGTGCTGCGCATGGCCGGCGACCTGACCGCGGCGCGCCGACGCGTCGCCGAACTCGAAATCGAGGCCGGCGCGCTGCGCAGGCGCGTCGCCAACCAGAAGGCCGTGATCGGACAGCTTCGCCGCGCGCAGGCCGCCGCGGGCCGCGACGATGCGGCGCTGCGGATGGTCGAGCGCATCGACCGGGAGACCGCCGAGGACGCGGATGACGACGAGGGCGCAGCACACGTATGCGGGCCGGACTGCCGCAGCGGCGGCGACGAACCCAAGCCGGTCCGCCCGGAAGCGGCATCGGCCGGGGCGCGCGGGTGGGGCCGGTGGCTGCGGTGGTCGCGGTGACCCGCCGTGAACCGGTCTCCACCGCCGCAGCCGTGGCGGGTGTGCTCGCCGCGCTGCTGCTGGCCGCGTTCGACCGGGCGTGGTGGCTGCGCGGCATGGTCGCCGCGGCGCTGGCCACGGCCGGGTGGGTGTGCTTCCTGATCGCGGTCGTGCTGCTGTTTCCCGCCGAGTACCCGTCCGCCGGGCTCGCCGCCTCGGTGGCCGTGGTGTCGGGGTTCGGCTGGCTGCTGGTGCGGCCGCCTGTGCGCGACGGGAGGCGGCCGTGAACCGCGGTCCGGGACCGGCCGCGGCGTGCACGTCGTCGGGCAACTGCCCTCTCATCGCCGAGCTGCCGTCGGGTGACTACGCGGTCGTGGGCTACGAGCCCAGCCCCGAGACGTGGCTGACGCTGCCCGCCGGGGTGTCGGTCGGCGACGGGGAGCGCCTGGTGGTCGTGCCGCGCGGCGTGACGCGCGCGTTCCTGACCGGGCTACCCGCCGCATCCATCGTCCTGCCACCTGAAATCCAGGAGGAATCGATGCTCACCGTCAGCGGCGTGTGCACCTGCGCCAGATGCGAACAGCACGGCGGCTGCGGGATCTACCGCATGGTCGGGTCCTGTTACAACTGCACGTCCGGGCCGATCCTGATGCTTTTCCGCGCCGGAGACAGGGTTGCTGTGCTCCCGTGCCCGCGCTGCGGGGTGCGCGACGTGCACGCCAAACGGGCGGCGACCGACGACGAGGTCCCCGACGGCGAGCCCGCATCCGGTGCCGACGCCGAGAGCGGGGCGCGGGAAGGCGCGCACCTGCCGGAGGCGACCCCGTGACCGCCCCGCCGATCCCCGCGCGCTGCGCCCGCCGCCCCCTGCTCGGCGGCCTGGTCGTGCCGTACATCAGCCTGGTCGCCGAGGGCCGCACACACCTGGGCGGCACCCACGGCAAACGCGTCGCCGAGTGCGTCGCGCACTACCTCTGCCAGATCTGCGGGCAGCGCCTGGACCCGCCGCCGTACCTGTTCCTCGCCACGCAGTCGATGATCGACGAGGGGTTCTCGTCCGAGCCGGCGCTACACCCGGAGTGCGCCGCCTACTCCGTTGCGGCGTGCCCGATGGTCGCCGGAGCGATGGCGACCTACAACAAGGCGCCGCACGACGTGACCGGCAAGCCGTGCGGCGACCCGGGCTGCGGGTGCGGCGGGTGGACGAGCGATCAGAGCCACGTCGCGGGCAAACCGGCCGACGCCTGGTTCCGGGTCTGGGTGCGCTCCTATGCGATCGGGATCAGGGAGCCGGGGCCGCTCACCGTCGGCAACGTGAACGGCTGCGCCTTCAAGGGGCAGGTCGTGAAGGTGCGGCCGGTCGCCCGACAGGCGGTGGCCCCGTGATCACCGGGAGCACGTATCTCGAGCGGGGCGAACCCGTCACCGTCGTCGCGGCGTGGAACGGCGCTGTACGCGACCTGCCCAACCTGACCGGGCTGCTGCCCCTGGTGCGCACCAAGGCACACGGGCCCCGCAACGTCATGATCCGCCGCGGCGATGGCAGCACCGATGTGCGCCCCTTCCGGGGCCTGCGCAAACCCGACACCACCACCTAAGGAGACCTCACACCCATGTCCGTGTTCACCGCCGACGGCGACCTGCGCCCCAAACGCGTCTGGGCGTACGGCTGCCTGGCCGCGTTGCTGCTGTTCGTCGCCCTGCCGTTGTGCCTGTGGGCGTTCGGCGTGTTCAGCGCCAGCGTCAAGGGCACCGGCGACGTCCGCAAGGACCGCGGTAGCGCCGCCAACCGCGAGCACTGGTCCGCGACCTTCACGGGCCTGTACGCCCAGTTGCAGGCCGACCAGCAGAACATCCAGGTCGCCACGAAAGCCGCCGCCGCGCCGGGCGCGGACAAGCAGGACGCGGTCAACCTCGAGGGCGTCCAGCAGAACTGCGACACCGACGTCGCCACCTGGAACAGCGACCTGGACAACGCGCTCGCGGTCGTGCCCGACGGCTACCCGAAGCAGCACCTCGATCCCGCATCCGTGTGCTCCACCGACCCGACAAGGCTGGTCACCCCGTGAACAAGGCCCGTGCTGTTTCGCGCCGCCGGCGCATCGTCTCCCTGGCCGCGTCCGCGCTGATCGGCCTGGGCCTGGTCGTCACGCTCGCGGCGTGCAACCACTCCAGTTCGAACAGCGCGAGCAAGAACCAGACGTTCCAGAACAACAAGTCCGGCACGATCGCGGCCGAGTTCGACGCGGCGGTGCCGTATCCGTTCGCGAACTGCGACAGCGCCGGGAACTGTGCCCCCAATCCGCCGTCCGACCCGCTGGAATTGAAGAACCTCGCGTTCCGGCTCCAGGCTTACAACTCCCGCGGATCAACAAACTTCGTCTACATCTTCACCTTCGGCGGGACACCGGTCGGTTACTACGTCATCCAGGGCAAGGTCTCCTCGACCGGCTCGCAGATGACCAGCACCGACGTCAACGTGAACTGCGCGAACAACACCTCATGCACGAACCTCGCGCCCGGTGACGACGGCTCCTACGGTCCGGACGAGGGCGGATCGTTCGGGGTGTTCTTCCGCACAGCGGGCGGCGCATTGGTCGAGACGGACATGCCGTTCCTGGTGAGCAACGCCGTGATCCCGGTGTACGCGAACATCCCCCAGTTGCAGAAGTAGCCCACCCGGGCGCGGCGTCCCGGGTGGGCGCCGCGCCTTCGGCACGTAGGAGATCCCCCGATGCTCGAAGGCGCCCTGATCGCCCTGGCCGGTGTCCTGATCGGCCGGTTCCTGCCCAGCCGGCGCAAACACCCGAAACCACCGAAGCCGGCCAAGCCGATCTGCGGCTGCACGCACGGAATCCACACCCACGACCCCGCCACCGGCCGCTGCAACGCGCGGGTGAAGACGTACAGGTACAACGGGAGCGAGGAAGTGCTGGACGGATACGCCGCCTGCGCCTGCGTGCGTTACTCGGGGCCGGAGCCGTTGCCGGAATTCTTCGCTCCCGAGATCGGGGGCGTGTCGTGACCGAAGACCTCGGCCCGTCGTGGCTTACGGGCACCCCCGACGGCGCGGTGGTGGCCCGCCGCGAGATCCGCGAGGGCACGGTCACGGCCGTGTTCGACGGCTTCTTCTCGGCGCGCGTTCGGGGCGAGCGGCGGCGCGACTACGTCGATCTGGCGCTCGTGTCGGACCGGGACGCGCCGCTCGTCCGGCCGGGCGCCCGCTTCTGGCTGGTGATCGAGCGGGTCCGGTTGCGCGGCCACGGCCGGCCCGAGGTCCGCTCCGCGCTCGCGTTCCGCCGCCCCGGGGCGCTCAGCCCCGAACGGGCGTTCGCCACACGACGGGAGAACACCCATGCCTAGATTCCTGCGCCGTATCGCCGACCGGCTCGCCGCGGCGCTCCCGCCGCCGCCCGACCCGTTCGACGGGCAGACCGGGTGGCGGGTGGACGGCAACGACTGGCCCGCCGGTCAGTGCGGGACGAGCCTCGGCGAGGTCTACGAAGCGCTCGACGCCATCACCACGGACACCTGTGAGGCCGCGCGGCTGAGCCTGCTCGCCCAGTGCGAGGCCGACCATGGTTGAGGCGCCGCACGACACGATCAGGCGCGCCGCAGCACTCATGCGGGACCGCGCCGCCGCCGCGACATCGGGCCGCTGGGAGTCCATCACCCTGCCCGAGTGGGACTTCTACGAGGTGCGCGCCGACCAGAGCCCGCCCGCAAGACCGCGAACCGAGTACCGATGGATCGGCAGCGACGTTCATGAGCGCGCCGACGCCGAGCACATCGCCGGGATGCACCCGGGCGTCGCACTGCTCATCGCCGACCAGTGGGACGCCGCCGCCCGCGAGATGGCCCACTGGAGCGCCTACGAGGACGAGCACGGCCGGGTACTGCAATGCCTGGTCGGCGTGCGCGACGAATGGACCGCGACACTCGCGGCCGCCCGCGCCTACCTCGGGGAGCGGCCATGACCGCACCGATCATGCGGGACCGCTGGAACCCGGCCCGCATCGCCGACGGGCAGCCGCTCAGGGCGGTCGCCAGCCGCGACGGGACCTCGCAGGACGGGCTGTACCGGCGTTTACAACGCGCCTGTGAGCGCGCGGGGGTGGCGAACACGTTCGCGCTGCTCGCGCTCGCGGTCGACCAGGAGTGGATCGTGCGCACCTTCGAGGGCTGGATCGTGCCCGACGAGGGCGCGCCCAAGCGGGGCCACGCCTACCTGTCCACGTCGTGCTGGCACGCGCAGCGGGCGTCGGGTCCGGGCGAGGCGGGGGACTTGCACCGGTATTGCCAGGCGGACACCACCATCAGCCGCATCGAGACCGGTGCGATCGCGCCGGACCTGTGCTCGCTGCTCGCGTTGACCGTGTGGGTCGGGATGCCGCTGCTGGCGTGGCTTGACGCGGACGACGGCGCGGGCATTGACGCCTGGCAGGCGGGCTTCGACGCGTGTGCGCGGCGGGTTCGCGGGGCGCTGGACCTCGGGGGTGACCCGGATGCCTGACGCCTGCCCGTCCTGCGCCGCCCCGGTCCTCGCGACCCCATCGGGGCTGCTCGACCCGGACCCGACACGCCTCGGCGTGCTCAAAGCGGACGGGACCGGGTTCACCAAGGCCGAGGTCGTCGCGGCGTGGCGCACCCCGCAGGGGCACCTCGGCCACCACCGGCACAAGTGCGCCACCGGAGCGGCGCGAGCCAGGACGCGCGGCACCTCCCGGCCGGAGCCCAACGGGCCGCCCGGGCAGGACTCGCTCTTCGCGATACCAGACACCGCCGACAAGACAAGGAGTAGACGACCATGACCAGCAAAGGCGACGCGACCGCTGAGGGTGTGGCCGGGGCGTGGAGCGACTGGCTCAACGAACACCCCGTCAGCATCCCGGAACTCATCACCAAGGCACTCGGGACGGCGTTCAGCGTGTGGCTCGACGACCACACGGACGACCTGATCGACGCAATCGCCGACGCGGCCCAGCCTGTCGGCGCGCGGACGACCCCACCGGATACCGCGGGACCCCGGGTGGTCGCAGCACTCCCGGGCGGCGGCTGGACCTTCAAGCGGGATGGCTACAAAGAGCGACTGCCCGTCCATATGTGGCTCGTCTACGACAACGGCCGCACGCAACCCGTCGGCGTCGACTTCGACGGGATGACCTGGGACATCGCGGGAGACGAGACCTGTAGCGCATTCCGGCCGCCGAGGGCGGCTGACCCGTCATGACGAGCCTGGTCGCGCTGCCCGCTCCCCCGTTCTCGGACCGCTGCTACGCCTGCGAGAGCGCGCGGTTCGTACTGCCCGCGTCGAGAGTCCAGATCGGCGCGTGGATCAGGTGCGAATACCGGTGCCCGCGCTGCCGCCACCGATGGTCGTCCGACCTGCTGGCCGAATACCTCGGGGACTGTTATTCGGGCGGTGCCGGGTGAAGATTCAACCGGTCGAGACCAAGTACGCCGGCTGCCGGTTCCGCTCCCGGCTCGAAGCACGATGGGCGACCTGCTTCGACGCCCTGCGCATCCGCTGGGAATACGAACCCCAGGGATTCGCCATCGAAGACCGCTCCGGCTCCACAAGCCTCTACCTGCCCGACTTCCTGCTCACCGACCACGGCACCTGGGCCGAGATAAAGGGCTCCGACGCGGACCTCGACCGCCGCCGGCTCGAAGCCGCCGCGATCAGCCTGCCCGAGATGCCCGCACCCACGCCGGGTCCGCGGCTGCTGCTGCTCGGCCCGATCCCGCGGCCCGCCGACCATGCGTGGACCTGGTTGGGGCTCGACCCGTACCAGGATCCGGCGTACGACATCGAGCCGTACGCGGTGGAGAGCCGCTGGGCGTTCGTGCGCCACATGCAGCACCGGGCGCGGCTGGTGCGCTCGCGGTCCTCGGATGAGGAGTTCCGGTGGGCGTTGGACGCGGAGTTGACTGCGCCGAAGGAGGCGTTGGCGCCGTTCGTGCCGCGTGACGGCGGCGTGTCGTACGCGTACCAGGCTGCTCGTTCCGCCCGCTTCGAGCACGAGGAGGCGGCGTGACACCAATCAGATGCGCTCAGCATCGAGGAAGCAGAGGCTGCATCGTTGATTGTCGGCACCGGTCAGCTCGCCTTCGGCTTCCGCGACCGCTTGATCGGCTGCACGGTCGGTGTGCGCAGGGGCGGGACGCCAGCCGCGTCGGCGAGGCGCCGCACGTGGTTGCGGTCGTACGGGACATGTTCGGCGATCTTCCCGGGCGGGGCGTTGCGCTCGCGCTGGTGCCTGATGATCGCCTCGTGGAGCGCTGCGCGCTTCTCCTCTGCGACGTCCGTGGCGGCCTTGAAATCGGCTGCGAGTCGGTCGAGCTCGGCCAGCGCAGCGGCCTCGATCTCGGGGTCGTAGTCGGTCACGGGGGAATGATCGCACGCCGGGGTGCATCGGTGGAATGCAACCAAGTCATGCCTCCCTCCGGGCCGACGCGTCGCTTGCCTATGCTCAGTCATGTTGCAATGATAGTATGCATCGTGGCCGAGCGAAAGTCGGCGGGGGTAGTCCCGGCGGCTCTAAATCGGCCCAAAGCGAAGTGGCCCCCAACCGGTGCGCGAACACCAGCCGGGGGCCCGGACCCATCACCCGATCTGACCGGGAGTGAATCCAATGCCGGATGGTACAGGCCTCCGCGCCTACGCCTCGCGCGACTCGTTCGACGACTGGTACGAGCGGCTGCCCACCGACCCCGCTTTCTGCGTCGGGCACCTCGACCGCTCGACCGACACCGAGCACAACACCCCCGTGGACTACTTCGGCCCGGATGGGCTCTGCGTGGTGCAGCGCGACGGCCACCCGGCGCAGGTCTCCTTTGCCGACTTCTGCCTGCGCGGCAGCGTCTCCCCCGCGCGTGCGCGCCTGGTCATCGCCCAGATCGCCGAAGCCTGCGCGCTCGCCGACCGATACCCACGCAAGCCGACCACGGACAACGCGACGGACTGAGGCCGCGAAATACCCACCCGGAGACCGCTCCGGCCCGCGACCCACCCGTCCACCCACGAGCACCAGGCATGGAGCGTCCGTCCGTGACCGACCCCGCAGACACCCGGCCCGCCAGCGACCACGAGCGCCGTAGGCGGGCCGGTCACGCCTTCATCCAACGAGGCTGGCCCGTGCTGCCCCTCGTCCCCGGCCAGTCCCGGCCCATGGCCTGCGAACTGTGCAGCAGCAAGTCCCCCAAGCGCGTCCCGCACGTCGGACCCGAAGACTGCCCGCACCCGCTGGACTACTGCCACGGCTGGCGCGCCGGAACCCTCGACCACGACCGCTTCGAAACCTGGTGCGAGCGGTTCCCGCAGATGAACCTCGGCATCGCCACCGGCCCGGCCCACCTGCTCGTCATCGACCTCGACACGAATAGCCACGGCAAGATCGAAGACCCCAGTTGTCAGATCGAAGGCGTCAACGACGGCTACGACATCTTCGCGCTCGCCCTGATCCGCTACCGCACCCCCGACCGCGCATCGCTGCCCTGGCCGGACGACACGATGATGGTCGCCACACCCTCCGGGGGACTGCACCTGTACTGGCGCATCCCGCGCGGACTGACCATCAAGTCCCTCGCCGGGGCGTTCGGCCCGCTCGTCGACGTCAAGAGCGCGGGCGCGTTCATCGTCGCCCCCACCTCCGCCAAACCGGCCGGGCGCTACACCCGCCTCGGCGACGTCACCGAACCCGCGCGGGCGCCCGAATGGCTCCTTCACCACCTCAAGGCCACCGGGCACATGCCCGAACCCCGCGCCAGACGCGACTACCGGCCGCGGGCCGAAGCCGACGACGGGGCGGGGCTGCGCATCCTCGACGGCATCGCCCAGCGGCTCGCAGTCGAACCCGAGGGCACCCGTCACGCCCAACTGTGCACCGCCACGACCGCGGCGGCGCATCTCGTCGCGGACGGCCGGGTTACCGAGGATCAGGCGCTCGACGCGATCCGCGACGCCGGATACACGGCCGGGCGCGACAGCCGCGAGATCGACGACGCGTGGCGCACCGCCATGGCCAAGGCCGGTGGCCGGTGACCATGCAGGCCATCCCGAACACCGGCCTCCCGCCCGACGAAGACCCGTGGCGGGAGATCGACCCGCCCGTCTCCGAAGACGAGAAGCGGGAACGATTCCCGCGCATCGATTGGGAGTCCGCGTTCGCCACGGACTTCAGCGAGGTCAACTGGCTCCCAGGCAAGTTCATGGAACACGGCCAGCAAACGGCGCTCGTCGGCGGCGGGAAGGTCGGCAAGACCCTGCTCGTCCACGATTGGATCTGGCGCATCGTCACCGGACGGCGATTCCTGTCCGACGAACGCCACGAACCGCTGCGCGTCCTCTACTTCGACCGCGAGAACAACCTGCGCGACGTCGTCACGCGCATGGTCAGCTTCGGCGCCGTACCTCGCGAGCTGGAAGGGCTCGACTACCGGCTCTTCCCGAGTTTCAGCGGCGCGCTCGATCAGTCGGCCATCGCGGTTGCCGAACTGCTCGACATCGTCGAGCAGAGCAAGCCCGACCTGGTCGTCTTCGACACGATCTCCCGGTTCATCGCGGGGAAAGAGAACGACTCGGACACGTGGCTGTCGTTCTACCGGCTCGTGCACGCGCCGCTCAAGCGGCTCGGGGTCGCCGGGATCCGCCTCGACCATATGGGCAAGGACGAGGAGAAGGGCTCCCGCGGGTCATCCGCCAAGGCGCAGGACGTCGACCAGGTCTGGGAACTCACGTTTACCGCTGAGGATCCGCGTCACGAATACGACCGCGAGGCCGGCCTAGAGACGATCATCACCAACCTGAAGATGCGCCGAACCCACTCACGGTCAGGACTCGGCCAGGACAGCTTTGACATCACTCGCCGCGCAGTACGCGAGATGGGCGGCGGCGGATGGCTGCCGGGATGTACCAACCACGAGTTGACCGATCCCGGTCCGCTGATGGATCACCACGCGACGATCCAGCGGCACGTAGACGCCCTCGTGGCGGCTGGGGCGCCGGGCGGTCTGGGTCGCGACAAGTTGCGCGAGTGGGCTGCCGCCAACAAGGTCCCGCTGCCCGGCAAGGCACCCGTTCTGGCGGACATCGCCAGGGCGCTCAAAGCGGCGAAGGCGGCCTGAAATTATGTCCGACTTTCAGCCGAGATTTTTGTTCCCTGATCTTGGGAGCAGCCCTTCTTGGGGCGACTGTTCCTCGATCTTGGGAACAGTGTTCCCCGGAATCGGGGAACAGCAGGTCACGCCTGTTCCCGCCGCATGGGGCGCCTGTTCCCGGGTGTATGGCTGTGGATTGTTCCCTCCGTCCTTCCCTCAGAAGGAGGGAACAGTCCGCAGCACGGGAACAGCCGAAGCCCCCCGTGCGGCCGTCGAATGCCACGTCCTCGGAGCCCTCCACGCACCCATCGACCGCCTCACCGCTCTCGCCGAACGGATCGAGGCCGCACACCCCTGCGCCGCCCCGCCGACCCGGGACCGCAACCCCGACGAACCCCAACCCGAAATGAGCCTCGCCATGCCCGCTCCCCCAACCCCGCTGCGGATCGCAGCCCGCCCCTTCACCTCGCCCTGCGCCGTCTGTGACGGCGAGATCCCCGAAGAGCTCAACACCGCCGTGTTCGCCCTCGCCGACGACCAAGCCGCCACCGTCTGCGACCACTGCGCGAACAGCGCCGACCCAGCCGCGTACGGCGCCCTGCACGACCTGCGCAACCTCGACGCCGCCTACTGGGCGATCTACAACCGCGACGGATGGCCCGGCACACACGACGCCCGGGAAGCCGCCGCGACGTACCTGCGCACCCTCGTCGACGGGGCCGCCGCGCTGATGGCCATGTACCTGAGCCCCGAGCAGGCCCGTGACGCCTGCCAGCGGCTGCGCGAGGTCGTGGACGCAGGACTCGCCAGCCCCTCCATCCCGTCCGACCCGACTCCGAAAGCAGCGTGACCCATGTCCGGTGAAACCTTGATCACGATTGTCGGCGGGCTGACGGACGCTCCCGAACTGCGCTTTACCCCGAGCGGCGCGGCGGTCGCGTCGTTCACGGTGGCGTCCACGACGCGGGTCTTCGATAAGCAGGCCAGTGAGTGGAAAGACTCTGACGTTCTCTACATGCGCTGCTCCCTGTGGCGCCAGCCCGCCGAGAACCTGGCCGAGAGCGGACTCGAGAAGGGCTGCCGGGTCGTCGTCACCGGGCGCCTCAAGCAGCGCTCCTACGAGACCCGTGAGGGCGAGAAGCGCACCGTCGTCGAACTCGACGTCGAGGAGATCGGCGTGAGCCTCAAATACGCCACAGCCAAGGTCACGAAGGCGACCGGCAACAGCAACCGCGGGGGCGCCCCGTCCACGCAGCGGCCCGGCGGCGGGCAGGCCACCCGCGGCAGCCAGCAGGGCGACCCGTGGGCGGGCGGCGGGGCCGGGAACGGCGGATGGGGCGGCACGGCGGCCGACGGCAGCCCCCCGTTCTGATCATGAATCCCGCCCGGACACCACCCGACACCCCGCCGAAGGAGGCCGCCGTGACCGCCACCAGCGCACCAGACAAGCCAGCCCTGCACCTGGTCCCGGTCTCCTTCAACGACGCCTGCACGTTCATCGCCGAACACCACCGCCACCACCGCCCACCGCCCGGGATGAAGTTCTGCATGGGCGTCGCCACCGCCGACAAGGTCCTGCGCGGCGTCGCGATCGTCGGGCGCCCCGTCGCCCGGCACCTGGACGACGGCTACACGCTCGAGGTGATCCGCACGGCCACCGACGCGACCGCGAACGCGAACTCGTGCCTGTACGGGGCGGCGTGGCGCGCCGCGAAGGCGCTGGGCTACAGCCGCCTGGTCACGTACACGCAGGACGGCGAGTCCGGGTCGAGCCTGCGCGCCGCGGGGTGGCGGGTGATCGCGGAGCGCAGGGCGCGGCCGGGTTGGGACATGCCATCGCGGCCCCGTGAGGACCGCGGCACGGGCGGCGTGCAGCGCTTCCTGTGGGAGGCGGCGTGAACGGCCTCGACCTGGCGCATTTGAGCCACCAACCGGCGCAGTTTTGATCATGAAACGGGACGAACCGCACCCCATCCGACACCGACCACGCACCCCAACCGGAAGGAACCCTCGCCAATGAACGACCAGACCGCCACCCAAACCGCCACGACCGGCTGGACCGGCTACACCCCCGACGAACTCGCCTGGTTCGCCCGCGAGTACGCCGACACCGAATGGGCCGTGCACGTCATCGGCCCCGACGACGTGCACACCAACGAGCCCGACGCCCAGGGCGAGCACAACCCCGACGGCGCGCCCCTGACCGAGCAGACCGCGTGGGCGCTGGCCGACTCGATCCACCGGTTCAACGCCTGGTACCGGGCGAAGTTCGGGCAGAAGCCGTGCTACACCGACGACCTGGTCCCGAACGTGTTCCACCGCGGCGTCCTGGTCGAGACGCGGCCGGCCGCCCCGCACGAGCACTCGTTCCCGATCCAGCCCCCGCACGGTTCCCTGACCGCGCCCGGCAACTGCGACTGCGGCGCGACGTACACCGGTCCGCCCGTCACGCTCGCCGCGTCCGGTGACTGCGAGCCGTGCCAGGGCACGGGTCTGAACATCGGCCAGCCCGGCAACTGCCCCGAGTGCGCCGGGACCGGGGGTGCCCGGTGAGCGCCGCAACCGAAACCGCCGAGCCCCTCAACCCGTTCAACGCCACCCTCGCCCGCCAGATCCTCACCGCCATCGACGCGCAACCCCACCTGTGGAACCAGGCCCGCTGGACCAGCAAGACCGACTGCGGCACCGCGATGTGCTTCGCCGGGTGGGCGTGCCACCTGGGCGGCTACCACCTCAACCCCGGCTCAGCGCTGGCCGCGACCCCGGACGGCGTCCGCGAGATCCCGAGCGCCGCCAGCGAGCTGCTCGGCCTGGCCGGGCGCCCGAACCTCGCCCAGGAGTTGTACTTCGCCAGGAACAGCCGAGCCGCCCTGGGCGCCATGGTCGACGAGCTCGCGGGCGCGCAACGCCTCGACCAGGTCAACCCCGCCGACCTGGAGATCCTGGCATGGTCGGCCGACGAAGAGGCTGCACCGCTCGCGCCGGGTGGTGCCCGGTGAACGCCGACGCGTCGCTGCCGAAGCTGGTGCGCGACCTGGTCCCGCAGGGTGCGGCGTGACGCGCCCGACGACCCCACTCACCCGCCGCCCGGGCCGACGCCTGCCGCCGCAGCCCGTCGTCGAGCCGGTGCTGCCCGTGTCGCGCCCGACGGCTTCGGCGGGTTGGGCGCCGCCGTTCACCGACACCCCCGACGAGATCACCCGGCGCCGCGCGGTCCTGCTCGACGCGGACCGCCGCGCCGACACCGGGCGCACCCACCACACCAGCCGCCGCACGTGGGACGCCGCGATCCGCGAAGCCCTCACCGACCTGACCGACACCCGCCACGACACCGAGGAGAACCCGTGACCGACACCACGACCACCCAGGCCGCCGCCCCGGGCGTCACGAAGGTGCGCCACCGCCTCGTGAACCTGTCGAACCGGATGTACGACCAGAGCCAGCCCTACGTCGCCCAGTTCGTCGTCCCCGCCGCCGCGCCGACTCCCCCGCACGAGCGCGCCATCCGCGACGCCGCCGAGGGTCTGGTCGCGGGGAACGTGTTCACCTTCACCCTCGCCGCGGTGCTGCGGGTCGCACAGGAGTCGGACCACCCGGCCGGGCCGATCCTGGCCGCGCGAATGGCCCGCATCGTGTCCGAGGCGCTGAACTCCGGCCTGGACTGGATCGGGGACGCCAACGACGACCTGCCCGAGGACGGCGAGCCGCAGGAGCCGGTCCCGGGTCAACTCGAGATCCCCGCGACGGCGACCCCGTGACCGCCGACCTCCGCGCGCCGCGTATCCGCCGGGCCTTCACCGGCCCGTGCGGGTACGCCACCCGGCCCGACCGCGAATGCGAGGGCCCCGTGCGGCCCTACCCAGCGGGCTGGTGGTGCTCGGCGCACTCGCCGTCCGCCACGGCTGGCCTGCCCGAGGTCGCCGACCTGTGCCCGCCCAACCCCGTCCCCGCACCCATCAGGAGCGCAGCAGCATGACCGTCCCCACCGAGTCCGACACCGAATGGCTCGACGACGGGCACACCGCCCGCGTGCGCCTGCAGGACCGCGCCCTCGTCGCCGAGATCCTCTGCCCCCACGACACCCGCGACCTGACGGTGCTGCCGATCGGCGACGTGCCCGCGTGCCGCCGCGACGCCGACGAGTACGACGACAACGGGAACCTGGTCGGCCCCGGCCCGGCCCTGGACCGGTGCGTACTCGCCGAGATCGCGTCCACGTGGCAGAACGACGAGTTGTGGGCGCCGGACACCGCCGACTTCGAGGTGCGCGTCTCACCGTTCCCGGTGTGGTGGCGGGGCCGCGACCAGGACGACATCGAGATCAAGCCCGCGCCAGCAGCGCCCGAGTCGCTGCTGGACGTGGTGCGCCGCCAGCGCGCGGTCGGCCCGCACCCGGCGCCCGGACAGGACGAGCCGACCCACCCGGGCCCGGAGGCGGAGTGCACCGACCCGGCGTGCGTGAAGTCCCGCGCGCAGCACGAGGCGGCGGCCGAGATTCAGGACCTCACGGCCGAGCTGCTGCGCGGCCACGCGACCGGCGGTGCGTCGTGACGCAGGCGAAGGGTCTCGCGGCGATGGCGTCCGCGGTCACCGCCCGGCGTGTGGCGGCCGTGCTGCGCCCCGGGTTCACCAACCCGGACCCGGCGGGCGACCGGGACTGGCGCCACCGCGCCGCGTGCCGCGATGAGGACCCGGAGCTGTTCTTCCCGATCGGGAACACCGGGCCGGCACTGCTGCAGATCGAGGACGCGAAGGCGGTGTGCCGCCGCTGTGACGTGATCGACCAGTGCTTGCAGTGGGCTCTGGAGTCCGGCCAGGACGCGGGTGTGTGGGGCGGGATGAGCGAGGACGAGCGCCGCGCACTCAAGCGCCGCGCCGCCCGCGAACGCCAGAAGACCGCGAAGAGCACCCCGTGACCGACCTCCACGACCAGACCGCCAACGACCGACAGGAGCCCCCGATGCAAAATCCCTCGCACCCGACCCCCTCAGGCGCTCTATCCGCTCGCCCGGGAGCTTCCCGGGGCCATTCCGGGGCACAGCCCGACCCCGCGTCGCTCGGCGTCGCCCGGGACGAGGTGATCCGCCACGGCGCATGCGGGCGGTGGTGGACCGGCCGGGACCGCAACCACTGCGGCTCCTGCCACGAGACGATCAGCAGCGTCACGGGCTTCGACGCGCACCAGAAGGACGGCAAGTGCGTGTCGCCCGGCGCGGTGGGCATGGTCGCCCGCGAGGAGCCGTGGGGGGAACTCTGGGTCTACCCGGGCGACTCCGCCGCGCTGGCCCGCCGCAAGGCCTCGAAGTGACCGCCACCCTGGAGCGTCCGGGCGCGCCGCTGCGCCTGAACGCCCCCACCCTCGCGCTGGCGCTCGGCCCGCTCGGACACCGCGCCCGCGACCTGACACCCCGCGAAACCGAGATCCTGACCCTGCTCGCCCACGGCCACACCGCCGCCGGCGCCGCCCGCCGCCTCGACTCGAGCGCCGACGCCGTCAAAGCCCACCTGTACCGGGCGCTGCGCGCGCTCGGCGCGTCCAACAGCGCCCACGGCGTCGCGCTCGCCCACCACCGCGGCCTGCTGCACGCCGAACCGGGCCCCGCCGTGGCTTTGACGCCGCGGCGCGCGCAGATCCTCGACCTGGCCGCCGGCGGGTTGACGAACCCGCAGATCGCCCGGGAGATGTATCTCGTGCCGAACACCGTCAAGTGGCACCTGGGCAAGCTGATGGCGGACTTCTCGGCGGTGAACCGCCCGAACCTGGTGCACCGCGGTTTCGGGTGCGGGGCGCTGGGCGTCACCCGGCACGGCGGGGACGCACGGTGACCGGGCCGCTGAACCTCGCTACTGCGCCCGGTCTCGCCGCGGCGCACCCGGACGCGATGCGGGTCGAGGCGCGCACGTTCACCGTGTTCGAGGGCGGCGCTTTCGTCGAGCGTGCCCGCTGGGTGTGGGTGTGCCCGTGCCACGACCACGTGTCCGGGCCGTGGCTGGACCGGCCCACCGTGGCCAACGCGTGGGCGGAGCACGGCGTGCTGTTCGGGGGTGCCCGGTGACCGAGACGCAGGCGCCCCCGGCGCACCGCACCCTGGCCGCCGAGCTGCGGTGGGTGCGCGCGAACCTGCCCGGCGACACCGCCCAGGCCGTCACCCGCGCCCTGGACTGCGCGGTCGCCCGCGCCGAGACGGAGAGCGACCAGGCCCGCATCTGGCGGGGTGAGGCCGCCCAGCGGGAAGCCGCCGTCGCCCTGGTCCAGGTGGTGCGTGCCGAACTCGCCCGGGCCGAGCGGACGCTGCCCGACCCGGACGGACCCGGCTCCCTGTACGCGCAGGGCGGCGCATGGGTGATCGCGCAACTGCGCGCGGCCCTCGAACCCGACCAGGCCGGGCAGCCGGCCGCGACCCTGAACGGAGCCCTGTGACCACCGACCGCGAACCCTCCAGTGAGGCGCTCGGCGCCGCCCTGATCGCCCTCGAACGGTTCCCGTGGCGCTGGTGGCAGTTCCGGCTGCGCCGCACCACCTGGCAGCGCAGTGAACTCGCCCACGCCGTCGCCGCCGTCGTCGAGCAGGCGACGCGGGGGCTCTGCGCCCGGGAGATCGAGACCCTGGACCGCCCCGGCTGGTCCGGGGCGCTGACCACTGCGGCGGCGCTCCTGACCTTCGGCGAACACCCGGACCTGCCGCCGTTCAGCCGGGGCAACGTCCCCTGCTCGAAGTGCGGCGAGGCGAACCGTGCACCGACCGTCGAGTTCCGCCCGGCGTGGTCCGGCGGTGGGTTCACCGCGGATCCCGGCCATCCGGAGCATGTGGTGCGGGCGTGCCGCACCTGCGGGCATTCGTGGCTCGAGCAGTGCGCCGACGCCGCGACCGAACCGGCCGAGACCGAGGCCGCGCTGTGATCACGCACCGCGTCACCGTGACCTGCGAACGCGCCGCCCACGCCCTCGCCGGCGCCTGCCCGACCCTCACCCCCGACGACCCCAGTCCCGAGACCGTCGAGGTGGCACTCGCGGAAGCCGGGTGGTCCACCCGCGACGGCAAGCACTACTGCCCCCGCCACGACCCCGACGAGACAGGCGAACACGTCACGGTCACCACGGCCGGGTACACGCACCTGGGGCGCGGGGTGTGGGCGCGCGTCCCCTGGTCGCCGTTCCCCGTCGGGATCTCGACGATCGAGGTCCAGATGCGCACCCGGACGCTCGAGGACCTGGCCGCCGAGCAGGGCGTGTCCCCGATCGAGTCGATCGACGAGCTCGCCGGGCCGGCCGACGTGCCGCCGGAGGAGATGGACGCGTTCCTCGCCGCGATCCACGAACGCGTCGACCCGCAGCGCGACGAGATCGAACGCCGCCTGCGCGTCGCCACGGACACCGTCGCCCGCGTCCGGCAACTCGCGATCACCTGGTCGGCGTCGCCCGACGGCACGCTGCGCCAGGAGGCGAGCCGGATCCTGCACGAAACCCTCGACGGACCCGCCGACGAGCCCGGCACCGAGGGTGGTCGCGATGACTGACGACCTGCGCGCCCGTATTCGCACCGTGCTCGACGACTGCCGCACCCTCACCCCGGACGCGCAGGCGGACGCAGTCATGGCCGTGCTCGACACGCAGTGCCCGCCGCTCCTGGCGATCACGCCCAAGTCCGACCCGGAGATGGCCCGGCTGCACCGCCTGTGGCTCCAGGCGCAGGCCGACAGCACCGGCGGCCTGGTCATCCTGCCGCCCAACGCCTCGGACCTGTGGCGGCGGTACACGCCCGAGCAGCGGCGCGACTGGCTCACCGAGCACCGCGCCGACGCGATCGAACGCGGCATCCCGGGCGACCTGGTCGACCTGATGATCCGGGACACGGAGGGCGAACGATGACCCCCGACGAAGTCCCCACCGCGCTCGCCGCAATCGGTGCCGAAGCCCTGCGGCAAGCGGCCTACCAGTGCGACGGCGACTGCGGGCCACCCGAAGACGAATGCTGGACCACGCACCCGGTCAACTGGTCCGCGAAGGTCGCAGGCGACACGCACGTCCACGGCTCGGCCGAGGTTTTGGCGCGGATCGTGATCGCCGCGACCCGCACCGAGACGCCCAAGCCGCCACCCCCGCCGCCGACCGTGGGCGACGCGATCGCGCGCACCCTCAGGTCGCTCGGCATGACACAGATCATGCTCGCCCGGATCACCGGACTCACAGCCAAGCACGTCAACCAGGTCATCAGCGGCAAGGTCGGTCTGAGCCCGGATGTCGCGGTGAAGTTCGCGCACGCCACGGGCACCCCGGCGGCGGTGTGGCTCGGCATCGACGGCGCACGCCGCGAGTGGGAGGCGCGTGTCGCGCAGGCCGACGAAGAGGAAGCCGGATGACCGCGTTCGTGCTCGTCACCGGATCGAGGTTCCTGCCCGCCGACGGGCTGCTGCCCGCGACCCTCGACGCGCTCGCCGCGGAACTGTGCGAGCACCTGATGGTCGTGCACGGGCAGTGCGACCCGCGTCACCCCGACACCAAACGCGTCATTCGCTGGGACCGGGCCGGGGATTGCGGGATCCACCCGGACCGGCTGCTCGGCGCGGACTGGCAGGCGCACCGCTGGGCACTGTCCGCCGGCCACCCCACCGACCCGCGTCCGGCCGACTGGACCCGGTTCGGGCGCGCCGCCGGGCCGCTGCGTAATCAGCGGATGGTGGACGTGCTCGCGGACGTGCCCCACCGGCTCGTCATGGCGTATCCGGTGGGGTCGTCGGCGGGGACCATGGACTGCGTGCGCCGGGCGAAAGCGGCGGGGATCCCGGTGCGGGTGTTCGAGTCCGGCGGTGCGCCGTGAGGTGCCCGATGTGCGGCCGGGCCGGGCCCCGCGGCGGGCACGAGCGCAACATCCGGCGCCTGACCGCGTGCCTGCTCGCGAGCACGTTCATGCTCGGGTGCCTCGCCGGGTCCGTGGGCGTGTGCGCCATCGCACTCGGATGGACCTTCCTGTGACCCGCCGCAGGCGCCGCCGCGTGCCGTGGCCGGTGACCGTGCTCGCACTGCCGGCCACGCTCGCCGCCGCCGCGGTCCTCGGCTCCGAGGGTGTCGCTGTGCTACTGCGGCTCGTGGGGCTGCGGTGAGCGGGTCAATCCTCGGTCGGGATCGCGGGCTCGTCGTCACCGGGCGCGGACTTGCCCCAGCGGGTCGCGGGCTCGCCCGATTCGAGTTGCTTCACGCGAGTGAAGTGCACGCCGAGCAGGTCGCCGATCGCCCGGTACGTCATTCCGCGTCCACGCAGTTCGCGCACGATCCCGGATCTGACCTGGGCTACGCGCGAGGTGGCCTTGCGCACGGCGTCGGTCATGTCGTTGGCGGCTTCCCAGCGTTTGGCCGCGTCGGGGATCGCCTCCAGTGCGTCGAGGGCGTCGTCCAGTCGGCTCGCGGGCTTCTTGACCATGGTCTGCATTGTAGAGCCAAATCTCTTCGGTTGGATTTCATCGGAACGCCTTGCAGTCAGTATAGGTATGGGTCTACAGTTGAGCTAGAGCCAAACCTCTACAGAATCCGTAGAGTCAGATCTATGCAGGGGGCGACCGAGATGAAGCAGCCGATGGACCACCAGCGCAAGGCGCCGCGCACCCGCAGCACCAAGCCCGGCACCCACTGGCTGCGCGCCATCGCCGCCTACCGCAACCGCGCCGTCCTGACCGCCGCCGACTACCTCGCCGCGCTCGGCGCCGACAGCGAGTTCCGGCGCCGGTTCTCGTCGAGCTTCGGGAGGGTCGCCGCGAAGGTGTACCGCGCCGAGCACGGCACCGAGCCCGCCCGCACCGGCTGGGCCGTCGCCCACGGGCGCCTGACCCCGGTGTTCGCGTACACCGCCGCGGTCCTGGAGAAGGACGAGGACCGCATCGTCGTCACCATCACCGAACCGCAATAGAAGGAGCAGTACATGACCACCGGATCCGACCGCCTGCGCAGCTTCCTTGACTGCGAGGAAGCCAACGGTGCAGGCGGAGACGACACGCCCGTGTACGACGTGGTCGGCTACGACCTGACGTACGGCGACCTGCGTTTCACGCTCAAGGAACGGGACGATCTCACTGCGAAGTTGGATGCCGCGACCCGCGCCGTCGTGGCCCTCGGCGGCAGTTGCGACCGCTGGCGTACCGCGTTCGAGACCCTGGCCGACGCCGTGGAAGCGGCGTGCTCGATCGACGCGGGTGAGGCGCTGCCCGAGTCGTCGCCGTGGGCCGCGGAGCTCGACCGGCTCGACACGGCCCTGAACGAGATCCGCGACGAATTGAAGGCGGCGTCCCGGTGACCGCGATGCTCTGGCGTGTGACGCACCCGAAGACCGGTGTGGTGTTCGCCCACAAGCCGCTGCTGCGCGCCGCGAAGACTGCGGCCGTGGACGCGTACAGGCAGCACGCCCAGTTCTGTGGCGACACCGAGTGCTACGCCTACACCTACTCCCGCGACGAGGCCACGGGCCGGCTGCGGCAGGTCGCGGACGACGGCGAGCAGGCGTGGCCCACCGGGGTCGAGATCGAGCGCGTCCCGGTCGACGCGGACGCGCAGCGGCGCTGCCACCAGTGCGGGCGGACCGGGACGCGCGGGTTCGTGGCGTTCCCGGACGGCGACGTGATCCACGACGGGAAGGTTGTCGTGTCCGCGCGCAGCATGACCGAGTGCGCGAACAAGGCTGCGTGCCGCGAGCGGTGGCCGACGCCGCGAACGGACGACGAGTGATGGCCGCCGATCCGGCGCCGTACCTGCTCGCGGAGGCGGCCGAGAACCTGGCCGTGGCCACGCAGAACCTGGGCGGGTACATCCAGCGGCGCGCACAGGAGATCGCCGAACCGCAGATCCGCGCCGTCGAGGGAGACGCAGACGCACGCATCGCGGAAGTACGTGCCGCAGCAGCACGCCAGGAGCAGCGCCACGAGGGCCTGATCCGTGAACTGCGCCGCCAACTCGACGCGCAGGTAAAGGCGAACGAGCGGCTGAGCCGGGAGGTCAAGGAGACCCGCGAGGCCGTGCGCCGTGTCGAGGCGCTGAGGGTGTGGACCAACGAGGACCGTAAGAAGTTCGTGTTCGCCGACGAGTTGTGGGCGGCGCTCGCCGAGGCTGGGAGTCCGGCGGCGCGCGAACTCGCCGCGTTGCTCGCCAAGCGGGCCGGGTCCGCGTCGTGACCGCCGCCGAGCACGCGATCCTCAAAGCCCTGGCCGTGGGCGACCGTGCCGCCGCGCGGGTCCTGCTCGGCCAGCGCATCCAGGACCGCGAACAGCAAGCACCAGCGAACACCGACAAGACAGGACACTGACCGTGAGTTATGAGAACCGTTACAGCGGCGCGATCACCATCACGCCGCTACTGACCGCCGCCGAGATCCGCCGCGCCCCCGGCGGTGTCGGCGCAAGCGCCGCATGGGACGCGCACCTGCGTATCGACCGGCGCGAAACCGAAACCGACGCCGGAACGCTGGTGGTGTACACCGCGGACGCGATCGTCGGCCCCGAGCAGGCGTGCAGCGGCCACGAGGTCGAGGCGCAGATCAGGGCGCTCGTCGAGTTGTTCGCGGGCGACCACGAGTTCGCGGGCCACATCCAGGTGGACTGGGATCCGGGGTTCGGTGAGCCGCCGTCGCGGTACCTGGTGCGCGGCCGGGATGTCGTTACCGTGAAGCCGCGACTGGCCTGGCCCGAAGGGAGCGAGTGATGACCGGCGACATCGGCGCCCGCATGGACGCCTACCAGCTCAGGTGTGAAGCGGCTGCCGAGGCGCTCGGCGAGGTGCTGCTCGACCCGGAACTTGGCGACTACGAGCCCAAGCGCACGGCGCTGCTCGAGGCGCTCATGTGGCTGGACATCGAGGCCACGTGCGGGGACTGCGTGGAGGGCCGCTGCCATTGGGGCGGCAAGCGTTCGCGCGAGTCGATCGCGGCGGCGAAGCAGGGCCGTGACGTGGGCGGCTGCGGGTGCACTAGGCATGACGCGAGTGCGGAGGCGCGCGAACGAACCCGGCGGTTGCGCGCGGCCGGGGTCGTCGCGGCGGCCGGCGAGGGGAGCGAGTGATGCACGGCGAGACCCGGGACCTGTTCGCGGATGTCGCGGACATCACGGCGTGGCTGGACCGCTCCAACCCGGACAGTCCGCACGAGGACTCCATGCGGGTCCTGAAACTGGTCGAGGAAGCCGGGGAGGCCGCCGCCGCGTACATCGGGATGGTGGGCCAGAATCCGCGCAAGGGCGTCACCCACACCCAGGCGGACCTGCTGGCGGAGCTCGCGGACGTGGCGCTCACGGCGCTGTGCGCGATGCAGCACTTCACCCGGGACGCGGACGTGACCCGGGGTGTGCTCGCGGCGAAGGTCGCGGGGATCGTCGCGCGCGGACGTGCGGCCGAGCGTGGAAGCGGTGGCGTGATGGCCGACCTCGACGAGCGGGGGCGCGCGCTGATCCTCGACGCCGCCGCCGAACTCTGGGGCGCGGCGCACGAACCCGCGGGCTACAACGAGTACGGCAGCGTCGTGACACCCGGCTACAAGGTCGAAGCGTCCAACCGCCTCGGCGCGGTGCGCGTCGAGCACAAGCTGCCCGAGTCCGACCTGTCCGACCCGAACCGGGCGAACTTCGAGGAGCGGTGCGAGGCCCGGATCGCTGCCGCCGCGGCCTACGCCGAGACGCTGCGTAAGGCCGGGTGGGGTGTCGAGGAGCGCACGGTGATGGGCAACCGGCCGATCCTGTTCGCGGCCCGGCCGGAAGGGGCGGCGAAGTGATCGACACGGCGCGGGCGCGTGCCTTGGCTGCTGCGGCCCGCGCGGACACCACCGACGGGCTCGAAGCGCGCGAGCAACTCCCGGACGTGGTCGACGCGCTACTCGACTTGCTCGGGCCTCCCTCGATCGAATGGGCGGCGGTGCATCGCGCAGCGGACGGCAGTGCCGTGGACAAACCATGCGACGACGAGGCGGACGCACGCGAGTTCGTCGCGCTCATGCCCGCCGGCGCGTGGGTGGTCGCGCACCGCGTCCACCACGTCGGGAAGTGGGTCGAGGTTCCCATAGGAGCGGAGCCGGTCAATGGCTGAGCGCAGGCATGGCACTGTGCACGCCGAGCAGCGCATCCGTGCCCTGCTGGCCGAACTCGGCCCCGAGGTGCACAACCTCGGCAGCGAGTTGGTCCACAATGACGCGTTCCGCTCGCAGGAGTGGCCGCGCGGGGTGTACGCGCTGGACCGCACCGACATGGAGGCGGTACTGGCGCTGCTCGACCAGGCCCGGTCGCTGCGGATCGTGCCGCGCAGCCTCGAACCGCTGATCGACCCCGCCGTGCACTCCCCCGGTCGGCTGCGGGCGTATCTGGCGGCGCGCGGCTGGGTGCTCCACGAGCAGTACCCGGAGGCGTCGCACTGGCGCCACGACACGAAGATCCGGCGCGGCTGGGACGCGGACCATTCGCTCGTGCTGGTGTTGGACTCGACCCGGTTCAGCGACTACGCGCAGCGCATCGCCGAGACGGCGGTGGACATGGCCGACTTCGAGGGCGTGGGCGAGTTGCAGGTGCTCGCGGACATCGCCGCGAGCGAACCGGAGGTTCCCGATGTCTAAGCCGACGCGGCGCGAGATTGCAGGTGTGCGCCGTGTTCGCGGGGCGGCAGAAGAGCATCGACACGTACGCGACGTTCGTGGACCCGGACGCGTAGGGGGCTGTCAGATCGCGGATGTGAAGGCGGCCTTCGGGAGCACCCCGGGGCCGCCTTCGCCCGTGACCCGCGCCGGAGCGTCCGACCCGGCGCCCACCCGCGTGCGCGTCAGCAGCGTCCGCAGCGGCACCGTGCGCGTGTCTGCGACCGTGGACGCCTCACGCCCGGTGTCGTGGTTCATGGGTGCTCCTAGAGGCTCGCGTTGAACGCCGCCATGGGCAGCACGGGGCGGGTCGCGCCGCCGCTGTCGGCTGGCGCGGGGTTCTGGTGCTCGCCGCGCAGCCGGTCCAGCGGCACCTCACGCACGTCGAGGGTCGCGGACACCAGCGCACGGCCCGCGTCTGCGGCGGTTTCGGCGGGGCTGTCCACGAGAGTCCTCCGGGTGCGGTGCCGCCCCGGCTCACGGGGCTGGGCCGGGGCGGCGGGTCCGTGCGTGCGGACCTCGGGGGGCACGCGGCGATCCGGGGAGATCGAGCCGCGCAGGCCCAGCGTAGCGCGGCGCACGCGCCCTGTGGCGTGCTCTGCGCGGGTTCGCCGCCGTTCGCCACCCGGTCGGCGGGCGCGAACACTGCGACGCACGCCCGCACCGGCCAGCACACCCACCCCGTGGCGCTCTGGCGGCGCGGCACCGGTCCGGGTGTTTTCGCTGCGCCTGTCGGCGGATACGGGTACAACAGGAGCGTGCCGACCGAGCTGTCCGCAGACCTGCGCGCCGACCTCATAGCCGCGGGCGAAGACGCAGAGTCCTGTCACCACGACCTGTGCGAGCGGTTCGACGAGGACGAGCCCGGCCCGTGCTCATGCGGGGTGCCGGGACTGCTGCGGCGCCTGGTCGTGGAACTGGAAGCCGGCTGGGTCGGCCCTGGCGCCCGGACGCAAGCAGCCTGATCCGCGCCAGCCCGCGCCACCCCGGTTGCGGGTCACGGTCACGTCACCTCGCCGCGCACCGTCGCCGCCGCCCGATACCGTCACAGCATGCTGCGCCCCGGCTTCACCCTGTCGCCGCGCGCGTCCCGTGACCGGCTGCTGCGCCACCGGCTCTGGCTCGCCGAACCCGCCGCATGGCCGTGCGCGCCGGGGCAGTGCCCGCTGTGCGGCGAGTCGGACCCGGCGCCGACCGCCGCGAGCCGCTACCGGGGCGTGCCCGCCCACGCGTTCTGCGCGGGCAAAGCGTTCCCGCCACTGACCCTCGCCACCCTCGGGTTGCGCGTCGGCGGACGCGTGCCGCACGGCTGGCCGTACGTCGCGATCGTCGAGCACGTCGACAACACCAACGCGCACGCCCGAACCCTGGGCGCGTACCGGGACGGGGAGATCCGGCCCGGCAGAGTCCTGCTCGTCACCGGGCGGTTCGGGGAACTACTGGACGCGGTCGCGTACCGGGGTGAGCCCGTGGCCGCGGGATCGGGCTTCCTCGTGCCGCTCAGCGCGCCCGTCGAGCTCGGGCCGGCCGACTTCCTGCGCGTGCACATACGCCGCTTCCCGCAGCGCCGGGGGCTGTGAGCCGTGTTGCGGGGCGTGCAACACTCGGAGCCATGCCCGACGCCGCACCCCCGCCTTCCGGCGACTTCGACGGCTGCTCCCGCGACTGCCGCACGACCGGAACCCACACGCTCGTGTGGGGCCGCTGCGGACATGCGTCCGAGCCGCCCCGCCCGGATCCGGAGTTCGGGTTCTGGCGCACCACGGTCATGCAGGACGGGCATCCGTCACTGTCAAAGGCGTCGATCCCACTACTCGCGGTCTTGCCGTGGGCTGCGCGCCTGAGCGTGGACGAGCGGTGGCAGATGCTCGACGAGGCGGCCGACGCGCGGGACCCGACAGCATGCCTGCGCCGGTGGCGGCAGCGCGTGGACGGGCGTAACCCGATCCAGATCAACATGGCGGGTTCGCCGAGCACGCCGGCGCAGCCACCCGGATTCGGGCCGGGTCATATCGCGGCTGCGTACGAGCAGGGGCGCCGTCAGGGGCGACACGATGCGGGCCACTGAGAGATGCGCACCCGTAGAACACCCGTCACGGTCGAGGTGTTCGGCTGCTCGACGACCGTCAGCCTCTACGACATGGATGACTCCGAAACCTGGACGTTCACCCGCGTCGCCGTGACGGTGGACGAGGCGCACACCCTGGTCGAGCGGCCGTACGTGCTGATCCAGGCTGACCGGTTCGAATCGCCGAGCTGGTTCCGGCGCAGCGGCGACGCGATCGAGATCGGGTGGAGCGTGTACGCGCTCGGACTCATCGAGGACGACGCCGAGGACGCGGCTCGCCAAGCGGTCGAGGCCTTGCGTGCCGACATCCGCGCCGGGAACATCGCCAAGGGAGCACACCGGGCGTGGGTGCCGCGTGACCCGCTCGAACCGCCGGTCGAAGCCGAGTTGCGGGCCTACCGCGCGCAGGTGCTGCGGGAGTCGGAGGCGAAGGCGTGAGTACGGACGCGTGGGAACAGGTGTCCCGCGAAGACCTGGCGTCCGCGCTGCGCACGGAACTCGTCGCCCTGTGGGCGGACCTGGAGCACGCGTCCCGCGACTCGCGCGCACCCGCCGGAGCCTGGTCGATGGGTCAGGAGAACCTGCTCGAACGCGTCAAGGCGATCTCAGACCTGGTCGGCCCGGCGTCGTGGCGCGACATCAGCGTCCCGTTTCTGCTCTCGGAGAGGTATCGGGCCGCGTGCGAACGCATCGGGTATCCGGTGCAGGCGAGTGACGCAGAACTGGCCGAGCAGCGTGAATGGTGGACGGCGCAGGTGGCGACGTGGCACGGGTGAAGCCGCCAGCCGCCGACGTCGGCGAACACCCATCCTGGCAGGCCCCGCCGCAGCGCTCCGAGCGCTGCACATGGCTGCTCGACCGGCTTAAACGCGGCGTCTGGCATCCCGCCGACTCTCTGGCCTGGGGCGAGGACCGTGCCGCCGCGCAACATCTCGGGATCTTCGAATGGGAGTGGCGCAACGTCGTGCTGCGCGCCTGGTGCGAACAACAGGCCGCCCGGCCCGACTGCCCGTATCCGGTGGTGCGGCTGCCGCACTGCCCGAACCAGCCGCTCATCCGCTGCGACGACCGGCGGGAGGGACGCCGGATTGAGGGCCTGTGCGTGTGCCCCGAACCGGACGCGGACGCGTGGCACAAGTCCTGGCACCGCACCCACTGGGTCAGCCACGAGGGCACGGTGCTGTACTGCCACTGCGGTCCGCGCGAGGAACCCGAGCCAGGTTCGGGCATCGCGTGGATCAACGACGACGGGTATGTGTGCGAGGACTGCGCGCCGCTGCTCGTCACCGGGCGGTACACGTGGGACCACCGGAAGGTGACCGAGGCCGGGCATCCCGGCGACGGGTGGTCGTGGTCTCACCGGCTCAAGCAGGACTGCCGGTGCTGCTACTGCGGTGGTCTCGCGAAGGAGCGCCGCGGGTGGCGGTTGCGGGGTCACCCGCCGATGCTGGCGCATGCCGCGCCGCCGCTCACGGTCACGGGTTAGGCGCCGCCGGGACGATCACGCGGCGTTCGCAGTCGCACGGGTCGAACCGCAGCCACCGCTCATACACCGCACCCGGCACCTGCCGCTCGTACACGGCCACGGTGTTCGCGTCGCGCACCACCCACCCCTCGGCGACGCACTCGACCCCGAACACCACCCGTCCGCAGTCGGGGCAGTCGGGCATGCCGACGCGCGGCCCGGGCAGCGGCTCGAGCGGATGCAGGATCGGTACGGCGAGCTTCAGATACTCGCCGGGCGTGAACCACACGCAGCGCCCCGGATGCCCGTGCAGCAGTCCGCACGGGTACGGCTCGCCGTAGCAGCGCCGCCGCACCCGGGCGACCAGGGCGCGCACCCAGTTGAACCGCCGGACGGGCCACCGGTACGCCAGACGCATGCACGGGTCCACGCCCGGAGTCGGCCAACTCACGCCGATCCCGCAGGCTTACGCGGCAGCAGGTTGCGCAGCGGCTGGTTCATCAGCACCAGCGTCGGCGCGGGCCAGTCGTACGGGAACATCGCCCAGCCGTACAGATCCTTGATCGCGCCCACGAGCGTGTAGTAGGTCTCGTCGTCGATCTCCCCGCCGTGGCCGGCCAGCCAGCGCCCGTACGCCTCACGGGCGCCCTCGTAGGCGGCGCGCACGTCGGCGGGGTCGTCCGGGTCGACGCCGCAGCGTCGCAGGAACTTAGCGCCCCAGCCGTGGTCGTCGCTCACGCTGGCTCGTCCGGGAAGTTCGGGCGCTCAGCCATCGCGGCGCCGCCCGTCGCGGGTGAAGGTCCGGTCCGGCTCCGGCCGCGTCATCGGCGGTAACAGCGTCGGCGCGATGGGCACGCCGTACGTCGTCTCTTTCGCCAGGTACGGGCTGTGCGGGTCGCGCTCCGGAATCGGTCTTGGCGCCACGTCGAACAGGCACCCGCAGGGGCGCACCTGAAACCAGCCCGGTAACGCTGCGGCGGCGGTCAGGATCGTCGCGGGTTCGCCGCACCCGGGACACGGCGGAACGCTCACAGCCGGCGCCGGCCCGCCCGCGGTGATCTCCCGGTGTGCCACGAGCCAGTCGGCGAGGAACCCGAACACTGTGCCGTACGGCAGGGTCCGGTAGTGGTGGATGCGGTGCGGCGCGTCCGGTTCGCCGTACAGGACCCGGGACACGACACGCTCGCGGACGTCGGCGGGCACGCCCTCGGCGCGCAGGGCAAACTCCAGGTCGAGCGTCAGGCGCCGCAGCACGTCCGCGGGCTCAGTCATCGCTGCCCCGCTGCTGGTCGGCCTCGGCCGCGAGCCGGTTGAACACCTCCGCCGACACGACCGTGGCCCGCGGCACCGCCAGCGTCTCGTACTGCCTCAGATACTCGGCTTCCCGCTGCTGCCGCAACTCCGCGTCCACCGGAGACGGGCCGCCGAGCGCCATCGCGACCAGCACCCGGTAGCGCGCCCGCTCGTCGACATCCTCGTTCTCCAACGCCCAGTCGGCCGCGGCGAGCACGTGCCCGAGCAGGGAGCGCGAGTAGTACGACCACTGGTCGGTCGCGCGGGCGCCCTTGGCGCCGGGGAAGCGTTCGTCGTACTGGCGCAGTACCTCGGTTACGAGGCGGGTCGTCATCGTCGTTGGCCTCTCGCGTGGAGCGGGCATGTGTGGACGCTGGCATGGATCCATGTGTTGTCGACGCGGCGGCACTCGGTGTACGGGTTACGGCCGACGACCGGTTTCGGCGGCGCCTCGTAACGCGGGCAGTCCAGGCGCACATGCCCGTCGGCGGTCGGCCACGGCCAGGGACAGATACAGTCCACTGGCGCCCACTTCGCGCGGCCGAGCGGACCGTTCGCGGCCTCGTCGGTGCGCAACACCCACTCCACCACCCGTGCCGACGCGTCAGGCCCGGCCGGCCACGCCTTCGATGCCGGAGTGACGCCGCCGAGGGCGTCGAACAGGCCCGTGGCCGTGCTCCCTGTGGCCGGTCGGGGATCCGGCGGCGGACCGAACAGTGGAGAGTTCCACATGTCCCGCATCGCCCGGTCGATCGCGTCCGCGTCCAACTGTCCACCGGTCGACTCCGCCGGCCGGTCCCGCTGTGGCTTCACCAGCGGAGTCAGCGCGGCCATGTCGTCGAGCAGTCCCGCGAACCCGGTGAACTTCGACGGGCCAGCGTCCGGCGGCGGCACCGGGGCACCCCACAGCATCATGGACGTCATCTGCGCGTCCACCTGGTCGCACATCGCCCGCTCGGCCGGGCTCATCCGGGAACGGACCTCGTCGGACTCCCGCTTCGCCTCGGCCATTAGTTCATCCAATGTGCGCCGCGGCGGCTCCGGCGGCACATCCGGGCCCGGCACCCAGCACTCGTCCGGGCAGCCGGTGCCCTCCCGCCAGTCGAAACACGCCGGGAACCCCGCGCCCTGCTCGAGTTCCGCGTGCGGGTGCCTGCGCATCAGGTAAAGGGCGTAGCGGCCCTTGTCCGTCATCCACGAACTCGTCACTGAGGTGCCGTGGTCGATCAGGTGCGCCTGCTGGAGCCGGTACAGCACGATCTGCGCCGCAGCCTCGGACCCGACCATCTGAACCACGTCGCGGCCGTCGCGGTCGTGGAAGTGCGCCAACAGGTCGCGCACCAGGTCGTAGGCGGCACCCGGCCAGCCGCACCCGCACCATCCGATCTCGGCGGTCAGCGCGTACAGGTGACAGCGCTCCCACTCGTCGTCGCGCTCGTCCGGCGGCGCCGGCGGCGCGGGCTTTCGCTCAGACATCGCCGACCACCAGGCCGACGAACCCGGGCGGCCCGGTCATCCGCGTGGGCCGCGCCGCCGCGAACGGGGCGCACCGCAGGCAGTGCCCCGGCTCGTGGATCGGCTCGCAGCAGTTCAGGCACCGGAACTTGGGTGCGAGGAAGTCGTCGGGCAGTTCGAACGGCGGCGGCTCGAGCAGCGCCGGATCGAACACGACCACCTGGCCGTCCTTCAGGAACGCGTGCTCCACGACCCGGAAGTACGCGCCGAGCCCCGACCCGTACACCTGGTCGCGCACCCGCTCATACACGTCGCTCGCGCACGCCATGGTCTTCTTCGCCGCCTCGATCCGGTCGAGGAGTTCGGTCATCTCCGTGAGCGTCAGCGGCGCGGGCGGCTCGGGCGACGGGGTGAGCACGTACTCGCCTGGGCCTTCAGTCATCGGGGCGCCCCGTCCTCGTCAAGCTGGTCCTCGTCGAACCGTGCCGCGCGCGGATCCCAGTTCATCGGGAAGCGCCGGTGCATCCGCACCAGCATCTCGGCGCGCTCATACGACCCGTCGCGCAGGTGGCAGCGGCACGGGCAGGCGCCCAGCGGATCGTGGACCGGGTACATCCTGCGTACGCCGTTCACGGTGCGCTGCCCCGGCGGCTGCACGATCACACCCTCGTGGCAGTACGGCACCGGGCCGCCGGGCACCTTGACCGCCATGACGGGCTCGATCATGCCCGGGTCCTGCCACGCCGGGGGTTCCTGCTCGGACTGGGCGCAGCGCTGGAAGTCGTGTTCGTCGTCCGGCTTGACGATCCACAGCTTCGCCCGGATGAGCGGGCCCAGCCGCGGGTCGCGCATCATCAGCCCGAACGCCCGCGTCAGCGCGTAGTCGATGTACCGGTCGAACTCGCCCTGATCCGCAGCGAACCGCTCCGCCCACAGGAACGGGTCGATCGCCTCGCGGAACGTGGCCAGTTCGCCCTCCACCCGGATGCGGCACTCGATCAGCACGTTGCTCTCGTGGTACGCGGGCCGCCCGGTCGCGGCGTCGTACATCGACGGGGGTGCGCCGCCCGCCGGCCAGTTCACGACCTGCCCGGCGACCGCCGCGATGTGGTCGGCGCCGCCCGTCTCGGCGTCGCGGATCAGGTCGAGGATGTCCTGTTCCGTGCCGTCGCCCGCGCCGAGTCGTCGTGCGCGTTCGGCCAGTTGCTCGGGTGTGGGCTGGTCAGGCATCGGTCATCTCCAGTTCGAACCGCACCCCGTCGGGCACGTTGTAGCCCAGGGCGCGCAGCCGCTCGGGCATCGACGCGGCGACATCGCGCAGGTGCGCCAGCATCCGAAGCCGGTCGGCCTCGCGGATGCGCGCCTCAGCGTCGGAGAGCGCCTGCATCGCGGCCCACACGTCGTCCGGGATGCCGTAGGCGTCCTGGAGCCACCGCGCCAGCGGATCACGGTCGGCCATCGCAGCCCAGCCAGCCCGCGTGCACCAGCCGCATGTTGATCTCGTCGATGCCGCGCCGCGGGCCGTCGCCGCCGAGGCGCGGCGGTGTCGCGGTGGTCTCCACGTTCACGCGCACCGCCATGAACAGATGCCCGCCGATCCGGAAGTACGTGCCGGCGGCCAGATCGGCGAGGTCGATCTCGTGTACGTCGCGGGGTTCGGCTTCGACGGCCAACGGGAGCGGCGGCTTGGACATGGCCACAGTGTGCCAGCAGCGAGGCGGCGGAATCGTGCGCGATTCGCGGATCGGCGCAACAGATCGCCGCTTAAGACGGCCGGGACGCAACGAACCGGGCGCCCCACACGCAAACCGATTGGCCCAGGCGGCGCTGGGTCGCTACGGTGAGCGCTACACCCGCCGCCGGGTGTGGTCCGGGTCGAACGAGCATCGGTTATCTTGCTGATTCCCCGGTGTCCATCGGCCGCTTCGGCGCCAACACATCCGGGCCGCTCCCGACGGCGGGTCACGCGAGAACACGCGGGGACGGGTCGAAGAGCGCCGGTTATCGCCTCTTAAGCGAGAGATCTTGGTCCGAGTCCAAGTTCGAATCCAGCCGGGAGCCCCACATGGCTCCCGTAGCTCAGCGGATAGAGCGCGTAAAACCCGGCAGTCACCACCCACATCCGCGCCCACCCCACATCCGCCGCGCGGCGGGTCGAACCGAAGGACACAGCCATGCCCCGTGACCCGCTCGCGGACGTCACCACCCTGCGCACCCCGCAGACACAGCCCATCCCCGGCCGCACCGACCAGGTATCCAACGCCGCAGGCGGCTACGTGTTCGCCAAGGACACCTTCACCCGCCTCGAAGACTTCCTCATCCTCGGCACCACCGGCGGCACCTACTACGTCGGCGAGAAGGAACTCACCCTCGACAACGTGCCCGTCGTGTTCGGCGCCGTCGCGCAGGACGGCCCCCGCGCCGTCGCCCTGGCCGTGGACGTCTCCGCGAGCCGCCCGCCGCGCGCACCGCGCAACGAGCCCGCGCTGTTCCTGCTCGCCGCCGCCATCACCCGCGGCGACCTCGACACCCGCCGCGCCGCGCGGCTCGCACTGCCGAAGGTCGCGCGCACCACCAACCACCGGGCCGCGTTCTTCGGCTACTGGAAGAACCTGCACGGCAAGCCCGCCGGGCGCAACGGCAGCGCGCCGAAGACCGGGCGGGTCGTGCGCGGCGCCCTCGGCGACCTGCTGCTCGCCGGGGAGCCGGACGACATCGCGTTCTCCGCGTGCAAGGCCATGGCGCGCAAGACCCCGACCGGCGAGCCGTTCGCGCTGCGCGACCTGCTGCGCCTGGGCCACCCGCAGGCCGACAGCGAGGCGCGCCGCGCGTTGTTCGGGTGGATCGCGGGAAACGTCGCCGACGAGCAGGCGCGCGCCGCGCTGCCGAGCGTCGACCGGTTCCTGGCCGCGAAGTCCGTCACCACCCCGGCGCAGGCGGTGCGGGTGGTCACGGAACAGAAGGTGCCGTGGGAGTTCCTGCCCGACGCTGTCCTGACCTCCCCGCAGGTGTGGGAGGCGCTGGTCGACACCGTCGGCATGACCGCGCTGATCCGCAACCTCGCGCGGATGACCCGCATCGGGGCGCTCAGGCCCATGGGCGACGCCACCCGGCGCGCCGCAGGGTGGCTCACCGACGCGCAGTCGCTGGCCAAGGGGCGCATCCACCCGTTTGACGTGTTCCTCGCGCTGCGGGTGTACGCATCCGGGCGGGCCCAGCCGAACCCGCGGGCGCAGGTGCAGACGTGGGCGCCGGTCCCGGCGGTCCTCGACGCCCTCGAGGAGTCGTACGAGTTGTCGTTCGGAAATGTGCAGCCCTCCGGCCGGCGGCTGCTGGTCGCGGTGGACTCGTCCGGGTCGATGGGTGGCGCATGGGGTGCCCGGGTCGCGGTGGGCGGTTCGCCGCTGGGGTCGCCGTACGAGATCGGGTGCGCGATGGCGGTCATCATGGCGCGCATCGAGCGCGGCAACGTGCATGTGATCGACGTGGACACGGCAGTGCGCCCGTCGCGGGTCACGGGGCGCACGAACCTGCGCGAGGTCGCGGCGTGGAGCCCGTCGGGCGGGGGCACGGATCTGTCGCTGCCGTATGCGTGGGCGCGCCGCGAGCGGCTGAACGTCGACGGGGTGCTGGTGCTCACGGACAACGAGACGTGGGCGGGGCGGGCGCATCCGGTGCAGGAGTTCGCGGCGTACCGGGCGCAGGTGAACCCGAATGCGCGCACGGTGGTCGCGGCGATGACGGCGACGGGTCGTTCGATCGCGGATCCTGGTGATCCGGGGGCGTTGAACATCGCGGGGTTCGACGCGTCGCTGCCGCAGTTGGTCACCGGGTTCATTCGCGGCTGATCTCGACGCGGCTTCGCCGGACGGGACCCGGCGGGACGCGCCGTTTTCTTGACGGGCGATCTGTGCGGCGGGGTGTTGGCGACGTCTCAACACCCGTGGCCTGCGCCGATGGCGTCGGCTGGTCCTTGGCGGGTGTTTGATTCCTCGCTGTCGTCCGGGTTTTTCGGAGTTCGCGGGGCACGCCGCGCGGACCCGCCCGGGTGAGGTAGCGTGGGCGACGGAGTTTGGGCAATGCCGCACGGCAACGCAGCGGCCCACGGGAACGAGGATCCCCGCGGGCCGCTGCGCGTGTCCGGCTTCGGAACCGAGGTCGCGCGCCTACGGGGCCGTGGAGTCGAAGGTGCGGGCCGCGCCCAACACGCCAGATGCGTCAGCCGCTCGTCCTGGCGCTGCCTGCCGGTTGCTCGCGCCGCAGGGGCGCCCGCTCTCGACGGGGCTACCCCGCCGAGGTTTGTGAGATCTCGCCGCCAGGCTACCCGGTGACAAGCGGAACGCCCCGGCCGCCTGCTCCTCGGTCGGGGCGTTCGCCGTTCCCGGCGGCATTCGAACCCGCAAGCCGCAGAGAGTTCACGGCGCCCTTGCGCGTGTTGTCCAGAGGGGCGAGTCATGCCGATTGCACCACAGGAACGGGCCCAGTTTAGGCCGGCGCGTCTATCCTGCTCCTGGCATGCCGAGTCGGTTGCCCGGTCATCCAGTGGCCTAGGAGACCGCGTGCGGTGGGGATCGAGCCCCCTGTCGGCGCAGGTTGCTCTGCGTGCGGCGAAGCCCTTTGCGGCAGTGGCTCCCGTCGCGGCAACGCGCGTTCGAATCGCGCCCGGGCGCAGACAGAGCAACGCCCCGCTCATGGGGGCGAGCGGGGCGTGCACCGGATCCGGTGACCGGCCGTGGTTCGTACGCCGGACCCTTCTCGGTGGGCGGGGCGGCAGCGCCGCGTCTCGGTTCGCGGAACCGGCCAGGACGTGCAGCCACGGGCTGTGCCTGGTCTACCCCTCGCTCAGCGCCGCCCCTAGTGGGAGTCCGCCGACCAGGTTAGCGCGCCTACCCCGGCAGCGCCGCGCGCACCTGATCCCACGGGAACCCGTCCGGCCCGGACCCCTCGCCCACGAACACCACCCCCGCGCCCAGCAGCACTTCCACACTGCGCGGATACGCCGGATGCCGCCGCAACGCCTCCTTCGCCCACACGCCCGCGACCACCGGTAGTCCCGAGCACAGCAGCTCGTTGAGCAGCCCGAGCGCGAGCGTGTCGCTGACCCCCGCCGCCCACTTGTTGACCGTGTTGAACGTCAGCGGCGCGACAACGACCACGTCGGCCGGCGGGAGCGGGTCCGGCTGGTCCGGTGCCCGCGGATGCGACCGCACCGGATACGGAGCCGTCAGCGCCTCCACCGCCTCGACGTCCAGGAACGCCAGCGCCGACGGTGTCGCCACCACACACACCACCCAGCCGTCGCCCTGCAGCGCCTGAACCGCCTCCGGGGTCTGCGCGGCCGGGGGCGCACCGCACACCACCAGATACACAACCGGCATCCCGCTGCTCCCCCCGTGTAACGACCAGGCCAAAGCCTCCCACGCCACGCCTGCGCCACACTACGTTGACAAAGTGACCGTTGACACGCCCGAAACCGACGGCGCCCGCATCCGCCGCCTGCGCAAACGCGCCGGCCTGACCCAGGCCGACTTCGGGCAGCGGATGAAACGCTCGCAGCAGTGGGCGTCCGCGGTCGAGAAGGGCGACCTCGAGATCGACTCCGTGACCCTGATCAACCGGGCCGCACGCATCCTGAACGTCCACCCCAACGAGGTCACCGGCCGCCCCTACAACCCCGGATCCCCCACCGAGGACCGCGGCCATGCGGCGATCGTCGCGATCCGCCGGGTCGTGCAACGCTACGACCTGCCCCCGGACTGGCCGATCGAACCGCGGCCCGTTCAGGCGCTGCGCGAGTCGGTGCGGGAGCTGACCCGGTTGCGGCGCGCCGCCCGCTACGCGCACCTCGGCGAGGCCGCACCGGACGTGCTGCGGGAACTGCACGCCGCCTGCGCCGCCGCGCAGGGCGCTGCGGCCGAGGAGTTGTACGGGCTGCTCGCCGCCGCGTACAAGGAGGCGGACACGGTCGCGCACGCCCTCGGCTACGACGACCTGTCCACCCTCGCCACCGAACGGTTCCGGTGGGCCGCCGCGAAATCCGGGGACCCGCGGCTGCCCGCCGTCGGCGACTACCTGCGCGTGCGCGAACTGTGGTCGCTCGACCTGTGGAGCGACGCCCTCGGCGTGATCGACGCCGCCGCCGGGCGCCTCGACCCCGCAGCGCTGCCCGCGGACCGCTCCGTGTGGGGCAGCCTGCAACTGCGCGCCGCGATCACCGCCGCACGGTCCTGCGACGCCATGGAAGCCTGGGACCGCATCAGCCTCGCCGAGGAGGCCGCCGCCGCCACACCCCCCGGATACGACCCCTACGAACTCACCTTCTCCGAGGCGAACGTGCAGATCCACGGGGTCGCGGTCGCGGTGGAGATGCGCGACGGCGCCCGCGCCCTGGAACTCGCCGACTCCACCCACCTGCCCCGCACCCTGCCCCCGTCGCGCCGCGGCCACTACCACCTGGACGTCGCCCGCGGCGCCCTCTACCACGGCGCCTACGACCAGGCCCTGGCCGAGTTGGAGACCGCGGAGCGCACCGCGCCGCTGCTGGTGCGCAACCATCCCATGGCCCGCTCCGCGGTGCGGGCACTGCTCACCCGCCAGCGCCGCAGCGGGGAACGGCTGCGCCGCATCGCCGACCGCATGCATTTGGAAGCGTGAACCCGCACGGATACCAGTGACGCTGGTGAAGCCGTGGCCGCACGGTTCTACGGTCACCGCATGCCGAAACAGAACGACACCGCGCCCTGGCGGGGCCAGCCGGTGGTGCTCTACGACCGGTGCGTGACCCCCGACGACCCGCTGCTCGCGGACCGGCTGCGCCAATGCCGCCAATACGCCGCGACACAGGACTGCGCGGTGGTGGCGGTGTGCGTGGACTACGGGCATGCGGCGACCCTCGACGGGCGCACCGCGGGCGGCTGGCTGGACGTCGCCGCGGTACGGGAGGCGCTGCGCGACGCGGTGGCGCGGGCGTCGAGGGCGGACACGTGGCTGCTGGTGTGGCATCCGGACCGGCTCTCGGCGTACAGCGGGTGCCGCCGCATGGTGGTGGCGCGGGTCGGCGGCCGGGTTCTGCGGGTGGGGCGCGGACTGGTGGAGGCGTCCCGGTTTCAGTGCGTGCTGCGGGTCGGTGCGCTGTGAGCGCGCGGGTGCGGGTGGTGGTGTGGGGCGTCACGGACGAGGACGCGGCCGCCGCGATCCAGGCGATGAGTGAGCGGCCCGCGGCGTCGCGGTGGGTGTTCGACACGGTGGAGCGGGCGGCGGGGGCGCTGTGTCCGATCGATGTGGCGGCGCCGGGCCTGGTCGCGGCGCAGGTGGGTGCCCGCTGGGTGTACGCGGTGTATCCGGCGCCGCTGCCGCTCGCGCGCGTGTACTACGTGGATCGGGCGGGGATAACCGGGGATTTCGTGTCCGAGGCCGACGCGCGGGCCCTGTTCGAGGAGTATCGGGGCACGGAGGGTTTCGACGGGGACCTCGAGACGCGGTTCGTGTTCTACCCGGGCCGGATGGATCTGGCGTTGGCGCCGCCGGTGTCGCTGCGGGGTCCGGCGGTGCGGGTGCATCTGGTGCCGGAGCACGAGGTGCCCGACGAGGTGCGCCGGCGGCTCGGTGCGGGTGCGGCCGAGGACGCATCGGCGCGGGCCTCGTGACGGGCAACGGGCGGCGTGACAGCACGGATCCGCTGCTCGACGTGGTGTCGGCGCTGCGTGACGCCCTGGCGCCGTTCGGGATCGCGGTGGGGCGGTTCGTGCCGGATCTGTGGCGGGACCTGCAGGGGCACGGCATCTCGCCGTTCACGGGCAGTGGCGAGTTCGAGTCGGACGCGGTCGCGCGGTTGGAGGCGGTGGTGGCGTTGATGCGGGCGAGCACCGCGGACGCGCCCACGTCGGGACCGGACGCGGGTCAGGTGCCGGGCGCCGGCGGGTTCTGAGCGGCGAGCCACGTCTCGATCGCGGCCCGTTCGGCACCGCCCGGCATGCGCCCCTGCGCGAGCCGCACAAGCACGCTGTGCCTCACGCCGATCGCCTTGGCCGCCCGGTACCGGGGCAGCCGTAGTCGCCCGCACACGGCGTCCACGCGCCCGTACAGGTCCTCGGCGCCGGGGTCGGACGGATGCTCGGCCGCGTGCTTGGCGCGGGCCGCTTCAATGACCTCGGCGAGCGCCGCGACACCGGCCGGACCGAGACCCCCGCGGCCGCGCACCGGGATCGTCTCGCCTGACGGGAGCGTCACCGGGCGGCAGGTATCGGCGTCAGTCACGCTTCATCATCCCTCACCGCGCAGCGCGGACAGTTCCGCCTCGCAGGCGCCGCTGCGTCGAAGCCCGGTGGACAGGGCACTGCACTGCGCCGCTTCCCGCGCCAGCGTCTCGCAGCGGCAGTCGCGCCCCGGGAAATGCGTCCACGGGCACCACAGCAGGGCCGCCGTGTCCATCGACTGCCCGGCGGACCACAGCACCGGGTCAGCGAACAACCGGTCCGGCCCGTCGGTCGCCAACTGGAACTCGCGCGGATGCCCGCCCGCGCGCACCTGGTAGATCGGGTGCAGCCTGGTTGCGCACGGCCAGCGCGCCGTCTCGCAGAACACCGACTCGCGGCCGTGCGCCACGGCGTCGATGAGCGCCGACAGGTCGCCGGGCCAGAACGTGACCGTGCGTTCGCGTAGCGGCCTGCCGCGGTCGTAGGGGCTGGGTGCTTGCGGGTCGGTGCCGACGCCCGCGCAAGGGGCCGCGATGCCGTCTTGGAAGTGGAATCCGATGCGGTGGCGTTCGTCGAGGCCCACGGTGGTGTCGCAGTGCCCGCAGCGCCCGGAGCCGGTAAATCGCGACATCGGCCGGGTCGCCTGGCGCTGGTCGTGCGCTTCGGCGGTCTCATCCGGGGTGAGTGCGGGCAGTCTCGCGCGGCAGGACGGGCAGTAGCGTTGCCCGTCCCTCATGGGCCGGGGGTACGGGTGGACGCAGTCCTCAGGCTTGGCCACCGTCGGCCGCCTCGTCGGGGCAGTCCGTGTCGGCGCCCTGCGGGTGGTGGAACATGTGCTGCCCGATCGCGCCGAGCAGGCTGGACAGGTCCCGGACGCTCGCCCCCGGGCTGGCCTGGAACACGGCGGACGCGAACACCGCGGCGCGCAGCAGCACCTCGCCGATCACCTCGTCGCCGATACCAGGAAGGTCGCGATGGAAGTCGGCGGCGGACTGGCGGGTCTGCTTCTTCGTCGCAGGGGACTGGCCGCGGCTGCGGCGGCGGATCTCCGCGGCGAGTTCCGCGATCTGGGGTGTGGTCACGTGGTGCTCCGTTCGGTGGCTGCACGGCCATTGTCCACGTCGTGGCAGCTCTGCGTGATCGTTTATCAGAACCCTTGCGCTTCCTACTTTAGGAAGCTATGATGGTGTCAAGAGGTCAGGGGAAAGCCCCAGACCCACCCGGAAGGAACCGGCCATGAGCGAGCACTTCACCGCGTGGATCACCACCGACGCCAGCGCACTGCCCCACGGCAACATCGACGTCACCGTCCTCGCCGACGAGATCACCGGCTACAAGGGCGAGAACGACGAAACCCCCGTCTGGGGCTCCACCGGCGACCCGCTGTTCTACGCCGAGACCGACATCGACGCACGCGACGGCGACCGCGACGCACTGATCCACCAGGCAGAGAAGATGCTGCGCGACGCCGGCTGGTCCGTCGCCGAGCCCTGGGACGGCGTCGACACCGGCTACGTCGCCACCGTCGAGCGCATCTGACGCACCCCGGCGCCGCGCCGCCCGGACCACGTTCCGCGGCGGCGCGCCCGTCTACGCCCAGGGAGCACACCCATGCCCACCGCCCGCGAACCCGACCGGATGAACGCCGCCGAACTGCGCGTCATCCGCGAACACCTCGGCCTGACCGGCGACGCCCTCGCCGCACACCTACGCGTGTCCGGACGCACCGTACGCCACTGGGAAGAGGGCAAATACCCCGTGCCCGGCGGCGTCGCCACCGAGATCGCCAAACTCGAGACGCACACCGCGGACTTCGTGCGCCAACTCGCCGACAGCCTCGCGGACCGCCCGGCCCCGCTGATCGAGACCTACCGCACCGACGCGGACTACCGCGAACACGACCCCCAGGGCGCACTGCCCGCGTCCTGGCACCGCGCCGCCGTGGCGCGCGTGCGCGACCTGCTGCCCGACGCCTGCGTCGTCTACGCCGAGCCGACGGCCCCGGCCGTGATCCCCGCATTCCCGATCGCCCTGTTCTGTCAGTTGCTCGACGTCCTTCAGGGCATCCTCGTCGACGAGGTCGCGCTCGAGGACCCGCGCGGGTTCCTGCTCGGCGAGATCGCCGACCTCACTGACGACGTCACCGGCACTACCGTGTACCCGGACCTGCTGGACGCGGCACGCGCCTGGACGCCGAGGCAGGCCGCCGGGGTCCTGGACGCGGCGGTGCGCTATCGGTCCGCGACACGGGCCGGCGGCGAGCACGGCGACGGGCTGCGCGCCGCCGGATACCCGGAGGACCCCCGCGGATGAACCAGGCACAGCACCCGGCGCCAAAGTTCGCCGAAGACGGAGACGGCCGTGCATAGCCTCGTCGTGGTCTACTTCGCGGTGCTCGCGCCCCTCGCGCCCTTGCTGATCGGGCGCGCGATGTGGGTCGCCGACCGGCGCGGCGGGCAGGGCCGGTTGTTCTTCGCGGCGACATACCTGGTCACCGCGGTCCTGTGGCCGGCCGCGCTGCCCGCCGCGGCCGCGCTGAAAGCCGCGGACCGAATCGCCCCGAAGTGCGCGGCCCGTTTCGACGCGTTCCTCACGCGCAAGCACCAGGAGATCGAGCGCGAGACGAGACGGCGGTGACCGGGCCCGGGGCTGCGGCAGCGCGGGGCCAGCAGGGGCCGGGCGCGCACGCGCCGACGCGCCGATGGTCGCCCGCCGCGCTGCCGCGGACCCGGACGCAGAGTTGGCGCAGGCTCACCGACGGCTCGCTCGAGCGGCTGCGCCCCGACTACGCGACCCGTTTCACGACCGCCGCCTCCTCGATCTCCACCGCGGAGCTGTACTGGGCGACACCCGACATGTCCGCCCTGGCCATGGCCGCGGGGGCGTCACTGCCCGAGGTGTGCTTCGCGCACGCCTACCGGCCCAGCGCCAGCGGACTACTGGTGTGGGACGGAGGCATCGGCCAGTCCCTCGACGTGGGATCGATGTTCGACACCCGGGGGCGCACCGTCGACACGGCCCTCGGGACGGTGCCCGAGCGCCTCAGTGTGCGTGTGCCGTTCGACGCCGTGTCCTGGGGCCCCCGCGAGGGCGGGATGCTGCTGGTCGGCTGGGTGCGGTGGGACCGCATCGAGGCGGCGCTGCCGGGCCGTGTCCCGCTGCCCGGCGGGGTCGCGATGCCCCCGCTGATGCCGATGCAGGGCTGGGACCTGCCCGCCGACCCCGTCGCACACACAGCGACCGAGATCGCCGAGATGATCGACGAACCCGCGCTACTGACGGTGTGCCTGGCGATGGCGGCGGCGTGGGCGCTGATGCAGCAGCCGAAGCTGGCCGAGCGCTCGCGCGTGGACGCGCCGAAGGACGATGCCCGGCGCGCTCGGCGGGATGGGCGCCCGGAGCCGGCGGTGACCCTGATCGACCTGCGGCGCCTGTACCGGCCGCAGGTTCCCGACGAGGAGGGCGGCGAGGGTTCGGCGCGCCGTTACCGGTATAGGTGGGTCGTGTCCGGGCATTGGCGAAATCAAGCGTTCGGCCCGGCGCGGTCGCTGCGGCGCCAGACGTGGATCCCGTCGTATGTGAAGGGTCCGGACGGGGCGCCGCTGTTGGAGACGGAGCGGGTGAACGTGTGGCGGCGCTGAGGGTGTGGGCGTGCGGTGTGCTTACGCCGACCCGTCGACCGGCCTGGGTGTGAGCGCGGCCGCCCGCATCTCCTCGGGCAGCAGCTCCGCGGCCTGCCGCACCGCCCCCGCGAACTCGCCCTCGGCGTGGTGGCCGTGCCATTCGGCGCCGTCGATTTTGGCGCGTGGCGGCGCCACTTCGCGCACCCGGTCCTCGAGCAGCCGGCACCAGGCGTAGCGGCCTCTCCCGGTCGCCCGGTGGCCCTCCTGCCAGCCTCCGAGCCACGCTACCAGCACGCCTGTGCCGCCGCCCAGGGGCGCGGTCGCGAGGACGACAGCCTCGGTGTAGCCGTCACGGGACGCGGGGTTGTGGGCGTCCACATTCATGACCCGGATCAGCCGGGCGCCCTCCACCCGGATCAGATGCGGCGGCGGGCCCGTGGGCAGTTCGGGCAGCACCGGCTCATCAACCCAGCGGCCGGGCGTGGGCCGCGGTTCAGAGGTCACGCCATCGCCCACTCGGGCCGGAACCCGGGACTGCCCGCGTACAGGGAGATCACCGCGCGCAGTGTCCTGCACGGATACCGTTCGCTGACGAGGTCCGGCCCGATCATCTCGTGGCAGCGGACGCACTCGCCCGGATTCATCCGGTGATGCAGGCGCAGCACCTCACGTTTCGCCTCCACCTCGGCGAGCACCCGCGACGGGTCCCAACTGGCGATGTACTCGGCGACGCGCATCTCCGACTCGAACTTGCCCGTCGTGCCGTGCAGGTTGACCTGCGTCCAGAAGTCGTCTGGGCGCGGCTCGCGCGGCAGCGGCACCGCCACCGTGTCCGGGAACGGCTCGCCGACGAACTGCGACATGAGTGGCCCCGGTCCGGCCGTCCGGACACGCGGCCCTCCGCGCACGGTCGCGCCGGAGGCGACCCAGTCGTGTGAGGGGCAGCCGAGCGCGGCGGCTTCGTCCTGCGCGAGGCACGCCTCGACGAACAGCACCAGTTCCGTCGCGTCGTCAGGCATCGGCGACCTCGCTGATGCAAAACCAGCACTCGCGCTGGAACCTTAAGTTTCGGCGCGAAATCTTCTCGGCCACGGCTAAGGGTGGGGGCTGTTTCCGCTGGTCGCAGCCCATTATCGTCATGCCAGACCTCCGAGGGCTGCGCGAAGCTGCCGGTTGAGTTCGTCGCCGTACTCGCGCACGCGTCTGCGCGCGGCTTCTACCGCCGCGATGGCGTCGTCGGCCGGCGTCGACCAGATGGTGCAGTCCTGCTTGTGCCAGTCGAGGCCGCCGCACGAACAGCCGGCCACTTCGGTAATCGCAGCGGGGACGGGAACCGAGCGCAGAAGCGCGACATCGAGATCAGGCATCGTCGAACTCCGTCCCGTCGGCCGCGCGGGCAGCCGCCTGGAGTTCAGCGACCTGCTCGGGTGTGAGCGGCTCCCCATTGACGGTGATCTTCCGGAATTCGGCGATCTCGTCCGACTCGCCGCACGACTCGAAGTCCGGGCCTCGGGAGCGCAGCGGGTTCGCATCGGCACGGAACACCAGCCGCCCGCCCTCCACCGACCAGGCACCCTTGAGCCGGTTTCCGAAGCCGCAGTGCCCGCACTGGGCGCCCGGGTTCTCGATCTCCAACAGGTCGCGCCGGGACCTGCGCCAGGCATCCATCGAGTTAGCCACGGTCGACCGGGTGGTGGTAGACCTGCTCGCCCGCGACCGCGATCCCGTTGGCGATCGCGCGTCCGCTCAAACCGAACTCCTTGGCGAGCGACATCGCGGCGCACGCGCTGCACAGCAGGACGGCGCCGATCTGCTGGTCGGTGAGCTGGTCGCCGAGTTCGCTGCGCAGCCGGCTGGCGATGAACTCGGCGATGCGGGTGGCGGCTTCGGGTCGGTGCGCCGAGCGTCTGCGCACCTCGGCGGCGAGCTGGTCAATCATCGGGTTGGCGGTCACCGCTTCAGGATGCCACGCCCGCCGCCGCGGTTTCGGCCTCCGCACAGGGTGCACACAGCGGGAGCGCCCGGGTTCCGCCGGACGGCAGCCGGTACCGGATCGTGGTGGTCGCGCGGGCGTCGCACACATGGTCCGGTGAACCGCCGCAGACGTGCGCGCACACACTGCCTTGCGCGTCCCAGTCCGCGTCGGACGCGAGGATCGGCCCGGACGTCGGCAGCGCCAGGATCGCGCGGCGCATCGCCTCGTAGCCCGGGGACTCGGCCGGCGCGGCGGCTCCGGTCGTGATGGCCGCCTGCCGGGCACGTTCGGCTGCGACGGCGGGTTGCAGCGCGCCGCTGATCGCCTCCCCTAGGCGCCGCATGGACTCGGCGAGGCGTGTGGTGTCCACAGCGAACGTCACGAGCACGTCGGGCAGTGCCGCGACCGTGGGCGGCGGGTTGAGCCGGGCGCGGCGCCGTTCCTTCATCCGGGCGAGCCGCAGCGCGTCATCGGGCTGGGTGTAGGCGTGGTCGCCGTCGTGGCCGCGCTGGTCCGTGCCGCAGCGGGCGCAACTGTTCGGCGGGGCGCTGATGTCCACCAGGAAACCGGCGGCGGGGCGCAGGCGCGAGAAGTGCGCGACGATCTCGCCGTGGCTCGGGCGCCGGGCGGTGGCCGCGCTGTCGATGTGCAGCACGCCGTCCGCGTCCCGGTGGCCGACGACGGGCGGGCCGCCACCGTCCGGGGCGAAGTCGATCCCGAGCACACGGCATGGGATGCCGGGTCCGTCGCCGACACCGATCCAGTCCGGGTAGCGCGCGTCGGCCTCAGCGCCGATGTTGCGGATCGTGTGCACGGCGCCGTCCGCGCCGATCATGGCCACGGTGCCGGGTGGCACTCTCTCGTCGACCACGAGGCGCAGGGTCGGTGCCTGGTCGAAGCGCGGGGCTTCGGTGCGCTCCGGGATGGCGCCCCAGCCGCCCGGTTCTGGTTCGCGCCAGGTCATCGGCCCTCCGGGATGTAGTGGACGGGTGGCGGCGTCTCGCCCTGGACGGTGATCACGGGCGGCCGGTCCACGCCCCTCGGCGACTGCTGGCCGTTCTTGGTCACGTCCGGGACGTCGTTGACCCACCGCTCGACCCGGTTCCAGACCGGGCGCCCGACAGCGATGCCGATGATGATCCCAGCACCCAGCGCCCCGCCGATGGCGACCAGAACGGCGACGATCACGACGACCCCTCGGGTTCGGCCTGCGTGAGCGGCCCCCATTGCCCGCTGATCCGCGCGTACGTGTCCTCGGTCGGCGGGTCTTCGCTGAGTAGCACGAGCACGGGTTCGGGGGCTGCGTCGGGGCCGAGGTGGTGCAGCCAGCCGGCGTGTTCCCACGTGCCGCCGTGCGCGTCGGTGAACGGGCGCATCAGGTCGAACGTGGCGCCGCTGTCGGGGTCGGTCCAGGGCGCCGGATCCGGGTCTTTCGGGTGGCCGAGCAGGAGGCTGAGCATGCGCGCGTTCTGCGCGAGGATCGCGCGCAGGTGGCTGGCGCGAAGTTCCGCCGGGGGCACGAGGAACCCGGGCTTACTCGGCCGCATGTGGTGGCTGATCAGGTCGGGGTGGCCGTGCTGCTCGTACAGGCCGAGGAACTCGGTCACCTCGGCGGCCGCGTCTACGTCGTCGGTCATCGCGTCCTCACTCCGTCGGCGGGGGCAGTAGTTCGCCGATCGGCGGCCCGGGGTCGATCGGGGTGACGCGCCAGCCCTCGGCGGCGAGCAGTACGCGGGGCCGGACAGTTCCGCGAGGTCCGCACGGCTGAGGATGTCGAGGTCGTCCACGTCGTCGTCACTCACCGCTGTGCCTCGTCCCATGCGGCGCGGAACCGGGCACGCTGCCCCTCGGTCCAGTCGGCGGGGAAGTGCACGAGCCCGCGTTTGATCGACAGGTCGCCTTCGAGGACGCCGGTGAGGTGCGCGGCGAGTTCCCGCGCGCCGGCTTCGTCGAGTTCGAGGTCCGCGACGCTCGCGCCGTCACGGTTCAGCGGCACCAGGATCCGTCCGGCGGTCCAGGTGACCGACTCGCCCCAGGTGTACGGGCCATCGAGCGCGGCCGCGCCGGTTTCAGTCATCGTCTTCTCCGTCGTGGTCGTCGCGTGCTTCGCCTGGCTTGGGGATGCCCGGACACTCCAGGGCGACACGGTTGGGCAGCCAGCGGTGCGGGGCGTGGGCCCACACCGCTGGCTGCACTGGCCGTCGGAGCGGGGGTCGTCGCGCAGCGCGCAGGAGCCGGTTCTCGGCGACGACCCGGTCACGCTCAGCCTTCACGGCGTCGTGGTCGCGCTTGAGCACCCACGCCGCGTACTGGTCGGGCAGTTTCGCGTCCGGTTCCAGTGCGAGCACGGTCGGGCACGGCCAGGGGTGTTCGCTGCACGGCTCGTCACCGTCCGGGTCGCAGCCGATACACCAGCCGCCCAGCTCACAGCGCACGTTGCAGCACTCGGCGCGGTTGTGGATCGTGCGCACCCGGTCGACCCTGGCGATCGTGTCGGCGAGTTCTTCGCGGGTGACGTCGAGCAGCCGCAGCAGGGTGCGCCGGTCCCGGTAGGCGCTGCTCTCGCCGCAGTCGTCGATATGGGACCCGGTCAGGCGTGCGCCGCGGCCGCGGATCTCGCCGAGCAGGTCGGTCATGCCTGGAAGTCCGTCCCGTAGAGGCCGATGTGCACGATGTCCGAGAACAGCCTCGCGCACGGTTCGCGGTGCATGCGAACCTCCCGGTCGCCCACGACCCGGATCTGGTGCGCACACCGGTCGCCGCACACGCGACAGGCCGTCGGGCCCTTCGTTTCGCATACGTAACAGGGCTTGTCCGGGAACGGATTGTCGGTACGGGCCGTCGGCGCGGTCATGTGGCCGGGACCTCCAGGAGTCCGTCGTGGTAGGCGAGCGCCGCAGCACGCTGCGTGACGCTCATGCGGCGCAGCAGCGGCACCAACTCCTCCGCTGCGGCCATGGCTTGCGGGTCAGTCTCGGGGTCGGGCCAGATCTTGATGTGTCCGTCTTCGATGTTCCAGTCATCTAGGACGACGTGCAGCGGTGCGCCGACGGGTTCGACCTCGTAGATCGCGCGGATCAGTTCGAGGGCGCGGGCGATGTCGGGGTTCCAGGTGTCGGGGCGGCCGTGCTCGACCCAGCAGGTCTCACACATCGGCGTCGCCCGTCAGGCACGGGCAGTCCTGGACGCCGCGCAGCGCGCACGTGCACGCCCCGCCGCCGTTGCCCTGCGGCACGACGATGGAGCATCCGGTCGGGTCGAACGGGCGCGGGGTGCGCACGTCACGGACCGCCCGGTCCGTGGCGTCGCGGCAGGTGTCGCAGCCGGCCGCGTCCCCGTCGTGGCCTGTGATCAGGTGCAGGGCCTCGGTGACGGCGTTGCGGGCGATCGCCTGGTCGGATGCGCCCGCGCGTTTGTCCGTGATGACGCGCCGCACGATCCCCTGCGGTGTGCCGCTGTACGGGTTGGGGGCGCCCTCGCCTCGCCGCACAGGGGCCGCGCTGTAGGTGACCTCCACGCGGTCCGGCACCGGCCCGTGGCGTTCGGCGAATTCGGCTACCTGCCGCGCGGTCTCGAACACGGACTCCTCGACGGCGTCGTACCGGTCGAGCGTGGCCAGCAGCAGACGCAGGTCGCTCTTGTAAAGCCGCGGCATGTCCAGGCGGCCGGTGATGACCGCGAT